TTGAAACTTTTTCTTCTTAAGAGACTTTTTATTACCATTTTTATATTCCATTACTGCTCATCATATACTTTTTTTCCTACTTTTCATACATTACTCTACTTTTTTACTACTACTACTTTTTTTAAGTTTTAAAATATTTGGTATCTATTTAATTTTATCTGAATTACTCAAAGTAAGTATGAAGTGGAGACTTAGGAATTTCTGACCAATTACACATATTAGTATTATTATCCCTGCAACAATAACTATTGCGGCGATCACACGTATTCTTCTCAGAAGGGTTCTTAATAGTTAGCTTCTCAACTTTGTCAAGCATAGTAAGGCCACATTCAATAAGCTCAAGAAAGTGTTCACGGTAATATACATCATTTAGTTTTGAGGCATCCACAATTACACGTGGCATTGCAGGCAAAGAGAATTGAATTTTCTGGTAACCATCCTCATCTAGACTAAGGTTCTTAAGAAGCAAATACACATAATCGCAAACATTATCGCGGGTCATTTGATATGCCTTGTGCTTAAGAGGATCGCCATTGTCTTTGAATGTAACCTCAAACACACTATCATCTAGATTCTTTACAATATGCACAAGATCATCAAGGGTAGTGGTGGTGGAATCCTTAACCAGGTGAATACGGATAAAAGTATCAGAGTAAGCCATTATAACAGTATGCTAACATATACTGCTGTGATGGAATCAATTTTTATAACACTATTTATTGTCTGAATGAGAATCTACTATTATCTTTTATCTCCTGAACCTCTTGGGTCACTTTTTTCAAAACATCAGGTAAAGTCCTTAGTGAATCAAGTCTTAATGGTTGAATTCTATTTTTAAAAACTAGTTCATCTAAACTGGGACGAACAGGAATAAATGTCTTTGCGCGGATTTCTGCTTTAAATGAATTGTATGCCGATGGCGGATCTTGAGGAACATTCCTAGAATTCCTATCAAGCCTTGAAGCATAATTTACATTATAAGCCCCTGCAGTATTTGCAGATGCTGTCTGAACTGCTAGTTTTTGTGGAGTAACTAAATTATGTGCAGTTCTATTTAATAGATACATTTCACTTCTTAATTTCTCAGTTACCTCTTTTGCCCTTGCTGTTGCTGCATTGATTGCCCAAAGTTTCTCCTGAATACTAGAAATATCTGTAATTGTTGAAGTAATACTATAAGCATTATTTAGTAGAAGCAATATTGAATTTGCATCTGCTGCAGAGTTTATAGTTTTTAATTCTTTTTGAATAATATATGCTAGGTTTCCAAGTATTGTATTTGAAGCCCGTTTTGATATTGCCACTCCAGAGTGGGCAGACGTATTATTAGTTACTTTTGTAACTGTTGATAACATTGTTGTAATAAATGATAAAGATTCTAATGCACTAGTTAGAATAATTGGTTCTGGTGTTATAGTATTTGTATATGCAGTATTAAGATCTATTATAGAATTTGACACAAATCTAGCATTACTGGCCGAAATATCCGCATTAGTTGCTAATATTCTTGCTTGAACTGGAGAAATTGCTGCTGCTGCTGCTGCGGCTGCAACTACTGCAGCTTCTGCTGCTATAGCCGCATCGGTTGTGGTAGTTGCTGCTGCTACCACTAACGCTCCAGCAGCCCTTGCATTTGCCGCCGCCGCTGCTGCTGCTGCTTCTACACCATCTGTTGCAATAGTATATGCCGAATATGGATTATTATTAGGTATTGCAATTATTTGCCTGTAACCAATCATTGTTGATGCGGCCTTTATAAGATTATTTTGAACTGCGTCTCTAAAAAACATATTTAAATCATTTGATCGTGCAATAGAATCAAGGGTGTTAGCGTAGTTTGTTACTGAAGTAATTGTTGGAGTAATATCACCTGAACCTCCATTTATCTTTGAAATAAGAAAATTTAAAAATGTAACAGCTTTAGATGCAACTTGTATTGCACATGTAAGGGTAATACTTGGAATATGTTGTGTGACAAGTGTTTCTTTGCCTGATATTTCTGACAATGGAAATGATATAGCTTGAGCAACGGTTCTTGAGAATGTATTAATTGCTGCAAGTAGTTTTAAATTCGCGGTAACGGATGAAGACTTCACTATTGCATTATTTATAAGGCTTTGCGTATTTGTTATATATGCCTGAACATTTCCAGAAGCATCATTTACTCCATCTTGAGCCCTATCCTCAAAACGCCCAACCATTGTTGATATTGTAGAAGGAACTTCCATATGTAATGGATTTATATATGGATACGTATTTCCTAATTGCATTACTGTGCTAAGTGTGCTTATTCTATCAAGCCGAATCTGCGATGCCTCTGTAGTTAGAAATGCAGAATAAGATGCATCTCTACATGCCTTTTCAATTGCATATGCGTTTGTATATTCTGTATTAACAAGAGTTGCTATATTTTGATTAGCATAATTTATCTCATTTGCCCCATTAATATAGACAGTTGCGGCAGAAACTGTTGTGGCTGATGTTGGTAGAAGGGTTCCAGAGTTCTCTAGTTCTATATTTCGTATAGCATAATTTGCATCTTGCCTTGAAGTTATATCTGCTTGATTTGCAGTAAAGCGTAACTGTGCATTTATTAACTCTTGGGAATCATTATAATATGGACCCAGTTGTGCCAATAATCCTGTAGGATATGTATTTGTTATATCTAGAGATACTGCACTACCAACTTGATTTCCTGCAAATGAGGTATTCATCTATCTTACAATTATAAAATATAATTGTGAGCTATAAGAATAAATATGTCGGAAGCTAGTATTACATTAATATGCAAACATCATACCAGCACGTCCTCCATAAATGCGCAAAATATTATATGTCTCTGCATAACAAAAAACATTATATCTATCTACAACATTATCGGTTATACTTCCAGTTTTACCATGGAAACCAAGTGATATTTGTAATCTAAGAATCTTATCTAAATTTGCTTCACCCATTGGCATAGAAAAGGGGGTCAAACCATTTTGTAATCCAAATGGAATATTATAGAAATATCTATTTAACCATGGTGCTTTTCTTTGTTCAATTGACGGAAAAAAAGAACGAAAGAGTGATACATTTTCAGTGCTGTATCGTGTAAGAGTTTCTGAATATTCTAAAGAAAGCCACCTCAATGGCTCAGAGAATCTAGTTGAAAATCCTGGACGTAAGGTTCCATAGAATCTCTCATCTAACCCAGTAGCATCTGGCCACCAGGGTGCAAATGGTGTTATAGAATTACTTAGATCTCTAGTTGCAAGAAATGGTGCATTATATCCTGGTCCCTCATATTTCTGACAGTAAAAGAATATATCTCGTGTAGGATTTGGAATAACAAGTGGTATCCTAGTATAAGGTGTATTCTGAGTATCAACCGGGTCAAAAGTGTAATGTTGAACTACTGGAACCTGAATATCTGCTATACGAAATCTATTTGCCTCTGCCTTATCTAAGTAAATATATTCAACTAATAAGTATGCATCTGTCATAGATAGTTGAGATGGCATATTTACCGATGATGGGTATGCAGAAACTGTCTGACCAGGTGCCCTTACTGGCTCTAATCCTGGTATTGCGCTGCCAGATATATCTGAATAGTAAAATTTTGAATTTAACATCGGCCATAGAGAGCCTCCTGCAGCATTCGTTTGAATTAGCTTACCATTTACATCTACCTGTCTTGACTGTGTATAGAATAGGTTAGTTATAGGATTAAAGTTAAGAGTAATACGAACCTCATCTATATTTAATGCATCAATAGGCAAGAAACATCCTGGATCACCTCTAGAGAACCAAAAAGGTAGATTAACAACCACCTGTTCGGAAGTAGTAGTATTGCCAAAGGAAGTATCTGTAAATCCATTATCTTTTCTTAAAAGCTGCCTACTAGATTCTACTGTCTTTTCTAATGGGGTCTGAAATTCATCCAGAATTTCCATAAGTTGTCCTGGAATTGTATCTGAGAGAACCCCACCTATATGTAGCTGAGCTTGATTGACTAAATTATGCCCAAGGGAATTAGTCCAACCAAAATGAGGTCCAACAAATGTGGGGGTCTGACCATTTATCTTTGTTGTTTGGGCTAATGTCTGAGGTGTCTTAATATCTGGCATCTGAACAACTAAGAATACTCTGGCGATAATCTCACCCTGCACAGGAAGGCGTGCTAGAGCAATCTTACCAAAATCTGGCTTTGTATCAAAGTCTATTCTTGCCCATGCTGTTCCAAATCTACCTGCCTTTACTATAACTGTTACTAAAGAATCAATACTTGGTTGCCCCTTCGGAGGCTGTAATCTTTCATCTTGCATTCCTGTAGATATGATTTTTAGTAAGCTCGCAACCATCTATTTCTCTTTGCCTATTTTGTTTATGTATTATTTACGGTATAAATGTCTATTAGTGTAGTTATTTCAAAATAAGTGAACATTCTTCATAGTTATTATAGGTTTTTTCCATACATTGCTTAAATTCTGTTATTTTATCTATTACAGGCTGCAGAGGCTGAAGAGGCTGTAGAGGCTGTAGAGGCTGTAGAGGCTGTAGAGGCTGAAGAGGCTGTAAATAGGGCGCTGGTTTACTATCAAAGATATTATGAGCAATTGAGCTTCCTATACCAAATCCAAACCCCTGTTTCATACTACTAAACAAACTTGGATGTTCATTAATAGCTAGCTTATTCTGCAGAATAGGTTTATGTGTATCAGGTTTGTTTGTTGATCTTGGCATATATACTATTATCATATTATTTTTAAGCGCCAGTTTGTAATATTCGACGTTCTAAAAATTAAAGCCAATTACAAGAACATATTTATGCACAGATTACTCGATGTCGCTATTAATCAATAAAGACCTTGTTACATATTCCATTGCCAAAGCGAACCCATTGAAAGGCATATACAAATACATGCACCTCCCACTCTGTATCAGATGACCCTGCTGGGGGCTTAACATTTAAGGTGAGTCTTAATGAATTCAGACGACTTGCATTTATTGTTCCAGTTGGGTCATGTTCTCCTGGATTTTTTGCAAAAGAATATCCATAGAGAAATGCGTCATATGAGGTCTTACCGGATTTATGAGCCCTTGCAATCTGAGATCTAAACCATGATTCATCCTGTTGAATAATATCCTGTCCGTTTGCCTGAATCTTTGCCGAAAGTAAAAGAGGCTCTAGAGGTGCAAACGTTGGGTGATAATCTTTTTCTAGTGTTGCACTATAATTAGTCCAGTCGTTATTCAATGTGACTGCTGCTTTACGCCTTAAGAACCAGACAATTTCTTCAACGGGGCCATTTGCTTCTAGCGGTAGTTGCACAGTTATCATGTCATTGCCAGACTTATTCACAAGATATTTTAGAGGCTCTGTAAAATCAAACTGCTGAATCTCACGAAAAGGCCGTTCAAATGGATCACGTAGTAACATCTCACGGTAAGGTCCATCAACAAAGATACCCTGGGTTAGAAGCTGAATATTTTTTAATTGAGGTTCATCTGCATATGCAGAAACCTGTGTTAATTTGTTAAATGATAAGGTATTATTAATTACTTGAAACGTCTTTCCAGTAGGCGTATCATCACAAGTCATCCTTGACCCTGATAAGACTCTAACAATCTGACTAAATTTCTTAAGAGTAACTCTGATCCGTATAGTGCCAGCACGGCATGATATTAATGGAAATGTTGCAGTTAGCTTCTCTCTTAGCATAGAAAACATAAGTGGAACTGTTACCCAACCTTCCTCAGTAAAAAAAGGATTTAGGCCATTTGCATTTTTAATATCATCTAATGACTTGAATCCAAGGGTATCTGCTAGGCCAAATTGACAATTCAAGTCAGGAAAAAGTAATGAACTTACATGAACAGAATCTCCAGTTATGCGTTCTAAAACTTGGTCATCTACTTCTAGTGTGGCCTCTTCTAGAATAGATGATCCTACAGAATTACAATATGTCCATAATTCTAGAGGCGTATAGGGAACTAATACCCCATTAATTAATTTATTTCTAGTTATACCAGTTAACCAATCTCCAAGTTGCAGTTGAATAAATAATCCACTAATCAAATCACCACAATTCATATCCCCCAATTCAAATGTAAATGTCTGACCAAATGTAGCAGGACCTTTAAATGTAAATTCTCTCATAACAGTTGATAGAGGTATTGTCCGTAGACCCTCGTCGCGAGTAAAGCGTGTAATATTTGCATTTAATGGAAAAAGAGTATTATCCTGAATATCACGTGATACTAAATCTAAAAGAGTAGTTGCAGAACCTTTCGGTTGTTTTGTTCCATATCCGTCCTTATGATTGATATCCATCTATCTATAACGCAATGTCCTATTTTTATTTGGTTCCCGTGCTTCCAAATCCACCTGAGCCACGCACGGTCTCAGGAAGAGAATCTACGTAAGCAACCTCACTAATATAGCCAAGTGCCGGTGCAATAACCTGAAATAGTCTGGTACCAGCAGTAACGCTCGTTAAATTAGAACCTACTGAAATCATAGGAGCCATTAGCTCACCGCGATAAGTCTTATCAATTATTCCACGTCCATTTGCCATAATAAAACCAGTCTTATAAATGGATGAACGAGGCTCTAGAGTAAAGTGACAGTCTTCTAGAATAGTAACCTCATCATCCATCTTAGAATACTGAACCATACGCGCCTTTACTCCTAAAGGAGTTAAAGTGGCTACTTGTGTAGGGTCTCTACTCACCACCACCTTCAAATCATATCCTGCATTATCAGGAGAAGGATGCTCAACCGTGCCTACAGGAGGATAAAAGGGCTTACCCTGCTCAGTTACCAGAAGTTCAAGACGATATGTTGCCATACATTAATCACATAAGTGATCACACTCAAATTTTTTAGTGTGCTTGGTTATTGTGTCATAAAATTGACAAAATGACTGCCTTATAATTAAGCATGGTAAGTATGATTGATGCAGATAAGTATTCGGATGCATACCCGTGGTTCATGAGGCGCAATGCTTCACCTATGCAAACTATAGAAGATGGTGCTATTATGAATATTCTCTTAACATTCTTATATTTTGGCTCTTATAGCTTAGAACTATATGTATTGTGTATTGGTACATTTATTACAATTCTAATAAACTCAATATATATGTTTTCATTAATTAGTGAGATTAATTATGAAAAGGATGTAGATGAGGATGCAATTGATGCAATAGATGAACTTTCACTGAAACAACGTGAGCATGGTGCCATGAAGTGTAGGTGCCTTACTGAAGAGGAAGAGGAGAAATTTTACATTCAACTTAATAAGGTAGTTGAAGATACTCATAGAAGAAACCAAATGAGAGCTGAATCTATTACAAGGACACCTACGTCAAGCAGTCTAGCTCAACAAGATGAAGATGATATGTATGCTGATATGCCACCATTGGTAGATATAGCAAGTATGAATCAGAATATTTTAAGACGACGAAATGTTGCTAGTATATTTGAACATAATAATATGCTAGAATCATATGATGATATGCCTGCACTTACCCCAGATGTGCCTGAGTTACGAGGCGTGTCTCACTTACCAGTCGTTAGAGAGATACTAGAATATTCTGAATCACACAAATTACATTCTACAATGGAGGATGTTGATTAATTATAATTAGCTAGTTACCAAACATTAAAGCACCCCTTTGATCTTCTATATTATAAATACCCCAACCAATTGTTACCGACCTCATGGTAACTCTTTTTTGACCCAGACGTGTAGGAAGAGTATCTGTAATATCCATCCATAGTGTCGGTTTATCTGCACTAGTAAAATTTACAGTTCCAGATGGCTTTCTCATTTCTGGAGCTTTAGAACCATATTGGGGACCAACGGTAAAAGAAATCCATGAAATTGGTATTCCAGGTGTTTTCTCCGCTTTAGTCCATGGTGATATTCGTTCCCATAAATTGTTGTCCCACGATTTTTCACGTTCCTTAGCAGCAATTAACAGCTGCATGGTATTGTAATATTCACCTGAGCCCAATGGGTTCTTCAGATTCCATAATTGATTTCTCTCAATGTTATATTCAGATTGAAAGAATATAAGAAGACTCTCAGCTGGATGTCGTCCATCTATACGTTTCGTTACATATGATGCACCTCCATTTCCAACAGCAACATAGTCAGATGGATCCAGACTCAACTTATTTTCAAATGGTCTTAAGAAGGGTATCTGAAAACTATTTTTCTTTAATAAAGCTTGTAAGTCCTGTCTAACATACCGCTGTGTCGTCTCAAGTGTAACTAAGGGTTTTCCAATCTGTTCTCTTGTTAAAGCTTGAAATCCTGTCTGATTACCACTTACATCAGTGAGGTTTAAATCAGATCTAGACCATGGTGCTGGCTTTGCGAGCTGCGACGATGACTCCACTAAATCTTCTAATCTCCTGAGCTTACATCGTATCCTGAATTTCTGACCGGGAAGAGAGACAAATGGAAACCCACCCTCATCTGGATGAGCACATCCAATAAGAGGAAGACGTAATGTAAGTTTCTTTGGATTTGCATTTCTCTGAATATCTAATGCTGAGCCTGAATGGCATCCCATTTCCTTTAGTGCGAGGGCTTCTTGGCTCAAGGAACTCTGAAGATGATACCATGCATACAAGAAATCGCCACTGAATTCCTGAAGTAAAAGTTGGTCCTGGTAGAATTGTATCTGTTCAAATAAAAATGCACCTATACCTTGAGTATATCCATAGGTCTGATTAGATGTATCTGAAATTATGTTTTTATAGTTTAATGCAGCTATGCTAGGTGGGAGCCATGTGGGTAATTCAACAACAAGTGCCGCTGCTATGAGAATATCTCCAAATATTTCCATTTCCCATTCAACAGTGCGACCGAAATCAATCATATTAAGAGGCTGTGTTTGCCTAGTCTCATCAATGGTAGCTGGCCAAGTTTTCATAGTATAAGAAAAAGGAACGTGTGCTGATTTATCATTACTCATAAAATAGACATCTTTATTTCCTCTAGCCACTAATTCTATTAATGACCCCTCTGCAGAGGTTGCTGGTCTATCCATCTATCTATGTGACCACATGTATTTTAGACTAGTGATTAACGCAAAAAATTGAACTGTAAGTCATTTTTTTAACGCTATACAATGCTGCTTGATTTAAATTCTGCATATCTTCTCAGAAATGAGAAGAGAAGAGAAAAGAGAGCCGTTAATGGAGCATGGGATTGGACTGCACAAGATAATCTTGCTTCATGTTTAGCACTTGGATTTGAAAGCTGGGCTTCTATGCTTGATCAGGGATTTAAAAGTCCAGATGAGTATATTAGTTTCCTAGAAGGAAATGTGTCACCGCCTGGTCCATGGCAACTATGCACAATAATTGCTAAGAAATATGGCCATCGTGATCCAGTAGCATACTGCCGTGGGTCTTATGAACATGGAACATATAAGGGGTTTATGCCATGTCCAATTGTATTACAGAAGTCAAAAGAACAACTAAAAAAGATAAGTGATTCTCTAGAAAATGAGATGAAGAGATTCCAGGAAACTGGTGAGGTAACACTTGGATTCAAGGATGATATCTTATATGCAAGGGTTACGGAAGTTGAATGTAAACTCAATGAATTCGTAGTTCAGCGGGCAGAAAATAATGCACTTAAGGATAAAATTCTAGTTCTAGAGAAATTTGTAAATAACCACAAGAATAGCACACGTGCTCTAGAAAATCTTCTTAATACACTGATTAAGCAAACAAGGTTACCCGTAGTTGATGAGGCTAGTCAATGTGATGAGGATGCAGATGATGTAGAAGATACAGAGGATACCGAGGATACAGAAGGGGGGAACTCAGAAAAAATAGATGAGATAGAAACTTACGATGATTCACTTAATGCCTTCTTCCTTCTTAGTGCCCTGGCTATTCTAATAGTATCCCTGCTGTATTCTATGCATAAAGACTATAATAGGTCATCTAATCAAGAACTTCTAGATAACCGTGCAGCATTTGGAACTAAGCTGTTAATCTAAGAAGTATTGAGTTTATAACAGTATTTGTCTCAGACTTAGAAAGACTTCTTGGACCAACTGTATTTGATGGAAAGGTATGGTTATTTATCTGTTCCTTAATATGAGCTAGCCTAGGCAGATATTCCCCATCAAATGACAAGAAGTAATGAGACTGCGGACTTTTTTCAATAGTATCTTTAAGATAGCATGTTCCTGCATTGACACCTACCCGTCTGAAAGCCATATGATATATCTCAGTAGACTTAACATACTTGAATCCAAATGGCTCAACCTTTTCATCTAGCTCTCTATTTTCATCCATTTTTACCCAAATCTGAAAGACACATGGGACATCATATGACACCTTATTTACCTCAAATGAGTCTTTAGGGAGTTCCTTTTCATGAATACAATGAAATTTAAGAGGAAATGCACTGTTCATACTTGGTTTCATAAATGATCTTGGTAATATGAATGCAATTACTTTAGCATTATTTGTGACAGCATGTTTGATGAAAGATTTCGCTAATGAGCCCTGGCTACCAAAGGGTGGATTTCCAAAATACACCTTTTCTCCATCAGTAATTGATAACCATTTTAAGAAATCAAGTTTCTGAATATTTGGTGCCCTTGGATCTATATCCATACCAATAGATTGAATCGTTCTCGGTATAAGATTAAGAAATGACCCATTTCCTGCAGATGGCTCTATCCACATATATTTCGATGCTTCTGGATATTTTGAAAGAATGGAATCTATACATTCCTTTGCTATAGATGTCTTAGTATAGAATTGGTCCTTGGTATTTTGTCGGAATTTGCCTGTATCTTGTTTTTGTTCAGTCATTACTATTATATGCTGGAAAAAACAATCAAATTTAATATAGCTTTTTATTTAGAGTAATTCGCTGTTAGGTGTATAAAAAATGAATTATCTATAATAATTATACTTATCACATGCCCCTAATTATTGTAGAATCTCCTGCGAAATGTTCTAAGATTCAAGGATTCTTAGGTCTTGGTTACAAAGTCATTGCATCAATGGGTCATATTCGTGGTCTCGTTCCTGATCTAGATTCTGTGGGACTAACCAAGAACTTTGAACCAACATATGAATTCTCCAAGGAGAAATCTAAAGCAATTGCTCAACTGCGCGCATGTGCAAAGGAAGCAGATTCAATTATTCTCTGTGCAGACGATGACCGTGAAGGAGAAGCTATCGCCTATAGTGTTGCAGTTCTCCTGAAACTAAATCCTCTAACTAATCCCAGGGCAGTCTTTCGTGAGATTACAAAGAATGCGGTCTGCAATGCAATTCAACGACCCAGGACAATTGATATGAATCGTGTAAATTCTCAACAGGCGCGTGCTATGCTGGATATGATGGTTGGTTTTACTATTTCACCCTTACTCTGGAAGCATGTGGGTGGAGGAACCGCCTTATCAGCTGGACGTTGCCAGACACCAGCGCTTCGCTTAGTCTGTGAGCGGGAACAATCAATTGAATCATTTAAATCTGAGTCATCGTGGCCTCTCTCTGGAACATTTACGGTTTCAGGTCAAATTACCGGTAAAAATTCTCATTGGCCTGGAACTATGATTGAGTCACTTGGAGATGAAGAATCTGCTCTAAACTACCTAGAAAATCACCATACGGACCCTAAGGGAAAAGTGAGGTCAGCCACAACTAAACCATGGACAGAGTCACCTCCACAAGCCCTCATGACTAGCACTCTACAACAGCAATCTAGTAACTTATATAACTGTAATCCAAAGAGGACAATGCAAATTGCCCAGAAATTATATGAGGCAGGTCATATTACTTATATGAGAACAGACCAGACAAATCTAGGTGAAGAAGCTATTCAATTAGCTAAAAGAACAGTGGAAGCCAGGTGGGGGAAACAATATATGGGTGAACTTAAGGCAAAGGTGCAAGCACCGCAAAAAGCTAAGGCTGCTTCTGCTAGTGCCTCTGGACAGCCGGCTACACCTGCTGCACAAGAAGCCCACGAGGCCATCAGGCCAACACATTTTGAGAATAGTCAATTACCTGAATCTGAAGACTGGTCTCATCAAGACAAGAAAATCTACCATCTTATCTGGCTAAGAGCAATTCAATCAATCATGGCTCAGGCCAAGGGAGAAGGGCGGACAATTGTCTTTGATCTAGAAGGCGATGATTCTGAACTACCTTGGGAAGCAAAGTGGAAGCGCACCCTCTTTCAAGGATGGAAGATTGCTGATGAGAAGGAAACTGAGATAATGCTTGCTGAAGATAAAGAATCCAGTGAACCTGAGGAATCAGCAGAGGCATCATGGAAACTTGCAGAAGGAATTAAGGATGGAGATGGTATAATATGGAAAACCTTGAAGGCAAAGCCCCAGGAATCCAAGCCCCAGGGACGATTTACCGAAGCCACTCTGGTGCGTGAGCTTGAAAAGAAGGGTATTGGTAGGCCATCAACGTTTGCATCCCTGATTTCCACCATTGTAGATAAGGCCTATATTGAAATTAAGGATATCCCTCAGAAAATTCAGCAATCTAAGACATATAGCTTGAACACATTGAATCAATGGCCTGCTACGGTAGAGGCATTCCAAATAAAAAAAGGTGGCGAGAAGGCTCGTATTGCACCAACCCCACTAGGGCTAACTATTCTTGATTTCACCTTGAAAAACTTCCCAGATCTATTTGCCTTTGATTTCACTGCTGCTATGGAGAATAAGTTAGATAAGATAGCAGAAGGCTCTGAGCCATGGAAGAAGGTCCTAGAAGATACATGGAAGTCATATAAGGATCGATATGAGACCCTGAAATCTAAAAGCGGGGGAACACAAGTAAATGCCAAGCGCAAGGAATTTAGCGATGGTCTAGTTGCAATTATGACAGGTAAGGGCCCCCTTCTTCTAAAGGAAGACCCTGTTGGTGATAAAGATAAGACTATATTCTATGGCTGGCCTCCTGGTAAACAATTACAAACGATTACTGAAGAGGAAGCCAAGAGCTTCATTGAAGAGAAAGGGCGACAGATGGCAGGGGATTCTATAGGTGAATATAATGGCCATCAGATTCTAAGAAAGAAAGGTCCATATGGACTCTATGCAGAATATAATGGAGTCAGGGTGAATTGTTTAGCAGATACTTCTCTAGAAGATATATTAGTGAAACTTCAGGCAAAACAGGAGAGTCCTGCTCGTGCCCTGGGACCATTCCAGATTCGCACTGGACAATATGGACCTTATCTGATGAAAACAGGCGCAACAGGAGCAAATAAAAAACCAGTCTGTGTCTCTATTCCAAAAGGCACCGACCTTGATACATTAACAGCTCAGCAAGCAGGGGAAATCTTTGAGGCAGGACTGAAAGCCAAAGCTGCAGGGGGATTTAGGAAGTTTAAAAAGAAGGGATAAATAATTAACGCCGAGCTGCGAAAGGGTTTCTGTTAAGTGCACGCCTACGCCAAATAATTCTATTATACAAATCACGGACATCATTTACAAACTTACTTATCATAGGCGTATGGTTAGGAATGATGAAATGCTCCTTCTTTCCATGTTGTTTAGTGTAACCATATAAGTGAACTAGATTACCAAGCACTTCAGTCTCAATTGACTCTATTTCCTTCTTATTAATTCCACTTACATAAGAGCAATGATGAAGTGGTGATTGCCCATAACGAGCATTCACATACCTTTGTCCATGTCGTCTACCACCAAATATTCCAGCCTTTATAGATATTTTTCCTGGAAGCCGAAGGGAGTGATTTTCAAATGCAGGAGTGGTAACATAATACGATGACATATTTAATAGGTAACAAACCTGTTTTTTAAAACAAATTCAATTTTTTCAGTAAGTATATCAGTTATTAGGGATTAAATTGATGATTAAAAATTGAATTATTTTTTACTAAATACAAACTGTATAAAATGTTTAGAATTACTTGGTATTCTCTAACTACAGGGGCAAGTGGCCATGGGGAGAAATTTACTAAGACAGAACAAGAGGCAAGGGAAATAGCAGATAAACTTAATAAAAAAATTCCATATATTAAGCATACCATAGAAAAAGAGTCCCTTACTCTTGATTTAAAGGGTCATAGATGTTCGTATGGTGATCTAACATTTGTTGCACATGCATCACCTAGTCCCAGTCCAGCTGCAACACCTATTACAATGTCTTCTCAAGAGCCTTCGGTTTCTTAGCAGCCTTCTTTGGTGCTTTCGGCGAAGGAACCGTCCCTCCTGCCGCAATGATTGCAGAATCTTTCTGCTGCTTTAGTAACTTTCTCTTACGACACCAAGCCCCGAACTCACCCGTTCCATGAGGAGGCATTGGTCCAATATCTGATTCCTGGATTGGCAACTTTTTTTCTAGTTGTTTTGCTGCATTCATAGCGAGTCTTATAGTCCAGTCATCATCTCCACGCAGGGTGCCTTCCATACAAGCCTTAGTTACTGCACAACGAGCCCAGAACTCATCATATTCTATTTTTTCTTGAGCTAATTCATCATAATACCACTTGATATCAGATTGAGGTATTTGCATCTTATGTAGAATATAATACTCACGAATAGATTCAAATGCCTCCATTGCTTTAGTTAATGGAATATCAGATCGTGGTAAAGGAGGAATCTGGAACTTAGAAACTTTTATGAGCCTACGAACAACTGGTTGAGATATCGGCAAGGCGGCAGCGGTAGGAGTAGGCAGGGGCGCAGGGTTCTTTAGCTTAATAACTCTTCTTGCGAGCATTATTATAGATGTTAAGCAATATGAAAAATTAAATGTCAATTTTTGTTACCTAAATATTATCTATATATAATATATAAGATGGATACACTTCTTGAAAATATTAGAATACTAGAAGCATTACTAGAAACAAATATTTCTGCAAAGGATGACTTAGAAATACGAGCAGAGATAAAAATATTAGAAAATGAATATAATAAACTCCAGAAACAAAATACTTGAGTAATTAGTATTAATCAAGTAAAAAATATAATCCAGACATAAATAATTGTTTTACATAGTTGCAGCTACAAGTGCCTTCTGGTCAGTATTGTGAAGCCAGCCTCGCAGCTCAGGCTCAGAGTAATGCAGCTGCTTAGAAGCAAAGGTGACCCAGCGACTAGTTGCCTTAGAACGACGCTCTGCAATAGGAATGGAAGGATTCTCATCAGTTACCTCGGAAAGAAATGCATGATACCAGGTTGCCCAAAGTGTCATGCACTTAGAATAAGAAGGACCAGAACTAGTGGTAGCGCTTAGAGCAAGAGACGAATTGCGCAAGTTAACTAGTGCGCGTGCAGCAGAATCAAGTGTAAAAGGCTTAATACTAGAATTCTGACTACGAGTAGAAACCATAGTGATATGCTTTATCAATCTAAATGACTACATTCAATTTTTGAAGGTAGTTTGGGAAATATTGAATGATCTTTTCCTAATATTAGTTCAATCCAATAAACAACAGTAGAATAACACGTTACGCGTATAAGATTTTCACCATTTGCTATTTTAGCTTCTAAACCATTAAACATTAAATGACACTTGGATAATTCCTTATTTGGCAAACATGCCTTGTGTGCTTCTCTGAGACTTGTATAATACATGTATTCTATTGAACTAGACGTAATATCTTGTTTAATAACACGGTATTGAGGTAACATATATATTTTAAGAAGACAAAGTTTAGACCAGTGCTTACCGGTTAAAATTGATCACTACTGCAAGGTAAAGGGTAAGCACATACAATAATGCCAATATCAGAAAAAGATATTCTTGATACCCTGCAGCATATTCAGGATGAAATTACATCTACAATAGAGGATCTTTCCTCTATAAAAAAAGAAATGGAAGAAAAGGAATCAGAAGAATCTGAAAGAGTATTTAAATTTATCTTCAACATACAACATTCTGGATTTTCTCAACAGATTAATATTGAAGAGTGTATTAAGAAGCACTTCAGATTCTCTAAAGAGAAGGCTGAGAAGTTTCTGTTTAACTATATCGAGCAACTTCATGAACTAACCGCAAAATTCAGTGCATCATTGCCAATTATTGCACCAGTAGTTGCACCAGTAGTTGCACCAGTAGTTGCACCAGTAGAAATAACTACTAGTGTAAATACAAGCGAGGTAAAGAAGAGGGAGGGTCCTAATCCTTATTCTGAAATGACCCCAGAAGAGCCTATAATTGCAAAGGCAAGGAAATCAAAGATACGTGTAGATTTGCCTCTTGAAGGGAATAATGCAATCGCAGTGCCACCAAAGCGAACTATTAAAATAAAAAAGACATCGGATGGTATTAAGATCTGGAATTCCTTCCTAAAGGTTGTGAAAGCAGAAATTGAATCTACTGGTAGGCAAATAACATATGACGAGTTAATGAAGGAGGCTAAAATGATGAAGGAAGCGGATAAGAGTGCCTATGATCTGTTCTCATCAACATGGTCACCAGATGATGAGAGTCTACCTAGTAATTCCTGAGCCTCAATATATTCATTTGATTCCAGTAAAGACAATGAAGTCCAACCAGGATTCATGGCAGCCTTTAGTGCAACTGGATTTTTTGATTCTATAGCTCCCCTTAAAATAGACTTTTGAGAATATAACATACCAGAATAATATTCTTCCCCTTGTTTAACATGATATATTCTGCGCCGAATAGAATTTGCCAAGAGACGTAATTCCTGAGAATCACATACATCCTTAATGATATCTTCTAGAAGACTAAGGCGGTCATTATCTGTATTTCCAAGAAGATTTATCAATTCCTTCTCAGTATTATTTATAATGGGCAAATACCTACATTGGAAACTTGCTTTTAACTCTAGAAATTGTTGAAGTATTGGGCCAACACTACTCCTACAACCACCACCACTCATAGATATATAATAAGGAACAAGGACATTCTGTCGCCAATTATTCAATAATTGATTATCTCCTTCCTCCCGTGAAGTATGCTCCTCAATTCTACGTCTCCATTCACTATACTCAGTAGCAAGTGAAACAAGGGAGTGTATAGTATAAGTAACACTAGGTCCACTGTGTCCAATCTTATGCATATGATTAAAGATAGTATTCTTCATGGTATCACTGGAATCAATCGTTCTAGTATAATCACTGAGAATACCCCTTGTTTCCACGTATAACCATGCATCTATTTCTTGAGAGCATGCCAAATTTACAGCATCTATCGCATTCTGTATTAAGCTTCTATCAAGTTCATTAGTAACACATGAGATATCATAGTGTCGCTGGAAACTCATTATATACGTTTTCTACTGTAAAAAATAGTATCAATTTTTCAACAACTAATAATGACTAGTCTTTCCATTTTCAACACGCCACGACTGTTGTTTCAATGTCTCACTACGCAATAGATATTCCAGGCGATCAATACTGCCCTTAAGAAGATAAATTGCATTCATTCCCTTCATATATCGCTCAGAATATGTCAGGGGATTTGTTCTTAGAAAGTCCTTTCTTGACATACATGCACGCTCAGCAAGGATATCTACTGATGTGTCGTGGGCTAGACGTTGATGAGGTTGCTTGAAATCCGGATCTTCCTTTATAATAGCCTTAACAAAATTTTTTGGTCTAGGAGAAGGCCATAATACATGATTATATGGTGCTGGAGAATATTCAATTAATTGTTCAGGTATATTTTTTGTTACGATATCTAAGACTGGTTCTTGTTTTTCAAAAACCATTTCTGCCTTATCAGATACCTCATATGCCTGATCTTGTGACTCTTCGCAAGTGGGTGCCTTAGTTCTTAAACAATAATCAATGCTTTCTCTAATAACTATAATGGAAGCAAGAGTGCAAGCAGTAACTGTATATATAAGATTTAAGTCAAACGTATTCAACATTTATATACTGTTATATTAGTTTAAGGAAACTCAATTTTTAGTCAGCAAAAAAAATTACCGCCTGCGGGGGTCGAACCCGCGGCCTTGTGGTCTCATACATGACTACTGTAAAGTAATCCTGTTAAAAGCCACACGCTCTACCAACTGAGCTAAGACGGTTTGTGCTCCAAAGAGCTATACCCTAGGTGGGGATCGAACCCACAATCTTCAGCTAATTTCTTACTCACGTATACTGACGCTTTATAGAAGGCTGACGCGTTATCCATTGCGCTACTAGGGCACACTGGCAACACATTGCCCCTGCCACTCAATTTTTGCAGCGCGCATTTTTTTTATCTAATACTTCTGCCTGGAGAAGATTGAATTGATTAAGGCAGGTCCTCCTCAGGATTCATGATAACCTTTTCCCAGTTACCAGAATTATCCTTACGCCAAATACCTGGTAACCCTGGATATCCCAAGGAACTCTGATGTATTGAATAATTTTGTTTACGTATAACCTTAATATATGACCACCAATACTTCTGAATTTTTCTGACAGCGTAATTCTTGACTTCAATGCGGGACATACCAATTGTAGAAAGTAGAAACTTCTTCTGAGCCACCGCATACAGAAGATTTTTCTTGCTCCTATCAATAGCCTTTGTTGCACGAGTGATAGCATACTTTACAGAATGAAGGTTATCATAAAGGAGACGGTCCTGGTATCCACGCCAGCAAGCCTTAATTAAGCTGGCTGCATAAAGCTGCATTTCCTCAGGAGACCGTGTATTCTTAATGCGCTGAAACTTTCCACTAGCACGCTCTTGTGCAGCAAGCTCTGCATTAGTAGGCATCTCCTCCCAATCATCGTCCTCATCATCATCGTCATCATCATCGTCCTCATCCTCATTACGATTCTCATCATAGATACCTGCAGGGAGCTTCTCAAATTCGTTCGACTCGTGCCTACACAGAGGACAGTTCTCATGCGAACCCTGCATCTTCTGCTTATCAAACCAGGTTGTCAGGCAAGAATAGTGGAAAGGGTGTGAGCACGAAAGCTCAACCTTGCCAGTTGCAGATGTGATTTCAGAGTAACAAATAGAGCACTCCATTTGTAAGGTAAGTAAAAATATAGTTATGGCTTTTTCAATTTTTTATTGGATAATAGGCAAGTGAGTATTTGGAATACCGGATGGTCTAAGTCTACTGAAATATTCGTCGTGATAAAGGCTATACCACTTTGAATTCTTATTAATTCTCTTAAGGGTTTGAATAATACTTTCTAAAGTTAGTGAGCTTCGCATCTTGTCCCATTTTGAACCATGACACTGATAACATAGGTCATCGCAAAGAATCTCTGGGTCTTGTGGATCAACTAGAAAGCATGCATAACAGAAGTTTACTATTTGACAATACGATTGTATAGTAGGAGTCTCCATAATAATTTATGGTGAATAAAAAACGTCAATTTTTAATTCATATTTTAGAAATATGGCTTATCCTTATTCGCATCAAGTTCTTTTCCCATCTGTATAACCTGTTCGACCCTTTCAAATTGTTTTTTCTCTTGCTCATGTGCATATCGGCGCATGGCAGCTGTTGGACCAACATGCCCCCTAGGAATTGCGGTTAGATTGAAATATGCTTGCTCATAAGTAATACCCATATTTATAACGTACTCCTCCTTTGGCTTATAAGACTCAATATATACATCCATAGTGTTACATGCAGTCACTATATCATTCATGTATAATGTAGTCTGAACATCCATTGTTACATTCTTGGATGTAAAGAAATCAATCTTCCTCTTAAGATCATGGAATAGAGTTATGAGCACGTGTGAATCTGCCATTGTGGGAACAATAATCAGGTATAACAGTTCAATTTTCAATGGTAATATTTCTGTGAGACGCCCCTCTTAGAAGATTACACGCATTCTTCTTATCCCAATCCATGTATCTTTGTTGTGCATAATATGTATCTAATTGCTGATCAAGGAGATCAGCAATCCTCTTCTCTATAAGATACTTGTCATCAACTGTAAGGTGAATATCAAGAACTAGATTATCAGGAATGTTAGCTTCATACTTAACACTCTTTAGATCGACAAGCCTTTGAGTTGTCTTGAGGAGACATTCATTTGCATATTCAAGATCATACCTGGCGATTTCTGCAATACGAATATAGCGAAGAACGTCCATGTTATACTAAAAAATGTAATGTATATGTTAGTCAATTTTTTAAGTTTACACAGTGGCATGATGCTTAGAACGAAGACGCTTTCTCTCTGCCTTCTTTGCTTGCCATGCAGCAAAGCCTGCAGCCTTTGCTGCTAGCTTCTCAGGAGTAATAGCCTTCTCCTCCTTGATTGGCTTTGCAGATGCAATGCGCTGCTGGACTATGATGCGAAACTGATTCTTACTTGCCTTTACAGATGATTCGCGATTATTCATTTTATCTATCCTTTGGGGTGTAACTATTAACAGGTTAAACTAGTTCAATTTTTGTTTTCGGCTAAAGCAACAGCAGCAGTCTGTATCACTTTCAGAATCATCTGGTTCATCGATTTCTGAATCAGATAAATCTGACCCATCCTCTTGAATATCGCATTCATCTGAATCAGATGCAGAAGACTCGGATGCCAAAGGCTGGGATGCCAAAGGCTCGGATGCCAAAGGCTCGGATGCCAAAGGCTCAGATAATGCCTGTGCCTCTAGAATACGTTTTTTTAGATTATCACACTCTGAAAGCAGATCTCTAAGCCTCGAAGATAGATGCTCAACTATCTTATTATAATCCATACTATACAGCAAATAAACGATGGCTGGCATTCAAATTTAATGGAAAAAAATAAAATTGAATAAAATGAACAGGGCTTTACTTGCATCCCAAATTATACAATGGACCTTTCTAACAAGAGAATTATTGTTGGTGGCTGGCCCGCTTTTGCAGAGCAGACGGGTGTAAACAAGAAGGAACCTGTGGAGAACTTTGATTGGATGCCTGAGTCTGACAAGGGCGCTTACACAGATATGCGTGAGACACTTGACAAGATTGAGGGTGCCAGGGAGTTTGTCAAGAACTTTGTGCGCGTTAATGACAAACGTTCATTTGATGGTCCGATTGGTAACGCAATTGGAAATGCATGCTCTTATAATCACAGTGGTGCCTCATTTAGCGGGCTTCTGTGGTGCTACCAGCGCGCATTAAAGGACTGGGACATGTTTGTCTTGAATGCCAAGCAGTATCAGGGGATGCGGAAGTTTAGGGAGCAACAAATTCCCATGTGGAAAGCCAATCTCCTTGTAGAAAATTGTAATGAGTGGTGGAATAAGTTCGGTAGTGCAGAGGCAAATATTCTTGAAACAAAAATCTTGACTGAGTGTGCCAGCCTCTGCCTCGCAGGTATGCAGGTTCCAGATATTCGGAAAACCCTACTGGAAATAATGAAAGACCTGAAGGCCATAGAGGTAGAAGATGCACGCAAGGAGGCAGAGAATAGACACCATTCTCTCATGGAGTCAGTAGAGTGGCTCTACAAGAATCCAAAGCGATGGTTTGACGGGCCCCAGGGTTGCTCTCTCTCGCCTGGTCACCCTAGTAATATCACAAAAAGGGTGATGGCAGAGATGGAGGCGAAGTTTCCTGGCTACACTAATCACATTGCGAGGGTCTTGGCTGCTATGCAGTCTTCAAATATGCCAACTAACTGTGAGATCTTGTTCAGTGATGAAAGGCAAGAGGTAAATGTGGGCTTTTAGATTACTTTATTAGTTTATTATAAATTTTTTATTGCAAGAATCCCTTTGAAATAATAAATGATGGAAGAATAGTTGCGGATTCTACGCTTAGATATTCTTGATGTGTATGATGCACTCTAGCAAGATTCGATAGGATTAATGAGCCATCTGACTGAATATAGACTTCTACACCTCTAAGAAAGAAATCATACTTGGCCAGAATAATAATGCATTCTTTTATAGCCTTAATATAATTCGCCTTTGCTTCCGTAGAAAGAGCTGACCAAATATCCTCATGCCACAATGGTCTAGATCTATCAAATTCTTCTACAATATACTCTTCACTAAGATGTATCTTCGGTAGTCTAAGATACCTATTGGGGTGGACGAACTCAAGGATTTCACTAATTCTTACATGATTTGCTTTTAAATTCTCCATAAAAAGAAAACGAAAAGAGAAGATGTCAATTTTTGTAGTCTTAGTTATTAAAAGCATGCATCTTTACGCCACCCATCAATACCTGTAATGAAGGCATCTACAGTGAGGCCTAGTTTATCTAGGTGGACAGAAGTGCTGCCCTGTGTTACAGCAGCATCTATATTCTCTTCTTTGTCATCAAAGAACAACATGTTACTGAAAGAAATTCCACTAACCGCCTTGAGAGCAGCAAAGTGCCGGTCCTTGCCCTTACCAATGCCATTATTACTGTAGGCATGGAAATAGTGTGGAGAAGGCATGGTATCCCAAAGGTTCTTCGCTGCAGTTATTCCCTTAGAATCACAGGGTAATGTGCGCAAGAGATCCTCCAAAGATTCAGCACAAGAATTTCTGGAGAGAAATGCGACGGGAATCCCAGCATCCGCTATAGCACCAAAGATGCCAGGGACATCTGGAAACGAATTAGCAGAGCGCCAGTGACAGTCATGCACACCACTCCACGCCAGATGGGAGAATGGTGCCATACGCTCCTTGTCACAGTCATATGGATAAAGTGTCCAGTCACAGTCAAATACCAAGAGGATATCACTTGGACCATCCTGGAGGCATGATAAGGCACGCGCATACGGAGTCATAGGGCGTGGAGTCGCTATTATCTCTTCTTGCAATACAGTCGTTTCCGTCATATTGATTATATTAAAGGGGGTAAAAAAATAGTTATATAAGGTTTATTCAATTTTTTATTGGTTTAATGGCTACTATCATTGTGTTAGATCAACGTGCATTTCAAACCGGCATCTTTGCCCAAGTGCGTTGTCCTGTAGGGCGAATATTTTCAGAAAGTCCAACTTCTTTAATTCTTATCCAAGCAAACTGAGGGGTAGTTGCGTGAAGACGCAGGGTGCCATCATTACAACTATGTTCTTGATGTGCTGTTCCATATTCAAACCCATCACTCTCAACAACCCCCCTCATGACGATTTTCCCTTTCAATACAAATGAGGCAATATCACCCTTCTTAGGGCAAGAAATCATACGACAATTCCCCTTAGACTGTGCTAGACGTCGCACTTCTGGGTGAATGGCAAAGTCTTCTTCATACTTATCCTGTTTCCAAAGATGATGATTTAGCATCACACGCCACGATCTAGGCATCTTGACAGTATTTATTGGTGGTTGTTTGCATTTCGTAATACTGTTCAATTTTTATTTTACTTAAGTGTCGATTTGAAATGCCCAGCGATCTAATATACTCATTTCATTCCAGAATCCACGCGGGCCTTGTAACAGGTTCCGCAAGCACATGTATCGACATTGTGCTTATATTGGTATGGGCTCTGTGTAGCCACAGGCACAGACGAAGTCACAGGTGAAATCACAGACGAGGTCACAGGTGAACTCACAGGTGAACTCACAGAAACCCTTGCCTTATGCCTGAGATTAATACCTTCTTGCCCAGACATGTTCTTATTATAGTTCGGGGGTAAGATACAAAAATGTGTATATTTATTCAATTTTAGTTTACGAATTAATCTCCAATATCTCTAATAGTATCTCATTGTGTAGTAACCATTTACACCAGCATATTCTCCAAATAAGATTGTATTCACCTCAGTAGGACTCTTCTTTAAGAAGTGATCAACTGAACAATTGAGGCTATGAGCAAGGTAACGGATACAATTGTCATGTGTAAGCCTGAGCAGTGTATTTCCAGCACTCTGCCAATTCCTCTTGAACTCAGGAGTCCATATACTTCCCCTCCATTCTAAGAATTTACTACGTTTTTTCTGAACAAAGACCTTTGCTAAAGGAGATGGCCAGAGGTGATGGTTGTAATAAGGGCTGCGGGGGGGCGTAAGGGATATTGGAGACTCTTCATAAGAATCTGCATCTGAGAATGGTTGTGCATCTGGCAAGGGCTCAACCTGTGTTTCAGGTATGATTTCAACATATGTGTCAAGGTCAAGGGGCGTTAGCGCATCATAATTTGCAATGTCGCTAACCTCTGGTTGTGAAAGGGGGCTTGGTGGCAGAGGAATTGTGGTAATCACCATTTTCTCTTCCAAAGAGTTATCAACTTGCCCTTGTTCTGCCATTGACATTGCCATTATGTCATTCCAAAAAGGGAGCATCGTCAGGTAATCGTATGTCTTGCCCTCGCCATCGGCAATTACCTCTCGGATTGTCTTAGTTTCCTTAATACCATCCTTACCTATGACATACACGTTTGAATTAAGTGTGACAGGCATTTTATAATGAGGGTAGTTTTAAAATCAAAAAATATTTATTCAATTTTTGTCGGCTTATTATAGTCGTTCCATTACACCTTAGTCACCCGTGAAGATAGAGCCATTTTTACGGAAAGAGTTCCAGCAGTAGCCATCCCACTCGGCACACTTCATACAGGTAGTGCAACGGCGATTCCAATCAACTACCTTGCAGTCAGCACAGCACAGCCACCAGTAAGCACCCGTTTTCTGCTTTTGCTCAAAACACCAGAGAATACGCTGTCTTTCAGAATCTGCTGCAGCAGCCATTCCCTCTGAGCTAGCATCATATGCATTCTGAGCCTTGCGCTGCTCCCTCTCCTTTTTCTTAATAAGGCTATACGCTGTATCTGCATCTCTTTGAAGGGTGTCGCGCAGGAGATTATTGTCAAGGAAGACGGGTATGGCCCATGAAGAAGTAGATGACTGCCACTTTCCGCCAATCACCTTAATCACGTCCTTCACATAGAATGTCTTGCCACCAACAAGAAGATGGTCATCAGTTGTCTTGAAGGTTAACATAGTGATTAACCAAGGGTACTGGAAAAAGGTGGGTGATTATGTTCAATTTTATTTTACTTGGATTTATGCTTGTTAGATACTCTACCATGTGCCTCGCTGAATGCGCTGTTTTCTTGTGAAGTTGCTTGACTCATATTGCTCTTGAACTGCACGTCTCTGTGACTCGAGCGCCTCACGCTGATATAGAGGAAGTGTGGCCATCTGCTGTGGAGTGACCTGATCATAGTAGAGTGCACCACCAGATGGCATGGGTTTCGCGGCTACGCCTTCTGCCATCCCCGTGCGTGCCGCCTTGGCCATCGCAATAAGCTCTTCTGCGCCTGGGCCAGTGTACCCATTGCTGCGACTAACTGCCACAGCCTTCTTAGTCTGCTCGAGTCCTGCTGCCTCTGCAAGGTAAGAGTCATTCCTATTCCCCAGAGACTGATTGAGAGAGCCGGCTGCCACGTAATAGTTGTCAATGTGGTTTGCGCCTCCGTTGCTGTCTGCAATTATGTGGCAGACGTGCTGGTCAGCATTCAGAGGAAAGCCTGCCCGCTGGCGCATAGCACGGAACTGCGCCTTGGTCATCCAGTCCTGTGCGCGATACTCTACTGTTGTTGCTGCGGGGGAAGCAGGGACCCTGAATGTATCAGAAGGCATGAGGGGGGTGTGCTTGTGTTGCTGCGAGGACTGTGGTGCAAAGAGTTCTGCAAGCTCGGCCTGGGCTGCCAAGCGCTCCGCAGCTGCTTTCTCCTCCTTGATCTTCTGAGAAGCCCACTCCTTTGCTTGCGCCATCTCTAGCGCATACTGTGCCGATATCTCTTCCCTCTTCTTTACATCCTGTTGTGCCTTCTCTGCTGCAGCCAGGCGCTGACGCTCTACATCCTGCTTGCGCGCCTCCTCTTCCTGGCGCACTAACTTGCGCTGCCTCTCACGCTCTACACGTGTGCTCAAGGTAAATGCTTCGGGAAACTCCTCGAGGAGTTTATCGTAGCCCTTAATAATACCAGCCAGTTGCGGGAAACAGGGGCATGTATTACAATCGTAGTAAGAGAAGGCGCCAGGTAATCCTGCCTCAGAGGTAATCTCCTTGATAGAGGTATGTAAGAAGTCTGTCCATAGTGCGCAACCGCACTGCCATTGTACGCCGACAAGGTGTGCACCACGCCCGGCGTTGCGCTGGGTGCAGTGTGGTGTCTCACCCGCCACAGCAGGCTTCTTGGGGAACTCGACTACCTTGTACGTGCTGTTTCGGCTCCCAAATATAGAAGAGCTCTCGAAAATATAGTCTGGATACTTTTCCATAAAGTTTGCCTTCAGCTGCTCGAGCGACCGCGAGGGCGAGTTGCCAGACGAGGATGGCGTGCTTGCTAAGGCTTGTGAATTTGCTGCAAGCATCTGAATCCAGTGGGGTTGATTAAGGCCAGAAACGCTATAGTTAGATGCACCCATCTCTAACCCCCATGCAGCATTTCTTATGGCAAGGTGATGTGGTGATGCCATTGTATATTAATTGGAAGTGGGGTACTGGAAAAAAGGTGGGCGGACTTGCTTCAATTTTATTTTACTTGGAGTTGGGCTTCTGTGCATTGGCAGAAGTAGAGCCATTGGCAAAGCCTGCCCGCTTCTCTGCGAGAGCTTCTGCCATACGCTCCTCCTTGATCTTCTGAGAAGCCCACTCTTGAGCCTGAAGATGCTGAAGAGTTTCAATGGTAAGACATAAAAAAAGAGGGTTGTCTTTTTTGTTTTGTTGTTTTGTTTTGTTTGTCTTTCTTTGTCTTTGTTTCTCTTTTAGCACGAGTTACCAATCTCAGCATCACACCCACCCGCTGCATCCTTGGCTGCCTTTGCCTCCTTGGCTGCCTTTGCCAGCATCAGCGGCCAGGCCTTCATCTTGGCCCTCTGCTCCTCAGACATGAAAGACATGACTCTCTTTGGCTTGTCTGCCTTTACAGCACCACCCTCTGCAGCAGCTTCTGCAACTGCAACTGCAACTACAGGGGCACTCTTTCCCTTACCGCTCTTGGTCAAAGAGGTGGCGAAGAGCACATTCAGGTCTAGCTTCTCGGCGTGGCTCAGGGCGTCAATAAGTATCATGATCTGCTCAATGGAGGACATTTTGTATACTGCTTGTTTGTTTGGGACTGGAAAAAAGGTGGGCGGACTTGCTTCAATTTTTTTTACTTGGAGTTGGGCTTCTGTGCCTTGGCAGAAGTAGAGCCATTGGCAAAGCCTGCCCGCTTCTCTGCGAGAGCTTCTGCCATACGCACATGCTTCTGGGAGAAGCCGCCGTTACGTTCATAAGTCTCCTTCGCCTTATCACTCTTCTTGTTTCTGCCAATCTTGATATTATCCATGGTTGCTTTGTAAAGGGTGATATCTAAGAGTGGGTAAGGAATTTCAATTTTATTCAGCGAAAAAGCTTCTCCCTAGAACCCTTCTTCTTTTTTAGTATTTCTAGGCTGCATCAATATCAACCTCAGGAATGCTATCATCGTCATCCATGGCAGCCAAATCTGCAAAAGCAGAAGTAGGTGCCTGTCTAATTGCCTTTGACTCTGCCACAAGGCGCTCAAGGTCTCTGGCCCAGTAATCAATTTCTTGTGGCAGTGTCAAGGGAGAGAATATACGAGAATGATTGTATAAGTTCATCTTATACTCTGCACAATCATCCTCAGTGAAGTCGGGGTAAGGATCTAGCGTCATCTCATCAAAGGCACCAGACTCTGCCAATATACGCTTAAGGGCGGGAGGCTCTGTGGGCCTAGGAGAACAGGGTGGTGTGATGTAGCCAGACTCATCGATAATCTTCTCCATTGGAATAGCGTCGACGAGACCTTGTAATGCATAACTGTTGAATGAACCATCGAGAATCTGCATAATAGTAGTATCCAGCTTTATCTTCGTATTATATCCATTAAGCGCCACTTCCCAGCGCTTGTGGAGCTCTTCAGCACCACTCTGGTCCGCGTTACCAAGTGCAAGAAAGAAGAGTGTAAGGTCTGTAGGCCATTCATGCGCCACCATGGTCTCTAGATTGATGTAGAATGCAACGCGGCGGTCAAGAAGTTCCTTATCATACATAGCCTGCTCTGTATGGGCCAGGAGATTGTCCAAGTGCAGGGCGTGTTGTGGAGCCTTTGCCTTGGCTGTCTCAAAGAGCTGCATGTCAGTAGGCCAGTTCTCAATTGTGCTCTGAGATGACATTGTAGGTGCTATCAAAAAATGTCTTATTTTATTCAATTTTTATTTTTGGCATTATTAATCTCAGACGCATAGCTCATTGTATCTCATTAATCTAGCGCCTCCATATTTTCATTTTTAATCATACTAGGACTTAGGCTAGACACCTCATCTTCACGAACCACTAGCTCAGGCCTTGGTCTGATATTAAGAGGTGGCGGGGGAAAGAACACCCAAGACTCGGGAGTCGCATCATCACTTGGTAGCAGTGTGTCGCTACAGCAACATCCTGGTAAGCAGTAGCCATTGGTTTCCTCTTGACCACAAGAATCAAGGGCATATATTTTAGGAGCTATAGCGACCTCTGCAGTCCCAGCAATGGGGGGACAAGGGGGTGTAGAACAACCTTCTGGGTTCTCTGCTATCCAGAGCTCATACGCCTTATTGAAATCTCCCGCAAAAGTGCCCTCCAGTATCTGGACAATGCTGGCGTCCAGGTTTCTCTTTTCTGCAATACCCTTGTTGGCGGCAGACCTGAGGTCCTGGAGGTAGTTAATGCCCATGTAGTCTTGTCTAGAGTTAAGTTTGGCAATTGCTGTGAGAAACAGAACATTCTTGGTGGGCCACTCTCCTGCTGCGTCTACCTTATACCCAAGGACCTCTCCAATGCATTGATCCAGAAGGTCTTTCTCGCGCATGGCCTCTCTCACGCGGTTGACGAGGTCCATGAGGGCTGCGTAGTTGGGTGCTGTAGAAACAGCCTTTTGAAAGAGCTCGAGGTCACTGGGCCAACTCTTAGAGCACGTGCACATATTATCAATTGCGTTCTGAGATGCCATAGGGGGTGCTTAGTAAAACTGTTAGTTATGATTCAATTTCATAATTTATGATTATTACTCTGATTCAATTCAATTATTATCATTTGAATTGAATCAGAGCAATCAGAGGAGTTATTCCAGGGTAAATAAAATTGAATTGATGTGCTCTACAAGCTATAGCACCCCAACACAACAAATAAGCAAGAATGGTCAAGTGCTCTATCTGCAAGCAAGACGGGCATAATAAGAGCAAGTGCCCTAGTGTGCCAAGGGAGGCTCCAGCCCCCCTTAACACAGTTCAAGTAAGTGATTCCATAGCCATTATGCTGCCACAAGAGGTCCGTGAGAAACTGTCCAGGCTATCTGGCCTCTGTGGCGAGGTGGCTGGCGGCCTAGGCAAGGGTCACGTGGAAGCACACTATCAACAGGCCCTCTGCGTAGAGCTACAGGAGGCTGGGATTCGCTATGTTGCAGAAGAGGTGATGCCCATCATCTATAAGGGTCGCCCCCTGGGCGGGACCTGCAACGCACGACTCGACGTAATGCTTCATAACTTCCTACCCTTCATCTTTGAGCTGAAGTCGGTGCCTTCTAGAATTTGCGCTATCCACCAATGGCAGCTGGTGCGCTACATGACTCACAAGGACGTTCCCTTTGGCGCCGTGGTCAATTTCAATCAGTCTGAAAGTGGACCACTAGAAGTGCAGTTCATTGTGAAACAAGAGGGTATTCATTGGCTCTATGACCCTTTGAGACAGACGGGTAGGCCACTGGTTGACTTCGGCATGAGCCTCCCCGTTAGCGTAAATCTCGTTACAACCGTCAGTCACAATGGCCCAGTCTCTGCCTCAGTAGATTCTCTAACAACTGAGACAGAGGATGAGTGGTCGTGGTCAGAGGATGAGTAAATAAAGAAAAAAGAGGCCATGGGATGGAGACTGCAGGGGATGGCTCTTTTTTCTATAAGGTGACTATGGCATCTCTTCTCCAAAGTTCCAGCGCCACCAGCTCTTCTTTTCCCGCAGAATAGACCACTCGAACTCCTCACGAGACTGAGTGCCGTCGTTCACACATCCAAGGGACTGCCACCACCTGTCGCAAGCGCAGCGACGAATATCTGTGACTAACTGCTGCTCGAGATCTTCCAGAGTGATAGCACCAGGGACCCACTCCCCAATAGAGCCTGTCTTCTTAAACCAAGAGATAATGGTGTGCATTTTATAGGGTGCAACTAAACCGCTGGATCCAATACTCAATTTTGGTTCATACGGATAGTACGTGAAAAAGGGTGGCCTAGCCACCTCTTCTTCCTTTTTGTCTGTAGTTAGATGCTTTTTCGTGTTTTTGATGCTTTGTTTAGAGGTCCTCTAGTTTAACGGCCTCCTCGTCATCCCAGTTCTCCTTGACCTGTTGCTTGGCCAACCATGCCTTAGCCTCCGTGGCATTCTTGGCTGCATCTGCCGCGACGACAATGGCTGACTGCTCTGCTTCCAGGCGGGCACTCTCTGCCTCCAGCCTGAATAGCTCCATCATCTCTGCTACCGTCTGGGCTGCAGGAATGAGGGCGCCACCAGATGCTACTTTGGCGGCAGCCTTGGCCTTGTGGGCACGCCAGCGCTTGAAGCGCTCCTGCTCGTCGCCGCTAAAGAGGGTGGGGTCAGCCATGTTGCCGGCAGCAACGCCACCATCAAGCTGCTTTCCACGGCCACACTTAAGGCTAGCCACACGAGCAGCGATAGAGGCAGAAGCCTCCTGTGACTTGCGCTCAGCCTTGAGGCCACCACGGACGTCAGCAGCACCCTGTGCCCAGAAGTCCTCATCAGAGTCAGAGGCCTCAAACAGGTCATCCTCTACGACCTGCTGACCACTTGCACCGGCACTTGAGGCGAAGCCCAGGACATCTGATGACATGAACCCCTTCTTAACAAAGAGGTCTGCGGTAGCCTTGTCATCAATGAGTGCAACTATCTCCCAAGGTAGAGCCGGTCGGCTATCACCCTTGGGGCGGTCAGTGCCAGTCACGATGACCACCTGACCAACGTTTATGGCCATGCTACCCTTGGTGAAGAGACCGCGTGGAGTGCCAATAACAGTCTTGTCAGTAGCCAGCTGCACACTGAAGCCACCATTGCCTAGCCTCTTGGTCACTGCGCCAAAGGTCGCACCGTGCTTCTTGGCCCTATCAATCTCCTTACTGTTCTGAAAGAGCGCAGCGGCACCCTTCTTGATGTTCTTATTAGGAGGCATAATGCTTGAGTTGTATTATGCGGGTGCACTGTGCTTATACGGGATCCGATTCAATTTTTTCCAGCTTCTGGACCGCTCTTGAAAATTGATTTGGTTATGACTGTAGCCGGCTTGCCCAAGTGCCGCCGGCTTTCCCAAGTGCCGCCGGCTTTCCCAAGTGCCACAAGTTATAGTACGTGAAAAAGGATGGCCTAGCCACCTCTTCCCCCTTTTTGTGCGTAGATAGACAACTGCTTATCAGAGCTTTCCTTCAAGGTCTATGACCGGTCTATACCCATACTCTGCCGCCTTCCCAGGGGCGGTGGTAACTTTTGGTGCCTTCGTCACTCTGATTCGCTAGCGCTTCTCTGCGACTTTTTCATTGCTTTGTTTATCTGCGCCCGTTAGGCTTCTGGCTACCGCACACCTTCTGGCTACCGCCCACCTTCTTGCCACTGGCCAGGGCATCAAAGCGCCTGAAGTCGCGTGACACCTCCTCGCCGGCCATGCAGAAGATAAGGCGGTTGTCTGTCTTCACACGCAAAGTGCCGGCGCAGGCTGCGTCCCACTGCGGCTCATCTGGGTGCACGTAGATGCACGAGCGGTGCTGGTCATGGAGCCAGCAACCAGCCAGCTTCTCGCCACACGTGCGGACACCGGTGTCGCCAGGCTTGGCCAGGCGCGCCACCATCTTGCCGGTGCCCGCCGTGCGCCCATTGTGCCGGCGCTCCTGCTCCTCAACCATGACGATAGAGGCAGAGCAGCTGCTCTGGCCCTCTGGCACGTGGGCAGAGCAGTTGGCACAGATACGCTTGGCGAACAGGCTGGCATACTTGCAGGGGCGGGGCACGCGGAACTCTTGGCCACCGCGCCACTTCTCCTCCTTGCGCGCCACCTTGCTGGCAATGACACGGCCGGCGTCCTGCGCGTCACGCAGGGCCATGGCCTCCTTCCTTGCCGCGCGCTCCTGGGGCGTCTCTGCGGCGTAGAACTCCATGTCCTCCAGGAAGACAAGGTCGCCGAAGGAGAGGCTGTCGCGCTGTGGTGCGAGCCAGGCCACGCAGGCCGCCGCAAGGCCAGACTCCTCCCAGTCTAGCTTGCTCGCATGGCTGACAGATGCACCGGCTGCCCAGCCGGCTGGCGCCTCTGTGGGCATCAGCCAGGAGCCGTGCTGGCAGTCCCAGGGCACAGTAAAGCTGCCGTCGCCCAGCAGGTCGCCGCCATTACCCATGGAGAGGGTGTGGGGGCAGCCCTTGCGGCAGGCTCCAGCGTCATACTCAAATTCATTCTTAGGGTTCCAAGTAGCCACCACGATAGCATCATCCCATACGGAGGACATGTTACGTTTAAGAGCTTGAAGGCTTGAAAACTGATAGGCGGTATCAGTTGTGGGGGGACACATACCTATCGGGCCAGAAGCAATTCAATTTTATTTAGCACCCCTGACACCAGGCCAAAATTGATTCCAGAAGCAGGGTAGCCGATTCAATTTTTTTTCTCTGCTGCGATTTTCCTAGATGCTAAATAAAATTGAATCGGCTGCGGCCCAATTGAATAGCACCCCCCCTTTATACTTAATACTGTATAAGCTTCAAAATGACCACCATCATTGAGAACTTGCACGCAATGCGCTCCCAGATTGACGCCATGATCGCTGCTGCAGAGGCAGACGGCTCTGGCGCCACCATCATGGCTGTCCCAACCAAGAGCATCAAGGCAAAGGCACCCAAGGCAGAGAAGGCACCCCGCGCCAACGCCGGCTTCCCCACTCTGCACGGCGCTTGGACTGCCCACGTCAATGCGCTGCACGGCACCAAGTCGCCAGAGTTCCTGGCCTGGCGTGCAGAGCGTGTGGAGATGGCCAAGCGTGGCGAGCTGCTCTTCAAGCCCGAACAGGCGAAGGTTAAGAGCGGCAAGGCCAAGGCAGGCGACCCCATGAGCGAGGCAGACGCACTCGTCGCCGCCCACATCCCCTGGGTTACCCACTGGCAGGAGACGCACCCTGACGACTACGCAACCTACAAGAGCACCTGGGAGGCCGCCAACCCCAAGGAGAGCCGCGTGGCCAGCAGCAAGGCCAGCGTCGCCAGCAGCAAGGCCAGCGTTGCCTCTGACGGCGAGGACAACGCGTCCCAGGCTGGTAGCGATGCGAAGGTGGCAAAGAAGCGTGGCCCTAAGAAGGACTCTGAGCGCACGCCTGAGGAGCTGGCTATTGTCAAGGCCGCGCGCGCTGCCAACAAGGCTAAGAAGGCTGTGGCCAAGGAGGCCGAGGACGCAGAGGGCCGCAAGGACGCCAACATGGAGCCGGCCAGCCCCGTGGCTGCCAAGCCTGCTTCTGTTGGCGGTTCTGTCGTAGAGGCTGCACCTGCTGCAGAGGTGGCAGAGTTGATGGATATTTCGCTCTTGAATTTCACCCACAAGAAGATCAACTACCTGCGCCTAGGCTTTATGGTCGCTGACGGCGAGGTCGAGTGGGACGATGCAGGCGACCTCTGGCTGGCCACTGCCTATGGCGGAAGGGGCAAGTATGCCGGCATCCTGTTGGCCAACAACAAGATTGATAACTCCCCCGAGACACTTGCAAACGAGCCTCAAATTGAGTAGATAGCTATAAGGCCATGATAACACCAAGCACAAGAGATTCAATTTTACCCAAATGAACAAAGAGAGAAGGACGGCCCACAGGCCGTCTTTTTCCATGTACTAATCAATTCAATTTGGACATATAGAGCCGGCTAACCCTCTCTATTCAATTCAATTTCAGGCCTAAGAGGCCGGTTAGCCCTCTGTATTCAATTCAATTTCAGGCCTAAGAGGCCGGTTAGCCCTCTGTATTCAATTCAATTTCACCGGTAAAAGGCCCATTAGAACCGAAATTGAATTGAATACAGAGCACCTGCAAGAATAGCCTCAATTCAATTTTTAACACAATATGACCCATACGAACATCGTATGGATAAAATTGAATTGAATTTAACCAAGAAACTAAGCATCCGAGCCACAACTGTGGCAAGGACGGAGGTAGCACACTGCCATTGCGGTGTATTGGACCGGCCTGCCCCCAATTGCGGGGACAGCACGGACCAGAGGAGGCTATCACGGTATGCAGCGGGTGCTCGTAAGAGCAACGGGGCTGCACACTCAATTTCGCAGACACAAGAGACCCTCGGCCTCTGGTGCCTGTGTATGCCGGTCCCTTGGGGACATTGCTAAACCAGAGGTGATCCCGAACGCACGGGGCGACTTTGGCTAGGCTTAGGAGGGGTGGCTACATGGCCACTTACTCCCACGCCCGCGGACTTTCCGTAGGCAGTAGGACGTCACAACCGCGTGAGGGTGAATCAGTAGCAAGCCTTAGCCCGCGCAGAAGCGTGAGAAGCATAGGCTCTTGTATGACCTACCCTGCGAAAGCGGGTTATGGACTTAATAAGTCAGAGAACTAGGCGCACTCCTGTCCTGGGGAGCGTTATAGCCTCTGGCATTCCGGAGGTGACGACTGGTGCGTGCGTTGGTAGGGGCACGCATCGGGGGAATAAAGGGAACTGGCAACCCTCCCCCACAGTCTGGCTGCGTAGGCAGCAGACTCTAACTTCATCTACAGCTGCGAGTGCAGAAGAAGAGCAAGGCGACCACTCCTCGACTTATGTCAGTGACGTCGTGAAAATCAGAGGCCATGCATTCGTGCATCTTGGGTCTCTGTCCAGCTCCCTCTCTAGTAACCGGTGGCGATCAACTGCAGTGTCGTGAAGGACGGACACAACCCTCTGCGTAGCGGCGAGTAACTAGGCACGCAGAGGTTGAGTGGATAGGAGCGTAGGAGGCGCTCTGTGGACGGGCTGCGTGCAACCCAGGGAACGATAAGCGGCTGGACCCCTGTAGTGGGGAGAGCTGCGCGGACGTGGCAGATATAAGCAGGGCAGCCTAGGCTCTGCTGGGGAAGGTCATATAGCACTGTGTGCTGGTGGTCACGACGTTGGCGGGTTTCTTAACCCTTCCTTCAATGGAAGCCGCATGTGCGAGGAGGGGCACAGAGGAATGGTCCTCTTTTTTTACGTACTATTTGCACCAAAATTGACTAAAGGACCTCATCATACTAATGCACCCCCCCTTCTATAAGCAACCATGGGAAACGACCTCAGCCTGTCTGCCTGCGTTGAGATGAGCGACCTGCCCGCTGCGATCTATGCTGAGCTCACCTCAGAGGACTATACGGTCATTCGCACTAATGGCTCTGAACAAAGCGGCTGGCGCATCCCCACCACTTCCCACCGCTGCGCAAGTGGTACTGTGTGTGCTGAGTGGGCAGGGGCGCTCGTCTCGAATCACGCCCACCCGTGGCACGTCCATATGGTCTTTGACGGCGAGGACTCTCAGGAGCCGGCGAATAAGCACGCCTGCGGGTGGCGCGTATCCGACCCAGAGCGCCGAACCTTCTGGCCCACCCGCCTCAATGGCAGCAGCGCCGAGGTAACGGCGGCACGAGAGGCCTGGTGGCTCCGCCTGGATGGGCTGCTGGATAGCCTGGAAAGCTATGAGCAGAAGGGAAGTAAGGCCACCCCTGAGTCTAGTGAGTCATCTAAGATGAGGAAGAACACTGAGTTAGAGGCAGCCTATGTGAGCGATGAGCCCCAAAGGCAGGCTGTCGCCAGGACGCTATTAGAGAATCCAGAGGCAGATACAACAATGATAGTGCAAATGAGGTCACGTGAGAGCACTATGTCAAGGTGTCTAAGAAATGGAACTCTCTCCCCTATTCCACTCAGCAAGAATATTGGCGATCTTCTCATGGGACTAGAAGCCATCTCAGTGCATGACACCAACAGGGCAAGGCGCCTCTTTGACTCTGGCTGCCCGAAGGCCATAGTAATGCACATCTGCCAGCTGCTGACCAATGCTTCTCTACGTAACCTGTTGCTCACTGAGGAGGAGGCGAAGCTGTATCTAGAGCCATTAGCTGAGTCGTTAAACTAAGTAATGAGATGATATCATGAAGTAAAAAATTGAGTATAATACTATCAATAGATATACCATCCGTAACTATGTCAAATCTCGAGTCAATTCTGAACTCTCTCAAGCAGGGATTTGCCTCCCTTCGCCGCGATGGCCTCTTTATTAATGCATCCATTCTCTCTGAAGACACGCTTCTACTAGAGACAACCACCTATATCACAGACACTGATGACGGGAAGGATGTTGACTGTCTCTGTGTATACGAGGATGAGCTTGGCCTTGGTGGTTCCTGTGTCTGCGAGGACATAACGACAGGTGAATGGCTAAAGGAGGGCGCAGAGGCACAACGAGGTTGCGTAGCTTGTCCCGTGTGCCAGAGGCTAGCAAAACCAATGAAGCTACAGAAGCGCTGCTACAATCTTACTCTAAAGGTGCACGAAACGTCAGTTAGCCACTTGAGCCCCCAGCCCAATAAAAACCTCAAGGCAATGCCCATGGGTATGACTGAGAAAATCATTGATCTCACTAACGCCATGTTCCCCGTATCTAGCTAGACTCAGATGTAGGCTAAAAATTGGTCACCATGCAGATTAAATTGGAGGCATGGAAGCAGAGCTATGTATAGCATTGTATACTATATTCTGCTGCTCAGTCTGTTGCCCAGATAAGAAGCCTCTTACTTCACAAGAACCCGTAGTTACAAGGAATCCTGGAACTTCTGGAAGCCCTAAAACTTCTGGAACCCCTGGTAGTTCAATGGTAAGACCGAACAGCGTCTATGAATCACCCTTAAAGAACCAGTCATAACTTGATAAAGATGGACTCGCTCTTTAACTTCATAGAACAACAGTGTGCAAAATATAATATAGATGAAAGCCATGGAGTCAAGCACGCTAAGGGGACTATGATGAGGGCTAATGAGATACTTTTTTCACTTACTGGTATCTCAGAAGAGGAACGTAAGATGATTCTTTATGCATCAGCACTTCATGACACATGTGATAGTAAGTATACACCGGTTAATGAGGCAGCCAATGAGATAGGATTTTTTTTGCGTTCTCAACATTGGTTACCACAAGATATCAATGCTCTCATTAACATCGTAACTAGTATGAGTTACTCTAAACTTAAGAAGTCATTTCCTTCTGGACAAATTGAGTTCCCCAATCACGGGAAGTGGCAGCGTGCATATCATGTTGCACGTCATGCAGACCTGCTTGAAGGTTATATAGTAGCACGATGTGTTATGTATAACCAGCACCTTTTTCCAGAGAAAACTGACGATGAACACTGGCAAAGAGCGTCTGAACTCTTTTCCGAAAGAGTCTTTACCTATATTTCAGATGGATGGATATTTCTACCCACTGCAATTAATATAGCAACGTCTCTTGAACAAGAGGCCTTAAAGTGCCTTAAAGAGAGATCCATGAATTGGCCAGAGCCAGTAATTAACGAAATTAAAAATTGAATTTGACGTTGGTCCAAATAGTAAGCACCCCCTTGAGTAATTATCAGTATTCAAACATCACAAATGTCTACCATCCAGGCCATTATTTCCCTCGTCAAGAGTCTGAGCGATGCTGACCGTGAGACGTTGTTCGCAGCCTTTGCAATGGATGCACCGGTTCTTGGTCAGCTAGAGCCCAAGGCTGCAAAGGCAGCAAAGGAAGCAAAGGAGCCAAAGGCAGAGAAGAAGCCACGCGCGAATGCCGGTGTTGGCACTGCCTGGTCAGCCTTCACTGTGAAGATTCAACAGGAGCACAAGGCAGAGGTTGATGTTGTAAAGGCAGATGCCGCGCAAAGGCGTGCAACGGCAAAGGCGCAAGGCCTACCCGTGCCAGATGACACCAAGGGAGCCCATCTCCACTGGTGCTCTTCCTACAAGGCTGCGCATGATGCAGAGTGGCTGGCATTCAAGGCCGCCTGGGAGCTGGAGCACCCAAAGGGTGTCGCTGCCACTGCTGCCCTGGGGACTGCAGACAACTCTGACGATGCAGTGACCGTGGTGGACGACGAGGCAGCAGTGCCCAGCGTCGCTATTGAGGGGGGCGCTGCAACGGCACCTGCTTCTGTAGCAAAGGCAGAGACCAAGAAGCGTGGCCCTAAGAAGGACTCTGAGCGCACGCCTGAGGAGCTGGCTATTGTCAAGGCCAAGCGCGCGGCCAAGAAGGCTGAGAAGGCTAGTGCAAGTAACAGCGCAGAGGGCTCTCGCGCCTCCTCCCCACCCAAGGTGAAGGATGAGTAATGTGTATCTAAGAAAAAATGCAAACCAATCAAAAAAGAAAAAAAGAAAACAATCAAAAGCCATTTTTTCCATGTAAAGGGTGTAATATTGCTTAAATTAGAATGCTAAATGGATTCATAATGCACACAATATGGGCTACATTATTTCCCTGTCTACCCCATCCATCTACCTGGGCTCGTGTAAGGCCGGCTAATCACAACAAGTAAAATTGACTTGATAGTCGCGGGTTTTTTTATTACCCCCCATAATGTATCAGACTTACACTCCTAGCAGTATTCTGTCTATTGGCTTTGGCGAGACTCTTGAGCAGGTTATCGTCCTGACAGATAACAAGGTTGCAACTAAGACGTTTGCTGGCAAACCTGTCACCCGCCGCGACATCATGAGCCTTGATGACTGGACAATCATGGCTAAGTCATTGGGTGAGCAGATTCAGACTGACTATCTGCCACTGCCTCCTAACCCGCTGTTACCACGCAACCTTGCTCGGCCCGCCAGCACCTACGCAGCACCAGAGAGTGGCCGAGGTTACCTCATGGACCTCAACTACAGTGCGCAGTCTGGCTCCTCGTCAGCCATCCTGGAGTTGTCTACCCTGCTGCAAAAGTATGGGGTCTCTAGCGTCGAGGAGGCCCTAGCTATAACGGAGGTTCCTGTGGCTGCGCCTACAAGCGTAGAGCCAGAGTCCTACCCTATTGGCACCAAGCTCTCCTGGAAGCACAACGGCGACTCGAGCAGATGGTATAACCCCAACTCGCGCACCGCCATCGTGGTCAAGGACGGCATCCTACAGGTGAAGGAGAATATCGATGGCGTGACAACAATGACCCAGGCACCAGGTGCAGACTATCAGAAGGTCGCCAGAAAGTTCTTCTCTTCACTGGCAGACTGGAAGGCAACGCTACCCGCCGGCGGCACCACCACCGTGGCGGTAGCCACTGAAGACTTCTCCCTACCAAGCATCCAGCGCAAGGCCGCTAAGCCAATTGTCACAGAGACTGACATCGACTACATCGATGAGCTCAAGCGGCGCTACGAAGTGCATTCTAAGCTGCAAGAGGGCCTGACACCCGTGGAGCAGCGTTGTGACCTCATTATCCAAATGAGTGAGATGGCTAATCATATTAAGGAGATCATGCAGTCTTCTACTCTCACCAGCGTGAACACTACACCCTCTGGCGCTGTTTCGGATGCCATGCGCAAGCTCAGCTATATAAGCAAGAGGCTAGCGCGACGCGCCTACACGATGGAGAATTGCCATAGTAGAATACGCATCATGCCTGAGACGGCAAACGTAAAGCCTATCTCCTTCATTAACAACTACCGCCAACGCATCATGGCCTTTGTAGGAGGCAGGGAGGTTGAGATTACCAGTAACAAGAAGCTTGGTCTCCTCGGCGTCGCTTGGGATAGGCAGCAAGACGCAATAGGCAAGTGGTTCAAGCCTACAGTGGAGAAGACCTTTGCCCAGTTGGGTGTTGACCTTAAGGCAGACGGCTATCCCAGGCTGAAGGTCTATTACCGCTGCAAATCTATTGAGCTCTAAAGGAACTATAGGCGAAGGAACAAAGATATATTATATATAAAATCCCTTTTTTAGTGAAAAATTGACTTAAACATCATGTATAAATTAGATACAAGATGACAGACCAACAATTAGCTGAACTAGATGCCGAAATGTCACAATTGTCGCAAAAAGAACTTGAAGATGAAAGAATGTTGATGTCTTTTCAAATTCGTTTTTGGAAGCAGAAGGCTTGGCGTGCAGAACAGCAACGAGATCGCGAGATTTCTACACGTAAGGAAGCTGAAAAGTCCCTAGAGTATTATAAGACTATTCCATCTGATTTATTTGACAACCTGGTTAATAAAATAAAAGAGGAGGAATGTGTAAAGTTAAAGAATGAAGCTCTTTCTCACTTGGGATTCTATAAATGGTCTATCAAATGCAGCGAGGAAAAGAATATACTTGACATTGATACTAGAATCAAGTTTTGGACAGATGCAATATTAGTTTCTAAGGATATCAGTCTAGAATAGAGATAGTATCGATGAATTAGCGATAACTTTTTTAGTATATTAGAAATTGCAGATATATCACCATTCGCACAAGTAGAGTTTAAACATATTTATAGATTATAATGTAGAATAGTTTAATGACCGATATTCAGCAAATGCAAGGCTCGTTAGATAGAGCAATTACACGGATAGATGAACTTGAAGAAAGAATACATGAGATAATGAACGATCCGTCTGCCATACTAGAATTAAAGGAATCAAAGAGGATTCTAGCTATCCAGCAAAGAGTAAAAATTACCCTGATACAGAGCATCCAAGAACTAACACCTACAAGCAATACCTTAATAATTCCTGAAAAACTCTCTAATTCAATAATTTCAAGAGTAAGTAATTTCTTCAAGAAACTATTCAACTGAAAAAATTGAAAGCGTGTGGTAATAATACATATGCACCCCGCATTAATACTTCAGAGTATATCATGTCTTCCCTTGCTTCTAGCCTTATGACCCTACGTAACATGATTGACCAGATGATTGAGAGTAGCGGTGCATCTGTCAAGGCTGCTCCAAATGCACTCAAGCTAACAAAGTCTGGTAAACCCAGAAAGGTCTCTGACCGAAAGGGAAAGCCCACAGCCAGAGACGCCTTTCAAAAGATGATTTGCGAGGACATGAAGGCAGAGCTTGAGGCCTTTAAAGCAACCCTTGCTAAGAAGCAAGGTGCCCAGTTCTCTTTCGTCTCCAACTACAAGAAGGCGCATCCAGAAGTCTATCCGGCCTTTGAGGCAAAGTGGAAGGCGGAGCATGCCTCAGACACTGTCCCAGACACTGTCTCAGACAATGCCTCGGTTAAGACAGAGACATCAATTGTTCCAGAGACTGCATCCACAGTAAGCGAGCTGGTTGTTCAACTTGAGAAGAAGGTTGCCAAGAAGCCAGTGAAGACTGCTAAGAAGGCAATCACTACAGAGGTAGTTGCGGCTATTCAGCCTAAAGTAGAAGAGCAGCTACTCCCATTCACCTTTAATACTGTAACCTATCTACGCCCAGGTATACGGCGTGAGAATGGCAATCACCTGTGGGTCTCTGGACACCTCTGGATGACAAAGAAGGGTGATAAGGGCCATTACTATGGTGTGATCCAAGAGGATGGATCTGTAAACACGGATGGTGATGAGCCTAGCTCGTATTAACACTCCTCGTGAAAATGAATAAAAGAGAAAAACAAATAAAAACAAACAAAACTAACTCTTTTTTTGTTTTTATTATGAAATAAAATTGAATGACGTGCAGCTATATATAAACATAACATGGCAACCTCAGTGATTAAGCTTGAACCAATTCGCATGGGCAGCCTCATTTCTACATCCCAAACTGCTGCATTAGCACCAGGTCAGAAGTATATGCCTCCGAATATGCGAGCAGAGCCTCAACAAGTTAAGGTAGATCTTAGTGTTAATAATTTCCCTTGCCTCGGGACTACTCCAAAGGTTAAAACTGCCTGGGGAAAACATACTATACAGCTTACCCAGTCAATAGAACCGCCTATACCAGTTACAGTTGATCCGGTATCAAATGCATTAACTAGACAAAACATGAAAGAGAAACTAAAGGAGCAACTCCGCCAGGCAGAACTGGATGATGAGGAGAGCCAGAAGCCTAGGGAGGAGGATCCTCTAAAGATGACACGGGCGGAACTTTTGAGCGATGGTTGGGCGATTCTCTCTTTGAAGTCTGTGAAAGAAGTCATCGAGCGTCTTAATACACCTATAACCTCTCAACCATTTGAGGATTAAGATGTAAAATCATCATGGTGAAAATAAGCATACCAATATATATACCAATTTCTCTTATTTTTGATGTTCCTGCAACTGTATCTATGATCATATAAGCTAGACCCCATATAGCAATCCACCAAAGCTGCACAAGAGTTAAAATAAAAAGAACATTTAACGTATTGAGCATCTTACTAGAATAGATATATACTATTTTTGAATGACAGGCTCCCTTTTTACTTCAACCTTCCTCAAGAGAGTATCTATATTAACTGTCTTGTGAAAGCTAGTCAAATCCTTATTGGTTGTAAGGTATTTAATTCTAGAAAGAGATACCCACATGGTTTCAATTATCTCTTCTGTGTCTTCTGGTAAAAGCTGCATCCTTTCGGAAACAATAAAGACAAAATATGTTCCAGAATTAAACCGTATTTCATCATCTGGCTTAATACCCCGCATATCAATACCAGTTTCTTCCTTCAATTCTCTTATAGAAGCATCTAATGGGCTCTCGGTAGAATTTCCATGTCCCTTTGGAAAGGACCACTTCATACTCTTCCTTCCACGGACTAGTGCAACCTCGTTATAATAATTCAATAAGATTACGCCATATACAAGCGAATTTACACAATGTGTCCTTGGCACATACGACTTAAATGCTCTAGGAAATACCATTGTGTGTATTTTTGGTGCAACTAACGGCTAGCCAGGGCCATTCAACTTTTGTTTAACACATTGTTTAGCCGGTGAATAGTCGGGAGACACATTTAAAAAGCAAAAAATTGAAGCAAAGTAATGTTAAGCAAACTTCACCTAAGAAAGAGCAATGCAATCACAGCTCAAAGCAACCTGGCGTGGTGCCGTCTATGCAAGGCATCAAGTTGAAGGTATTGAATGGATGCTAAAACAAGAAAAGGATGGATTCTTGGTTAAAGGCACTGCTCATGGCGACTACACTGTGCGGGGCGGTATGCTTGGTGACGAAATGGGGCTTGGCAAGACAATTCAGTCGTTGGCCCTTATCGTGAATGGAAAGGGTGTGAATACCCTTATTATTTCACCTCTTGCTGTAAAAAAGCAGTGGATTGAGGCAGCATCAAGGTCTAGAATTAATATCTTTACTGCGGAAAAGAGTGGCTGGGTTCGTGTTGGAAAGCGCATTGTCCTGGCAAAATCCATATATATTGGCCACTACGAGAAGGTTGTCTCTACAACTAGCCTTTTCAAGCAGGTCGACTTTGACCGCATTATCCTTGACGAGGCGCACCGCATTCGCAATACTAAAACTGCAACTGGAAGGTCTGTCCTTAAGATTAATGCTACCTACAAGTGGGCTCTTACTGCAACACCTATTGTCAATAAGATGGATGACGTCGTAGCGTATCTGAAATTCATTGGGTTCAAGATTGAGTCTAATAGCTGGAGTGATAAATACAGTGGGTGGATTCCTAATATCTACCTAGCGAGAACCATGGAAGAGGGTGAGGCTCCTGCAGGTCTAACAATGCCCCCGACTCCAGTTACAGAAGTTAAATACCTGGACTTCACCAACAAAGAGGAGGAAACTGTCTACAATGGCATACTCAACAACATTGAATCACAGTGGCGTTCTGCACAGGCTATGAAGGGCATCGCCTACCAACTCCAGCGATTTGCGATTCTCTTGCGTCTTCGCCAGGTGTCTGTAAATCCCCAAATCTACATAAATGCTCGTAAGAAGGAGCCGTTCGGCTGGACTGGTCCTGAGATCAATGTGCCTAGTAGAAAGTTTGATGAGATTTCTCATCTACTTCGTGAGAGTTATAATGATAAACAGACTAACCGCTGGATAATCTTCTGTCAATTCCATGAGGAGATAAATTTACTTTCGGCATTTCTAAAAGCATTTCCCTTCATCGGTAGTATCTTACAGTATCACGGTGGATTGAGTTCATCTGAGCGCGATGCAGCAATTGAAGCCAGCAAGATTCCCTCTGGTGAGGGAAAGCAGGATGTCTTTCTCATTCAGCTACAGGCTGGTGGGACTGGCTTGAATTTACAGAATTACAATCGTATTATATTCATTAGTCCCTGGTGGACATCAGCACTCTTAGAGCAAGCTAGGGGTAGGGCTGTTCGCATTGGACAGAAAGACGTTGTCAAGATTTATTGGCTAAAACTTATAGCAGAGGAAGGTCGTATAAGTATAGACGATCTAATGATGAGTAAGGCAACAGAGAAAAAAGAGCTGGCGACGATGTTTCTAAATTTGTCTCATAATAGGATAACTCAAATCTAAAGCACAACCAGAATGGAGTCACCTAGATCAATGACATTTTCAAGTTATTCTTTTTTTATAGTTATCGCAATTTTAATTGCAGTGGGAGTAGGGTTAATCGCAAGCTCTATTTTTTCTAGAATGAATACTGTGCCTTCCGGTCTAAAACATGAGGGATTCCAAGGTCCTGCATTTGGAGTATCGGACCTTCCTTGTGGCCAAGAATCAGCCGAAGCAAGGGCTGTTTTAGAATTATTTAAAAATAAAAGTTCATCAACTGAAGAAGGTGGTCCAGATCTAAAAGAACTCAAGCAAATCTTAACAAAACTCTGTTGCATGAAACATGACTTAATGGGAGCAACTCAAGTCGTGCAGAGTATGCTATATATCCCTTACAATAATACACACGACCGTGAGAATCCTGCAGATACACTAGCCCGCTGTTTCACCAAGTCAATTTCTCCAAGGGATTTGGATATCACATTTGCCACATGGAAACAGCGTGCAATCGTGTTGATAAGTAAATTATGCACATCTTATAATTTTTCTTCTAGTGAAACTGAACAAGCAAATAATTTATTTACTGGAGTATGGACCGATGTATTTTCTATAGCAAAAAATGCATGCTCCCCACGACCCAAAAATACTGAGAATGAATCTCCTCGCGACCCCAAGGGTCGCATTCCCGAAACTGTAGAAGATCTTGGACCTTATGGTGGTTACTATTAGATAGTCTAAGTAAAGGAGAGTGATGCGATAGTATCAAGGGTAATCGTTTTTAGTTCTCCACGATAATTTAGAATCTTGTCTTTTAGTGAATTACACGTTAAGACAATCTCATCTATACACGCCTTTGAATACAAGTCTTCATAAGGATTATAATGAGTTAGTTGGTCCATCTCAACAATCTTTGCTATAAATACTCTGCGAAACTTTTCAAAGTTGGTGTAAAGTGAGAAATACTCATCCTTAAGAAAGAGTCTAAGCATCTGTATAATTCTCTGGATCCTCTTGTCACCACGATATACCCAAGGCCTATCCAAAACAGTTTCTTCCCTGTGCTCTAAAGAAAGTAATATACTACCTACCACGCTGACACAATAATTTATCTGATGTTTCATTAATGATTGTGGAGCCATCTTTTTTTGAACCCGGTCCCATACAGGAAGACACTGGTTCATATTGATCCTCGTCTCATAATCAAGATAAGGAAAGATATGATCTGAGATAGTATCTAGAGGCAGATTGTCAAGCACAGTGGGTCTCTTTCTAATAAATGTTCCTTGAGAAATTTTCTTTTTCTGTTTTGCAATGCTCAGAGAGCTCGTAGCTAGGAACCCTGCCGTTTTTGTTGAATTTACAGACATAGTAGATAAATATTATGTCGTGAATGTAAAATTCATTTTTTATATTAGATATGTTTGGTTCTGGTCCTGGAAAAAAAACAAGAAAGAATACATTTCCTTATGAGGTGGCTATTCCATCTTATAAGAGACATGAGGCAATCAATGAGAAGACACTTGCAACTCTTAAACGATACGGAATTCCTGCATCCAAGATAACAGTATTTGTAGCTAATAAGGATGAAGAGGCTCTTTATAAACAATCACTGAAACCAGGGACATATGGAAAGATTGTAGTTGGTGTCAAGGGAATGCACGATATCCGCAATTTCATTACTGGTTATTATAAAGTCGGCACCAAGATTGTTAATATAGACGATGATATCAAGGGATTCCTAGAATATGACGAGGCTAATAAACGAAAGGAACGCCCTCTAAAGAGTCTCATTGGCGTAATTAAGCGTGGATTCGCCGAATGTGAGAAAGCCAAGACAAAACTTTGGGGCGTCTACCCAGTGGCCAATGGCTACTTTATGAAACCCAAGGTGAGCACAGATATTCGTTATATAATTGGATCCTTCTGGGGATGCATCAACCCCGGTCTGAAGGGATCTGATGGAGTTAAGATCACCACTGAATACAAGGAAGACTATCAGCGCTCTATACTATATTACAAGCGATGGGGTGCTGTAGTAAGACTCAATATGTATGCACCTATCAGTGCATATTATACGGAGCCTGGAGGTATGCAGGAAGTCAAGGAACGCAAGGAACTAGAGGAGAAAGGAGCTAGATGGCTAGTGAAGACCTATCCCGAGTTTGCCGTGCTCAATGCATCAAAAAAGAGTGGATATATGGAAGTCAAGCTGAAGGATTTACGGGATTCTAAGAAGGAAGATTAATAAAATAAAATTGAATTTTCAAGTAAATGATAATTGTATTACAAAGTTTACTTGAAAATGTCTCAGCCTATTACTACACCTGGTTATCCTTCTCGCCCCGGTGGTAATATTAATGATAGCACGGTCTTCCGCTCAAGACATGATTCTGTATGGGAGTCTTACCTATGTAAGGGGATTTCTGAAGGTCTTCATAAAACACCATTGCATGGAAGTCCTGGTGCGGTTTGCAACTGGTCCGCTAGTAGAAAACATGATCCAACGAGGGCAGAAAACAAGCGAATTCTTGGTATAGTTCGCATTAGTGGAGAAAAGGGTGTGTCGAACGAAATGATTGCTGCCTATATTCAAGAATACTTTAATGAAATACCCGAAGAGACCCTGAACCGAATTCGGGAGCTTGAAAAGCAGGGGCTAATTTATGAAAATTCCTTAAGGATGCACTAAACTCAAGAATAGCATCAGGCCTAAAATCTGAAACACAGATTTAGCCGGACGTGCGAATTCAAAGAGAGGCACTACACTGAAATTCCACAGCCATAGACCAGCAAGTGAAAGAATCAAAATAGAAATGGTGAATGTTAGAATAATTGCAATTGCATCTGCATATATAGGGTCCTTTCTATGAGATTCTGCACCAGAGGGATTTGTAAAGCCTTCAACCGCTGCACGCATAACAGCACCAACCACCGAATTCATTCTATCTATGGCATCTCATTTTTCTCATACACGAGTGATTCCCTGATAATGGTATCTCTCTTCGTATCAAGAAATGCAAGTAGCTTATCTGCCTCCTCAGCAGTCTTAAAATGCTCCTTGAAATAAGTCTTCATCTCCTTGATGCCGAGGGGCGACTTGATCACACGCTTCTTGAAAAGGGCGCGCGCGTTTGATGACTTTAGATCAAGGGCTCCGATACTATGATTCTTCATAATTGGTAGAATCATCTTCTGCATTGCCTGAGCACGCTTATCATGTTCACGAATTCTGTCATTTATCTGTTTTTTCTCATCTAGTAATTTCTGCTTATCCTCCTGCAACTTTTTCCACTCAGTCAATAAAGTAGGTAGATTTCTGAAATCAGTAGACTCTAGATTATCTTCTGATGACATTCTACCATAATATAGTGAAATAGATTTAGGCCTTTAGCGCATCATAGCAAAAATTTGATTAAGCATTTTGAATAAAAAAGGGCACAATGCCACCCCAAACACCCTTGCACATAGGAACACGATTAATCGAGACTCTCTGGTATGCCTATGCAAGCAGAATTGTAGATAAGGCGGTTGAGCTCTATAAGATTGAGCCAGATAGGGCAGCTGAGCTCAAGGCGAAGTTCTTGAAGAGAGGCGAGTTCCTGGTTGTGCCATTGTCTCCCTGAATGACTTTAGAGCCCATCTGGGTGCAGGAGAATTCGGTGGTGGAGGTATATAACTCAGGGGCAGATTTTTCAAGCCAGAATTTTTTTCTCTTTCTCTTATTCTAAAGAAACAGTTTAGAATAAGACGCAAAGTAGCTGGAATTCCAATGAATAATACGATAAATACACAGAGTAATAAACCTACTGATAGCATAATATTCTGTTGAACCAAAGTGAATGTATTACAAATAATACTTGTAGTCAAGAGACCTACAGCGAGGCCTATAATGAGAATTAATGATAGCCAATAGGATGGATATTTTCTGAATTTCTTAGAGAAATGTGAATGCTCTTCATTCAGAAACTTCTGCATGTCGGTAAGGCTTAGCTTAGCTAGTTCAACGTTCAACTTTACTTTAATCAATTAGCGACTCTGTCATTTCTTCTATGATATCAACTCGTCCCTTACGAATATATGAAGTATCAAGTGAATTAATAAACTCTGGACCTCGGTTACTTGTCATTATTAATATTACATTAGAATACATGCCTCTCTGAATAGAATCTAACATATGGTTCCATCCTGATTTATCCGAGACTATTGTCGGCATATTCTTATGTTGATCAATACCTTCATGAATTTTCATAATGACCAGATCAATTTCATCAAAGACTATAATAAGCGGCTTTTGCGCAGTCGGTTCTACCTGACTTACAATACATCCTAGTGTATCCCCTGGTTGCCATGGCTTTATAGTATTACAGAAACTTGACGAGAAACGATTGGCAATTAGAACACCTATCATAGACTTACCCGTCCCTGGTTTACCGTGAATAAAGGCTACTGTATGTCTTCTTTTCATATAGTCTGCAATAATTGCATCAATCACACTTTTCTGTTGACCCATTGGTATATCTTTAGCATCCCTAGTTCTTTCTTTGAACCATACAGTGCCAAACTGTCCTGTGCGTTCAAATACTGTAATCTTAGTTTCCTCAGAATGCTGAGGTGGCTTCCATCCTTGCTCAAATAAAGACATCTCATCCTTAACTTCCTCAGTTAGAGCCTTATAGGATTCTTCGGTAGCAATAATGAATATGGAAATATCATCATCTCTTTCACCACAAATATTTAAAATATACCAGTATCCAATGGAATATCCGTAACTCTTTCCTCCATCAGTTGTATGACTTGAATACTTAATACGATTCTGTATTCTATTACATTCCTCAGTTTTCTTAATATAGTAGAGACGAATCCCAAAGATCTGAGTTATCAAGAAGATAAAGGTCCATGGAATATAATTTATGAAATTTATTACTAGTAGTGGCGCAAGAAGTGACATTTATGGTAGTTACTGTGCGAGCACAGGTATCAATTTTTATATACTTCTTACGTAAATCTACATTTTATATTCCATAAAATGATCTATTATAACATTACTCTGCTTTTTAACTTTATTCAAGTGTGACCTACATTTCTTATTAGCACACTTTTCTATTTTCTTAGATAATTTCCGCAGTTTAGATCCTTCGGGTCCATCATAGAATCCAACAATGCAGTCAAAGAATGCCATATTATTTTTCTGAGGACACTGTATATCTTGTTCTTTTGTAAATCTCTGAGATTCAACTTTTTGCTCCTTAAAATACTTTGAACACTTTCGTGTCCTACAAGTATCAAAGGCTATAAATAATCGATCCTCAATCTTTTTCTGAGCCTTAAATTTCTTGGCATTAAAGTTCTTTCTTGTTTTCTTCATCTATATATCCTAACTAAAAAAAACCCTCAGCCTTGATACCACCCCCTGTCTGCAAATATGGCACACAACTGTTCGCTTTGAGCAGTTAGTGCAAAAGGTATGACCACATGGAGCCAATGCAATTACAATTGGCTCTGTCATACAAATACAGCATAATGGATCTGATTGGGTGACAGTGCGCTGTGGAAGTAGTATATCTCTTAGGGCCGAATATTTCTGCAAGGTGAAAATATAATCCCAGTAGAGTTTCTCAAAATTACTAGATTGAAACTGCTTCTCTATATAAGAATCCATCATTTCCTGAAATCCATCAATCTCAGGATTTGGTAAAGATACAAGTTGTGAGACTTTTTCTGCTATCATATCAATTCGTATACATTCAGATTGTAGACGTTGATCTAGTCTAATAAGTTCATCGCCCGTATCCCTCATGTAATCCAATAACTGCTTACTCATATTAATCCAGCGTTGAACTGGATTTTCGCCTACTCTAGTCTTCATTAATTCTTCAATATATACATTTAAGGTATCAGTTCCATTTTGCGGAGAGTCTACAATAAAGTTCCTGAAAAACTGTGGAATTTGCCTAGCGGTATCAAAATTTGTTAATTTACCATATTTTGTTAAGAGTATATGAGCAGTTTTCAATGGTTGGTCATCGGGTAAGGGTTTTGCAAAAAATTGCAGAATCTTCTCTTCGTGATTTTGAATGATATCCTTAACTTTTCGTCTCCATTGTCTAAACTGTTGCTGCTTTTCAGCAGCCTCTGTAACATGGTAGAGGATAACATTTGATATTGCAACTTTTAAAGAAGCCTGTGGTTTTATATCATTTGTATCTGCATCCGGGAAATCAGCAGATGCATATACTACCCCTCCTTGAACTGCCCCTCCATATTCCCCTTGGTCCCTCTGTTCCATTACTTGCTTCTTAGGAAACTGAAAAAAATAGCATAGATGCAGCGTGAATCCTTATAAATCATCAAGAGTTAATTCCTTCTCCTTTTGTGCAGTTGCCTTTGCCCTATGAGAAACCTTATTCTTTTTATCAACCACAACACCTTCCCTCTTTCGCTTTTCTCGCTCAGTTTCACTTAGATTTTCCTCATCTTCTTCTTCCTCTTGCTCTTCATCTCTATCAAATATATCATCATCCTCAGCTTGAGCTGCTGCTTCAGCCACTTTCTCTGCAGCGGCCTCCTTGCCCTCGCCAACAAGTTTAGAAATTTCAGATACCGTATCAATATTTCCAAAGATATAAGGATTAATACCTTCCTTTTTTAATTCACTGTATTGATAAGGATGATATTTATCTAGTATGTCGCCACGATCTCCCCTTACACCATTAGCAAGTTCTGCCTTAGGGACTTCACAATCTCTTAAACTCACTAGGACAACATCACCAACTTCAAATCTAACTGTCTTTTTGATTGATCTACATATCTTACATACGCGTTGCTTGTTATCATCACAGTATATCTGGGCATTCAAGTCACCAAGTAGTCTTACTAGTCTACCAACCATTTGATCTGGTTGCCTAGTAATAAATTCTACTTGTTCAGAATCTGCAAACTTACTCTTTCCCTTTCCACTCTTGTAACCTTTACCTCCGCGAATATTTGGCATACTATTTACAGTGCATAATAATTGTGTCAATTTTTATATAATTGAAAAATTATATTCACAATTATAATAACAATGTGTTAATCATCATACATGGCATATAGAGCATTTGCATTTCTCTCCTCAACCTTTGCATAGTATGCCCTCTTCTTAAGACGTCTAGTAGAACGATCCTCATCAGTGATCCACTCACCCTCCTGTGGCTGATATTCCCTACAAGAGTCAGGGTAGCTTACTACCTGAGAGAAAGATTGCTGCTTAACTAGAGGCCTCCTCTCACTGCAGCAGAGGAGCTTGCAGTCTACATTCTTACCCTTGTAAATCTTCTGCTTTGCTTGGATAGTTGTATCGTAGCTTATGAGTGCTCCCACAATTGGACTACCATCTGCCCTATAAATCTGAACTGCCTTCACAGCCTCTGCTCTTGATGCATATATAGATGCAATCTCATCCTTACTCAACACGGGAATCTCCTGCTTGGGATTTGTTCTATTCTGATTATTCTTATAACTCATGGTATGTGTGTAAAAAATAAGGGCACCAGCACAATCAATTTTATACTGATGCTTTTACTTTTTTAGTCTTTACAACTCTCTTTGAAGAAGATTCCGTATATTCCACTTTTTTTCCAATGAGCTCACCGAACTCTTCCATAATTCGCTTGTCTTCCTTTTTAGAAGAGCATGGTAAATTATGACTAGAAAGTGTTGCACGAATATTCTTTCCCTTCTCGTCATTGGGAATAGTAATAACAGGGTCACCATGAATATATGGAATATGTTCATTTACGCCCGATGTAATTCTTGTTAATGTATCTATCTTATAATGACTCAGAATACTCGATGGTATGAGCTGCTCAACGAACTCCGGCTTTCTATAATGCCATGTATCTCTATCAGGACATTTTACAGTAGAATGTCCATGAACCTGGCAGATGCTGCAAAAGAGTGCAGCCCTAACAGGGCACAATGCTGGCTCATGTTGCTCTGCCTTGTATAATTTAGAACAAAAGTCACACATTGTTACCGCTAGCGGCTATAACCTTGAATCAATTTTATTTTTTTGATTTTTTAGCTTATTTATAGTAGATATGTCAGATTTAATCATAGGTCAAATGACTGGCTTGACGAACTCTCAATTCTTACAATATTCTGATGCTGCGCGTATATTTTTACGTGTGCAAGCGTTTAACCAGGCTATAAGAATTAAGCGAATTGCAGGAAATAAAACAATTTCCTATTACACCTTCGTAGATAATACAGAGAGAACCTTATATAAACAAGGGCAATTCATTTTATCTCAGAATGATCCTATTAGTGCAGCAGGAGGATTATACGATGATATAGCAGAAATATAATTTTCACATTCAAATAGTAGAATGTCTACCAATTCAAGAACATGCGGCTGCACAACTCAACAATATGATCAAATTATATTTAATTCGGTTGCATACCAGAATTCTGCCAACGTGGTCTATCAAGGAAAAAATGCCCTAGTCGCTGCGTCAACCAATGGGACTTTAGGAAAGCAGGCCACTGGCAATCCCACATTTAAGTCTAATTATGAACGCATGCAATATTTACTTGGGCAACAGAACCAGGCTTCTTGTGGTGTCCCTGGGAAAACTTTCGCCCTCGGCACTAACTAAATGCTTATCTACGAATACTTTTGGAGACATACTATGTTTCTGCAAGCGTTCCTTCGTATTTTTCTGCCAATGAACCCACCATAGACCCCAGGCCTCAATGAAATGTTTTTCCAAGTAAATAGTCTTGTCCATACCTTTATTACTAGAAAAATAGTATTCATTTTTATTATCCCGGCCCTACTTCCGTGACCTCCCTGTCATCGTAGCTCTGAAATTCTCTAACCACTGTGTCATTGCATCTGATGGTGACCATGTAGCCTTCTTCGTCGTAGAATCATATGTGCCAAGCTTAATTGGCTGAATTTCTGAATTTAATGAACTCCCATGCTGAAAAGCGAGCATGTTACCGTCCTTCAGATGAACTGGAATTCCATCAATAATCTCAACTCCATGACTTGGCATACGTATTATCTGCAATGACTCACATTCATTTTTTACCCTACTGCAAAATACCTTTGTGTAAAATTGAACTCATCGCCATGCTATTTTCATAGCACCCAAAAAAGATGTCAGCTCCTTTGCCTGTTTCACGTATTCGTAAGTCATTCAGTCCAATGAAGCTTGTAGATCTTGTGCAAGATTTTGATGAAAAGCGTATTACAATTCCCCCACACCAGCGTGAGTTTTGCTGGGATCTTGGAAAGCAACGTAAATTTATCCAGAGTATTCTGAAAGGCTATCCCATTCCATCTATTCTACTTAGCAAGGTAAGCCTTGGTGATGCAGAGCATATCCTAGAAGACGGGCGCCAACGCATCACAACGGTTTCTCACTTCCGTAGCGACAAGTTCGGAGTTGCACTAGAGAAGGATGGTCCAGAGTTTCTCTTCTCACAGCTTAATACCGATGATAGGTCTCGGATAGATCATGAGAATATTGTTGCATGGACATTCTGTAATGCTACACCCCTGGACCGCATAGAGATCTTTGACTGGCACCAGAATGGTGCTCCACTTTCCTCTGGTGAGCGCTATCATGCACAATATGCATCAGCACTCGTTGAGTTTGTTAAGAAGCAGCTTATGACACCTGGGCATGGTTATCACGACCGCGCTGCAACAATCTGGGGTGTCCGTGGCGATCCAGTGAATCCTCCAGAGGGTTATATCTCTTCAGACAAGCGTCGCAAGTGGCTTCTAAGTGCAGTTGCACTCTGCCTTGGTCTAGCATATGGTCCTGCAAATGCAAATAAGAACTATGAGAATGGGCGAGAACTCATCGTAATCCCAATCTCTGCAGCAAAGGAGGTCGCAATGAAGCGGGATCTTGAGCGCATCTTTGAGATTTATGAGGCGGTTCAGGCTCGTCTTGCCCCTCGTAAATCCAAGCAGTGGCTAAATCCGAACTGGGATCTTGGAACCTTTACAGGCTATATTCTCTATAGCCTCTCAATTGCTGCGCGCAAGGCACATATTGAAACTCAGAAGGGTCTTCCCCTAGGCCACAAGGTGGGTTTTGAGAAGAGTGGTGTCTATCAACCTGATTCTCTAAAGGATAAGCCTGCTGAGTGGACTCGTCTGAAGGATGTCTGGGTGAATTATATTGTCGGAGTGCGCCGCACAATTAATGATAACCCCAAGCAGACAATTAAAAATGTTCTGCTTGCGGGAATTCACAAGGGTATCCCTAACTGTCGTAACTGGACACTAGAGCGCTGGGAGGATGGATATAAGCGTGTATTTCATCCTGATACGGTTGTAGAGTCTGAATCGTCTGATATTGAGAATGAGGATGAATATGATTCTGATGAGGATGAGGAGAGTGAGTAAATTTCGGTATCTAAAATAGATGAACACTGCAATAAATTTCTTAGGATATAATCCTATAGAATATGTTCCAGCAATCCTGGTTACAGGTAAGATTGGACTAGTATTTTTTGCATTAGGTGCATTATTATATTCTTACGGCGCAGCAAAGCTTTCTTATACATATAATATGTCAATGAATAATGGGTCTATGGCCTACTTCTGGTGCCTGCTATGTTTCTTTTTTGCATCGATTTACTACCCATATTATGCAATCTTCTTGAATCCAGTTCTCCCTATTTCAATGGTTGGAGTTGCTGTAGGAGGGCGAAGACGTTAATTAGAAATCCTCAACCGTGCTGAAACTCATCTCGGCCTGAGTCTTTCCAACACCCGCCTTGGCATAGTTCGCATTACGCTTCTCAAAGAAGTTGTCCTTGCCCTCCAGAGAAATACGCTCCATGAAATCAAAGGGGTTTGCCACATTGAATATCTTGGGATAGCCAAGCTGCACTACCAACCTGTCTGCCACAAACTCAATATACTGGCTCATCAACACAGCATTCATCCCAATAAGCTCACATGGCAATGCCTTCGTGATGAAATTCTTCTCAATCTTCACTGCCTCCTTGATAATCTTGGTTACCTTTGTCTTTGTAAGCTTGTGCTTAATCTTGGAATACAGGAGGCAGGCAAAATCCGTGTGCATTCCCTCATCCCTCGCGATGAATTCATTGCTCGTCGTTAGGCCAGGCATGATGCCACTCTTTTTTAGCCAGAAGATTGAGCAAAAGGCACCACTGAAGAAGATTCCCTCAACCACTGCAAATGCTACCAACCTCGTTGCGAAATCGGCCTCCTTAGTATTTAGCCACTGCTTTGCCCAATCAGCCTTCTTCTGGATTGCAGGAATCGTGCTTGCCGCCTCGAGCAAGTGTTGCTTCTCAGCCCTGTCATCAACATAGGTATCAATAAGCAAGGAATACATCTCAGAATGAATCGCCTCCATGAAATTCTGGTTCGCATAGAAGTATTTAGCCTCTGGCCACTGAACCTCATTCTGGAAATTCAGGGCCAGGTTCTCCATAAGGATACCATCAGAAGCAGCAAAGAATCCTAGAACATGCTTAATAAAATGCTTAGTATTTGCATCTAGCTTCTCCCAATCCTTCGTATCCTTTGTCAGATCAACTTCCTCTGTAGTCCAGAATACTGCAACGGCCTTCTTTCCCATATCAAAGATATCTTGGTGTTGAATAGGAAACAGAACAAATCGCCCAGGATTCTCCATGAGCAGTGGCTCGTCAGTTGGCTTAGGTAACTCAGAAATTACCTCGCTCAAAGCTAACGCGGGTGGATCGGCCTTCGGGACCCTAGCCTTTCGGCCCGGAGATCCAGTAGTCTTCATGACGTCAGGATTCTTAGTTACAGATGAATCATTTATTACAGATACAATATGCTGCTCCATTCTGCTACGGGATAGTATATTTGAGGGCGAGAAAGAATCCATAGGGAGGTTTAGTGATAAATTGCGGCATTTATATGTGTGCAATTTTTATGGCGTGATAGGATAGATATGCAGGGAGGAAGAATTCTTGCTGAAGGTGTAGATGGTTGCATTTTGTCTGGTCCCATGTGGCCATGCGCAGAAGATAGTAAAGGTAACCAAGAAGTCCCCAATCCAAGTAATACGCGATATGTTTCTAAAATAGTTTCCGTTGAAGATGAAGAATCTGGTTTTTTACAAATGGCCGAGAGAATATTAGGGACTCAATTATCTGAAAAGTATCTTTCTAAGCTACAAGCTCAATGTAAACCTGCAACAAAACTGCATCCACCTAAAAAGCAATATGCAGAAAATTTAGTTAAGGGTGAACGCAATATTTTGGCAAAGACGTGGCCTACAAATGAAAATGAACAAGCATGTGGCCAACTTAAGCGAAAATTAGAAAATGGGCAGGATAATTTGAGTAAAAAGAAATTAATGATTATTACAAAATATGAAATGACAATGAGTGAATTAGCAAATAAACTTTTAAATAATACTATCCCATATAAAACTATATTAGTTAATATTGAACGTGCAATCCCTAAATTTATTATGGTTCTTCAGAAACTATATCAGAACCAGACGGAACAACTTATTCATATCGATTTACACACTGGAAATATATTTGTGAGATTAAACCCCTTTGAATTTGGTATTGCTGATTTTGGTCACTGTGTTTTCCGGCGTCAAAATGAAGATCCTTCTATGACATTTTTTGGAAAATTTCTTATCAACTATGTGTCTAACGTTCCATTTTCACCAAGGTTTAGTCAAATTCCCCTAGAAGCTCGTCTTCTCAGCTTTTGCTATATGAAAAAATTAGATAATGTAACACCATCTGCGCTAGTGAAAGCCTGGGAAAATGATGAAGAAGTAAAGGAATATATTTCAGGAACAGATATAATTAGTTCACAGCTTTCACAAATTTTATCACAACTCTTGAAACGAATCTTATTTATCGCCATGGTGGAATCAATCCAGTCTATTTCTAGAAAACTTAGAGAGAATCTAAATAGTGCTAGTGCATTGTATAATAGTTTTACTCCTACCGAAAAAAAGGTTGTTGAATTTATTTTAACCCGTTATTCAATTATTTCTCCAATAAATACTATAAATGAAGAACTAATGCATATATACCCGAATGAACAATTAATGACACAGAATGGAAAAGGCTCGAATAATTTAATTAAGTTTATACTAAAAGGAATTGCAGCTCCGTATTTTCAAGATGGATCGTCACTGGATAGAGCATTAAGTTCGGTGCAATCAGCGGACCTCGGAATACTGTGGGCAGACATTGTTGCAGGTAAATCTTCTTGATTAGTAACAGTAGGGTCCCTTGCGGTTACCGTAGGGTCCCTTGCGGTTACCGTAGGGTCCCTTGTGGTTACCGTAGGGTCCCTTGTGGTTACCGTAGAATCCATCACAAAAACACGCTCTAGGAATGTCTTAACCTTCGGATGAACCATGAATGCCCTAGCTGTCAAATCCCAAATATACAGGCAATCTAAGGATCTCACCCGTGATAATGCGACATATGCCTGGCCATATTCAAATGTATTATCACCAATATCAATTAAAGCACAATCCAGAGTGGCTCCTTGAGCCTTGTGGATTGTGATTGCATATGCCAGCCTTAGAGGAATCTGTTGTCTCTGCAATCCCTCAACATCCTCAGATTCCCATACATGCGGCTCAATAATGAGAACTTCCCCATTACGAAATTTTACCATCGGATACCCGCTAGGACCATCACAGAATTTCTCCACAATACCACGAGAACCATTAACTAAACCAAAATCCATGTATTTGTTACTTAGCAACATGACTTGAGCACCCTTCCTCAAAGAAAGTTCTGGAACATATGCGCCATTTTTATCCATCTTCTCAATTGCATAATCGGTTACTTGTTGAACCGTATGAGCCGTCAAGTAAGCCTGGGTCTTAATTGTCCTTGCAACGAAAACCTTGTCTTCACCCTCACACTTATTTAATTGTGTCATGTTAATTTGATCTACATCCGCACGCTTAGTAAAGAGGAGAGTTGGCTTGATTTCTAACTTCTTCCATGCCGTTGTTCTCCTGGAATCCAGAATATCGAGGGACTCCTTCGTTAAGATACCTGATCTAGCTTCATCCAGGATTTTTAAGAATACTGGGTCAGTTTGTCTATGCACTGTTCTCAAGACTACTGAATCATGAATATGCGCATTCCATGCCTTGGATTCAAAGACAAAGAAACAGTCCTTGGAGTCCTTGTTTACTGGGGGTAGCTGGAACATATCCCCCACCAGAATAAGCTGCAGGCCTCCAAAGGGTAGGGTGGACCTGCGCATTCCCTTACCAATAGTATCGAGCTTATCAAGCAGCTCTGGCATCATCATGCTAACCTCATCTATAATGAGTGCATCCGCAGCTAGCCAGTTCTTCTTAGCCTTGAAGGCTTTTCGCAGCTTCATCAAGATAACCTCAGCAGATTCCTTTCCTAGACCTATACCTGCCCAGGAATGAAGCGTTTTAGCACCCTTTCCTATGAGTAACGCTGCGCAGCCAGTCATGGCAGTGAGAGCTACATCTTTACCATCACTATTCAAGGCTTTCACTATATTTTGAATAACATATGATTTTCCTGTGCCACCTGCACCCGTTAGAAAGAATGATTTCCCTGATTTCGCTAAATCAACTGCTCTTTGCTGATCTTCATCCATTTGTGCCTTTGATGGTTTTAGACAAATAAGCAATTTTTATGGTGCTATCAACAGATTACAACTATAAAGCGATTTATATTATTTACGTATATTTATACAAAAACTAACACACCCATCAAGTGCTTTTCCTATAATCATCTGATTATATGTTAAACAAAATTCATCTACTGCTTTCTTTATTCCAAAATGGTAGACAGTTTTAGCCTTTGCCATATTCATTTCATAATCATGACCCATAATATACCCACCATTCTTTATTTTTTTATATGCATTTAGTAAATCCTGTTTAACACCATTGTATGAATGATCACCATCGATATATATAATATCATAAGTATTATCTTCTTGTCCTCTTAAAAAATCTACTGAATTTCCTTTATGTAATTTAATATTAGGCATATCTTTATATTTCTCTAATAATTCTACATAACTCTTTCCTACGTCATACCAAACTACATTGTTTCCATCAGCATCACCACTACAGGTATTCCCTTCAAATAAATCAACTGCATCAACTGACCCTATTCTACAATTTTTTACTAAATAGTCTAAGAAATCTCCCTTAAATACACCTATTTCTAAAAGTACTGGATTAGATATCTTATTACAATAATATGATAACATTTCGGTGCGTGTTTCAAAAATACATAACTCACTATAATTTTCATCTTGCTTTATCCAATAGTGTTCTGTATAATCAGTTTTTATTAATGGAGAAATAATACTATGTTTAGATCTGAATTCATCAGTTGCTCGTTTTGCACCTATCCAATGACCATAATCATCTATTATTATTATTCCGCCTGGAACAACTTTATTATATAACTTTTCTAGACATACCATGGTTGATTCATACCAATCACCATCTAGCCGAAGAACACCAATTTCTCCAATGTTTTCTATATTTTCTGGAACATTTAATGTGTCTTTGAAAAATCCTTTTATTAGATTCACATTTTTCATATCAATGTTTAATGTTTTAAAAGTATTATAAACATTTTCTATACCACCTGATAAATTATCACCAACTTTACCAAATCCAGATAATGGGTTACTCTTATTATAATTCCCTAAATCTTCATTGGTTATATTAGGCATACCTTCAAAGCTATCAAAACCATATATTCTATTATTTTTACCTGCTATACTTTTCATCATGGCTAAACATCCACCTTTTGCCACCCCACATTCTACAAAAGAATACGATGTATTTATAAATTTTTTACACTGGTTGTATAAGTTAATTAATCGTTCTCTAGAAACCATACTGAATCGCCTTTTTAATATATCATCTGAAAGTGAATACATTATTTTCTCCCAGAAAGAACTCATTTTATGATACTTTGAATTATATAATCCAGGTGTCCCTGGAAAATGGTAAATAATTTTCTCTTTATTAAATTCTCTAGGATTATTTTCTAAATATTTCTTCATAAATTTATTATCATATTTATCTTGAATAAATGAATTATAGACTAGAAATGGCTGATCTAAACAAAATGGGTGATCTGTATTTTTATTCATATAATTGACGATATGGCAATTTGTATCTTCAAATAATTTTCTCATTGATTCACTATTAATAAAATAAAACACACCTGCACTGAATGCAGAAGTATTTTTACTAAATATTTCAAAGTTAAAGAATTGTGATCCCCAGAATACATGACCTATATGACCCTCTTCTAATGCATACAATTTTTCAGATGAAATTTCAATGTTAAATAAAACATTGATATCTGAATTAATTAATATATCGGTATCTAAGTAAAGTATTTTATTATACTTATCAATCATGTCATATTGAAAAATTTTTAACTTACAACAAGAAGCTTCCATTAATGTATGTAAATCCATAATATAGTAATGTAAAGGTAGGTCAATATTCTCTAGTTCTTTTTGTATAAGTGGCTGGAATGCTGCAGATGTTAATATAAGAATATCTGTAGTATTCTTATTTATATTTGCTTTTACTGAAATAGAAGTAATAAGTAATTTTAGTAAATTTATATATGATTCTTGATGAAAAACACACATGTAAATAAGATTCATTATACTAAATAAAATAAATTATTAAACAATATTATGCGCGGAATGTATAATAAAATAAGTTATAAATGTTTATTATATGGCAGTATATCCAATAACCTTTTCGATCCCGGAGTCTAAACTAGTTACAGAAATTCCTGTAAAAACTAAATTTATATCTACTATTATACCCGGTGACGTTAAAACATATACATTTAATACTGAAGAGGCATATTACAATGAGTATAAGTCTTCCATATTTGCCCTTACAACAAAGAAGGGTGGTTGGGATTGTATGAGGCATTATGAAGTTTTAGCAAACGGATGTATTCCTTATTTTCCATCTATCGAATACTGCCCAAATACAATTCTAGCTCTTCTTCCTAAGAAACTTCTTATAGAAGGAAATGCCTTATATAAGAAATATAAAAATACTAAATTTGAAGATATTGATATGAATGAATGTAAAAACTTTAGTCAAAAATTACTAGACTATACGCGCCGTAATTTAACAACAATTGCAATGGCAAAATATTTTATTTATACCCTCAATATGCCTAATATTGAACGTATACTTATATTAAATGGTAAAACAAATCCAGATTACTTACGATGTAGTCTACTTCATGGTCTAAAAGAACTATTAGGAAAAAATTGTCACGATTCACCCAAGGTGCCACATATCTATAAATCAAATACTATAAACTATACAAAATTATATGGTAATGGATATTCGTATTCAAATCTACTTGATTCTTCTTTGCATGATGAAATGTCAGAAAATACATTAATAGATGATATTAAGGCAATGAAATATGATATTATTGTCTATGGTTCTTATCATAGAGGTATGCCACATTATGATCTTGTTCAAGAAATATACCCAGGTGATAAAATTATATTATTATGTGGAGAAGATACGCATAGTTGTAGATATGATAAATATTTAGAAAAGGGGCATAAATTATTTATCCGTGAAATGTAAATTATAAAATATAAAGTTCTCTGACCCGCAGTAAATAAGCAATTTTTATAGTGATTGCTTATAAAAAAATTGAATTTATTGCCATTTATGTATAATGTATACAAATGGCAGCAGTTCCTATGTCGCGTGATATGATGCGTGAGCTGAAGGCTAAGACCGATGAGAATAATAGGCTTACACTCGTTGAGCGTTATGTTAAAATCATGTATGAATCTGCAATTAATACTGCTAGAACTTCTATAAATACCCAATGGAGGGCTGAATTTCATAATGGACAGGGTGGTCAGTTGCTTGATGGTAGGTTTATCATTACAAATATTGATGATATTCTTAGAAGACTTCAAGACCTTTTCCCAGATTGCTCTGTAGATTTCAAGTCTCTTACTATGGCAAGGGGACCAGATGGTCAGATGCACGATATTTCTACTCTAGACGAGAAGGCTCTAATGTTTATCGGAAACAGACAAGTAACTCAGTGTATAACTATTGATTGGTCTTAGAGTATCTTCAGATCCCGTCCTATCTCTTTTTTATACATTACTTTTAGGATCTCTATGTATTTCTCACGCAATTTAGAAATATCCTCTTCACTCGGATTCTCATTTTTTTCAACTGGAATAGGTTCTCCAATCACTGAATAAACTGGATCCTTTAAGGGATTATGTAAAATTCCTAGAAATCGTGAAACAGTTTTCCATGTGGGAATTGGAATGCATAAATCATACGGTTTCAATGTATCTTGGATCCATTCAGGTATATCAATTGCCTTAAATAACTGAGCCTCCTCCTTTGATATAATTGGAACTAGTGGCGTTCCAGTTTCTAGAGCCATCTTGAAAATTCCACGTCGTCTTAAAAGTAATGCAGTATCTTCATATATCATTTCTCTCATACCCCCTGGAGAAAGAGAGATAGATCCTTCCTTCAATGTATTCTTCATCTCATGATAATCACTCGGGATTATATTTGTCTCATGAAATATCTCAGTTGTAAAAGGAAACCACTGTAAATTACTAAAAGCTACTGTCTTAGAAAGTTTAATAGGTATCGGGGAATCGGTAAAAGGCGAAGCCGTATGAAAATAGAAACTCGTTGGAAAAACTCCATGGGGGTGCCACATGAAAATATAATGACCTTCTTCTTGCAGGGCTTCAATATTACCAATCATCTTAAATGATTCATTGATATTGTGTTCTATTCTTGAAATTTCTGTAGGCATAGAAGCACGGAATATCCTATTAATAAAAGTAAATAAGGGCATAATACGAATCATTCCAAGTGAAATGCAAATTATAATTAGAGCTGCTGAAAAAAGACCTGCGCATGCAGCAGTAAATCCAATTCCTAATAAAACTCCTAACCAGATAGTAATATATGAATATGGATATATTAAATCTATCATCCTAGTCATTCATTAAAAAAGAATATTAGTAGATGAACGCAAACTTTTTGCTTGTAGCGTAGCACTTGTAGCGTAGCACTTAGCGCTTAGGACCAAACTGCTGTTTATACAGCTTGCTCTTCAACTTCTTGGGCTTTGGCGGAATCGGAGTGTTAGCTATTAATTCAATGGCTTGTCCATTAATTAGTAAATCATGATGAGAATTATACCAATCAATATAATTTGGGTTATTAATAATATTTATAACATAACCATCTCCCCATAATCGCTCTGTTGGCTTAGGCTTAGGCTTAGGCTTAGGATACTCATATTTTACACTATAAGTAAGGTTCTCAGTTATTAATACCCTCCATGCATCACGGCCAAACTTTGAATTATAAGCATAATAACACGGTGTTGCACCTGAATCATCCTCATTATTATACCAAATCCCCCGTTTAAGAAGCTCCCTAACCATCTTCGGACAGTTATTCTCACAGGCGATACTAATAAGCCCTCTGCCTGCAGTATCAGGAATGCTAAGCATTGTCTTAATAAGCTCAGGGTGCCCTGCTTTCTTTGCCATGCCCTCTAGCTCATCGATTCGTGCAAGCCATCTCTCCTCGGGCCTATAGAGCTTGAGTCCATCATTCTTAAGAACAATATGGTGCTTCTCACCCCCTGGTAAGAGAGTTGTGTGCTCAGCAAGAATCTGGAGCCTAGTCTTCTGCTTTTTACCATAGGTCTGCTGAATTAAGAAGGGGAACCAGATACGCTCATCAGTAAATGTCGCCTTGCAAGAAACGACTGCAGGACCAATATCCTTGGCAAAACCATTGTATGCTAGAAGATATAATATATCTTCTAGCATTGCTTGATACTTTTAATATGGCTGAAAAAATATTCAATTTTACTTTAGTGATTAAGGCTAAAAAAATTCTCAAAATACTCATTTGTGTTTACGCGTAGATTTCTTCTTATGAATATTACGCTTGGTATACTTGCGTTGTCCACCTGATTTAGAAGGTCGTAATTTATCTCCTAATTTTTTTGCTACGGTTTCTTCTCCATGTTGAAATGGCAAAATCCAAAATTCGCTAAGTCGTGATGGTATTAAATATGGGTCTTTTAAAATTATATCATAGTATGCAGATTTATTAATATAATAACGTGTATGTGAGTGTGACCAATCATGAGCAACAGAATGTGGTATTTGTAAAATATGGTATGCGGTTTCTACTATGCGACTGGGGCTTTGGATGGGTTGTTTTAAAGATATTTTTTTTAAATTTTTTAAATTTTCCTTATTTGCCCCTAATGGAAATTGTAAAATACAATCAAAGTCATATGGATCAATAGAAGAAGATTTAGCTGCTGCTGTAGCAGCTGTAGCAGCTGTTGTAGCTGGTGCTGCTTGTGCAGCTGTTACTCCAGTAAATGGAAGCACGCCCCTGACCGTGTTAGCTGCTTTTCTTGTAGTTTGATCTACAGATAATTGTAATCCTTCTAAACCCTTTGCAATACCTGCAATACCGGTATTTGACGACATCTATTTAATCCAATTAATTTATGCAAAGAATCTCGGAAGCCTTCCTAAAACCTGCCAAACAGGTATAGATTCATTAGGACTTAATTCTAATATATCAGCCTCATCTTGTGTTAGTTTAACAAGATGTCCTCGGGCTAACCGCTTCTCTTTCTTTGCAGATTCTAGTAAAGTCCTGTGGATTTGCCATAAGGAACACTTTCGTGAAACCATGTGTTTCTTTGCCCACTTATACGCACGCTCATGCAAGGAATATTCCTCTGTCCATAAATCTAGATCAGGATGTTCAACTAGACTAGAAATTTTCAAGGCATTTGCGTATATTTTCTTGCTTTCATGTGTCAATGTCTCAATAAATGAGCGAATATTTGACATCGAATCAGTTAAATCATTATCTGATTCGGTATCAGACATTTATTAGTCCTATTAGATTCCAAGAAGCAATTTTTAGAGCTAAAATGCACTACCTTTAGCCTTCATTCCATCCTTGTGCCCATTTACTAATGGGATGATGCAAGTCAGTTCGTGTCCACCAAATCGGTTTTGCCGGATCAAGAGACTCTATAGCGAAAATCCAGTGTGGTGGCACTAATAGGACTGTTGACGGCCTTAGTATAATTTCAATATTCTGAACCTGAGTCCATAAGGGATGATGAGCTACTGTGGCCTCAGACCACTTCAATCCCTTCCACCCAGGGGGCAACTTTGATTTCTGAGCATTATGAAGTAAAATACATCGCGCTTCACCTTCTGTGCAAGTTATAGCCGTCGCCCAACCATATGTCTGCCTGAGGCCATCTGGGCCAATATGTGCCTCTGTTCGCGTAGAAAATAACCATGGATTCATATCAAACCATCTGAGTATGGTATCAGATTCAATCTGAGAAATCCCCAAAATCTCAGACCATGTGAGTTCTAAGGACAAAGGGACCGCCGCTAAGGCTGTAGGTGCATCCTCGTATTGTTGCCAAATTGGCTGTGCATTCCAAAAACGTGTTTGCTTCAAGCCTCCTGATCTCCATATACCCGCGACCTTAACTTCAGATACAACCACTGGTTTCTTTTCTTCCCAAATAGTCTGAAGACTAATAGCAATCTGAGACTCCTTTATTTGAGAAAGACTATATTGACTTGATGACTGTGAATAATGCCAGACAATTATACAAAATATGATTAAAAGAATAACAATCCATTCAATCATCTTCTTAACGCTACCTCGTATATTAGGCGTGTTCTCTAAGCCGCATTATGAGGGACATAGGTTAAGCCCCCCGAGTTAGCAGCCCCAAGCCCTACAGCCATCAGGCTCTAACTTCTTTGCAGTGATTCCACCTAAATTGTCATCACAACGTCTAGAGTCTCTCCAAATATTCTGCCGGGGAGGCTCGGTTGGACCTACATAGCGATCCTGTTTGGTTGCATTATTAAAGAGTCTAGGTGACCTTAACCAATTCTTCTCATCTGCCTGGGTTCTGCAATTATATGTTCCAGCCCTCAGGAGTGCTTGTGGCATAGAGATTTCCTCTACAAACCTGGAGGTAGGTTTATCAGATTTAGGCACTAGCATTCTATCAACATACATATCACTATTCCTTGGGGGCTGGTATTGGTCATCATCACACGTTCCTAGACGCCGATCCATACGTCTTAATAAACTTTCCTTATCGATTGCCCTCAAGTATCTATCAGGCGGATAGACCTCTCCACCTTGAGGAAATACAACATCATCTGAAACCTCTGGTGCATTCTGGCCTGCTGCACTAGTTCTATATTCTAGGCACACCTTAGTATATGGTCGGAAGTCTAGAGGAAGTGGAACTAGAGTCTGAGGAACAGTTCTAGAATAAATTTTTGTAGGATCCCAGTGGGATTTTAGGCATACTGGAGGAAAGAATGGCTGTGTAGAAGAACCTTGAATAGGATAGGATTCAGTTGCACTACCTTTTTCATAAGGAGTTCCCTTTGGATTAATTGGTGAAGTAACCGAAGACATATCTGACATAGTTTAGAATTTACTATGGAATATTTACAGCTTCTACAATCTGAACAGAGCCAGACCATTCGCAATCAGCATTATTCAAGAGAACTCCTGCAGAATTATACCATGAGAAAGTCAATTTATCTATTTTTCCAACTGGGGGGTTAAATGTGACAGGGCTATGGACAAAAGTAGTTGCAAATGAACCAAACGTATTTAACATAAGCTTTGAATTATATACTCCAGTTTGAGCAGTTGTATCACGGGTTTTTGAGAAATTTTCTGGTTTACTTATATCCATACGATTCATATTGAATTCCTCATTTAATTGTAAATATATATAATCATCAAGAATCTTGAAAAATGATGTGCCCCGCTGCACTGTATTAACAGTAGTATCTTGTAATGCAAATCCTAAATTATAACCAAGGCCATATTGTTCTGAACCAATGTTTGCTTGTGAAACACATGATGAGAATGGTATACTAAATTCTATAGGATCTGTTATTCTATTACGTGATGCTAAATACGATGGTAAAATACTGGACAAATCTGTTGTAATTAAGTCATATAATGCAGCATTACTCTGACCAACTACAGTGCTTATAATTAAGTTATTACTTGAATTTGTAAGATTAATTGCATTAAATTTACTTAAAAAATCACCAAAACTTACAGTTGAAATATTAGATCCATAGAATCCTGGGATACCCACAGAACCATACACACTATTTGTGCTAAATACCGAATTAAACAAAGATAACGATGCCCTATAATCTGGATTTACATTTGTCAGGTTTGCAATTTTTTGTTGCTCATTTGATAAATCAAGAAGTGTTATATATCCATAATCATAACGCTGTGGTAAATAAAAGCGAACAAGGCTTTGAAATGATTCTGTTGGAGAATATCCGCGAATTGCAAGATAATTAAAAGAATCTGGATTAGCCGATGTATCAGATGGGTCAAGATTTATATTAGATATATACGAATCAAAATTATAACCAGAAAATGAATCTGAATAAGAGAAATTGCGCGCCTTTTCCATTGCAAATTTACCATCAATATCAGTTACTAATGATGAAAAACTCTTATATAAAAACATCTCTGTATGTTGATATGAAGGATATGTTTCAGTATCACCTGTTTGAATTATAGGATTTGCTAAAGAACCAGTCTTAGTCAAACTAATTTTATGTGTAGGATAGAAGACTTGATTCGCAAAGGATGTAATAATGGTTAAATCATAAGGAGATGTAAGTCGCGCTCCGTAAAATGATTCTAGATTATTAGTTGCAGGAAAATGCCATATATTAGTAAATTTAGATACAAAGAAATCGCTATATGGCATATCATTTCCTGTATTATACTCTGTTAAGATGAATTTAGGACTTGCAAAATTTATATTAGATAAGGAAAATGCTACAGGATTAATTACAGATGAGTTTATATTTTCATATAAGACATTACCCCCGTTATTCTTAGTTAAATAATAATTTCCATTATAATCAAAAATAGCCTTTCCTACTTCTATATTTGATATACCAGATGTTAAATTAAATGTATTATAATAATTACTTGAACCTGAAGAGTATTCGAGCAAAGGAGTAAATGACACTGAATCAAATTTAAAAGAGGTTACCACATTAACTATTGTAGTATCATATTCAGATACAAGTGTTCCTATAACTGATGTGCTTATATATAAGCTTTTCTTTATCTTGTTCTGATTCATAGTAAGGGTAGTAGATGTAAATTGAAGGTTTGTTAAATTTATACTAGTTATATCTGAAATTATACGATTTTGAAATGAATACATGCTTATATATTGTCCTTCAAAGTCATTAATAACTTGAACTGGAATATCATAATTATTAGAACCGATTGTTGTGTAAATACTATATACACTATACTTAAATAATGGTAATCTAGCCTTCAGTGCATTCTTAAATGTATAGGGTTGCACTATGACATTTGAATCTATATATGTTTGATTTGTCAATGAACGAATAGCATATGCATCTGGAAATTGTGTAGCAGTTAACCACTGAGAACCATTTGCCAATGAATCTTCTAAAGTAGGCTTATATGCCATAATATCCTTGAATTCGTATGCCCCACTAATTAGAGATTGTTCTAAAACTAATGCATATAATGCTTGCACTGGATTACCATTTGCTGCTATGGTAGAAAGGGAAGGTATAGGTATTTGACTATTTGCAACATCAAATCCAATATAACTCGCATTAGTTATGAACGGATTTGCCCAATATCCAAATCTAGGAATACCTCCAAGAATACGATCAAGTGTTGGATTTAATGGATTCACGTGCGGATTAGCAAGATTTTCTGGATTTCTCAAGTAATCAAGAAGACAATATATTTCTGTAAATTCAATATAAGATGCATCAGTAAATAGTGTTTTTATAAAATAAATATTCTGAAACGTATTAAATATTGAATTTATTGTATTAGTTATACTAATTACAGCAGAAGTGTTCATACCATTATTGAAAAAAGTATAAATAGAATTAAATAGCTGAGTCTGACTTAGTTGTGCATAAATTGAATTAGGTAAACTAGGAAATGCAGAAGGCCTGCTAGTTATCATAGTGCTTATCTGCATTGAAGTTAATAAAGTATTGCCAACTAGAGATAAATATGATCTATACCATACCCAATTATATCCAGAGTATCCAGACAATTGAATTGAATCCGTATAAGGTATAAATGAAACTGCTCGTTCATTTGTAATATATTCTAGAGGTGCCTGGAATACGGTTAACTTTGATCCGTCAATAAATGATGGGGATATATCTTCTGTTGGAATAAAAGGTATCGTAACGTCTGTAATATATGAAAATACTACTAAACCATGAGAACCATTACCTGAATTTACATTAGGATTACCACCTTGTCCATAATAAATTTCAGGATGAATAAATACCTTTGAATCAGATAAATATCCTTGTTGTGATATACCTGGGCTAATAAAATTAGTAGAAGTATTATCTACTCCTGGACTTGCCGTCCCATAATCTAAAATAGTAAATGCAGTATTATCTGGATAAATATATCCAGCACCACCCCCTCCTGCACCACCACCAATTAATGTTCCTGAGGAGTCTGTCACAACTCCTCCACCTCCACCACCATAATATCCACCACCTCCACCACCTGCAGAAATAATAGTGTTATTAATATTTCCTATTAATTCATTTGCCACTAAAACAGCTGGACTTCCTCCTTTCAAATAACTACCTGTATCTGCAAGATTACCTGCATTACCACCAACAGTTACTGTTCCACCTCCTCCATCGAACGAGGAATATGGAATAGATGACCGTGACATTAAAGAAGGTATACCTGCAGAATATCCAGATGGCGTATCTTGTATAATTCCCACATTGATAATCTGTATTTCATTAATTACAGGTATACCATATGTATTTTTATATAACTCAATATATATTTGCCTGGATTGTAATAAAGGAACTATATCAAACTCAAAGATTGAATAGATTAAATATGGTTTAAAATTTATTGATGTATTATTGAAATATATTGTAGTTGATTTTGTAGAATCAGTATATATACCAATTCCAGTAATTAAATTATCTTGATTTGGAGGATATAACCCGTTAAAAATTCTAATGTGATTTATGCGATCAATTTGAGAAGAAAATGATATATTTATTTTTAAAGAGTCGCCCTGAATAAATGATGCAGGTTTCCAATAAGTAGCTAGATTACCGTCAATTGCATTTGCAACTGTAGTATTCAATCTGAAAGGAGCACGATTATTAATATCAGTAATAGATGACGGTAATTTTTGACTTATTTCCATATTTGGGTCATATAATCCATTGAGTCCTGCAATTTGTAAACTATTAGGCGTATCCTTAGTAAAAAGTATATATAATGTGGAAGTATTTGTTAAAGTATATATTAAGAAAATTTTATAAAGATTATATGTTATACCATTGTTAGTGACAGTAGAATCAATTATTATCGTTGAATTAGTATAGATAACTGAAGAACCGCTTGCGTCAAGGCTTATTGTGATTCCAGTAGGCTGAACATTATTGTCAGTAGGAGTATAGAATTCAATGTAATTTAATAATGGAACCGGTGAAGGAAATCTAAATATGAACGGGTAATTTATAACATCAACCGTAGAAAGTTCTGAAGGATGAAATATAGTCTGTAAATTAGTATCAAGTAATGGTGATATATCTGTTGTGATAGGTAAGGCCGTATCATACACGCGAAATTCATATATTTTTGGCTCATAATTGATATTCGTTGTTTTCTGTATTTCTATGTATAATGTAGTCATATTGGGTATGATTGTAATTGGACCATATCCAGAAGAATTTGCACCATATGACCCTGCATCGGGATCAAAGCCCCCTGATAAACTATATGACCAATCAATTCCATTAGAACTTGTTACAATAGAAGCCTGATTTGCAGCTAGACCAGTTCCTGATAACGAAACTCCTACACTTATAAATCTTGATCCAGAAAACTGAACATCGTTTCTCTGTAAATTACCCTGAATAGAAAGATTACTACTAAGCCATAATAAACCATCAAAACTATATTTAATAAAAGATGTATTATCGGTTGATTTGCCGCATGCTACAAATGTATTATTTCCATATGTTACACTTAACCCTGAAAAATTAGTTACATTCGTTGTATTCCAATTTATTCCATCTAAGCTATATATAAGACCCGAAACTAATGGATCACCTACATTTCCATTATTCTGTGAAATAATATAATATCCTGCACCATATGTAATATCATTAATTAAAGAAGTAGTAAATGCTTGAATTGACGTCCAATTTACACCATTTAAACTTTTCTTTAGAATAGAACCTCCTATAGCCCAGAAATATCCATTCAAAAATCGTATTCTAGTTATAGATCTTGTAAAAATAGTCCCTAGGAAAATCCATGCTAATCCGTCTCTAGATAAATACATAGAACCTGCATCAGTGCCTGCAAGTAATACAGAATTTCCATAGGCCAATGTATTAATTGGAGAATTAAAATAATTATTAATTCTTGATAATGACCAATTAAACCCATCTGGACTATACATAATACCAACTCCAGAAGCATACCATTTATTAAAAATAGAAATGTATTGAATCGATTTAACAGAAGGCAATGGTGTATTTTTTATTGGTATCCAATTTATATAATCTATACTATACTGAATATTCTTATTAACAGAATTAATTCCTCCAACTATCCACGCATTCGATTGAATTGGTGTATTTGATAGCTGTGCAGTTGGAAGCATGTCATATACTTGTTGTAAATACTGACCATTGTCTATAATACTATAATCTACTGGTTGTATTGATGTATTAGAAAAAAGAACTTGTTGTTTATTCAAGTCATTATAGATAGTAATGCCAGTTGGTAAATTAAGCGTGTTGAACTGAGGTGGCCCATAAAAGCGAAATTTAGATAGAGATGTGATGGGATTAGAAAAATTTAATAAGATACCATATGTATTAGGCGTTTGGAAATAGTTTAGAGGATTTAATTTACTAGGTATGTTAGGTTCCCAGAATGTAAGGAAATTATTGTCAATTAAATTATTCACATTTGAGCCAGCAATAACTGTAGTATTAAAAACATCAATAACAGATAATACTGGTAGGCGATTAAAAAATACACCATTAAATTCTATAGAAGAAAAATAATAATTACTTGCTGAAAGTGCATTATTTACTATACCGAATCCACCTGGTCCTCCTAGGTCAAGTGTTCCAGCACCTCCACCTCCTCCTACAATTAATAAGGGAGTAGCAGTTAAAACATTTGAACCAGAAAATATTCCTGAAAATCCACCACCTTGCACAGTAATACTATTAGAATCTACATATTTTCCAGTGAGGGTAGTTCCACCACCGCCATAACGCAATTGTTCGTATAATTGCAGAGAACCAACCACATCTTCTAATACAAAATTATCAAGGTTTCCTCCCTTTCCAACGACAATATGTAAGGTAGAAATACCTTCAGGTGAATCTGCAGTTTTAATATTTAAGAGAGCCTGCGGATTAATACTTACCTTAACATATGCACCAGCACCACCAGTAGACGTTGATAAAGAAGATAAAGAACCACCTCCACCTCCCCACATCCATAATGTTAAATTGCTCATAGATGCATTTAATTCAAGTGAGTGTATTGTAATATTACTATCATCTCCTGGCATTTGTGTAAATGTGAATATCGGATTTATTATTCGCTTACCTTGAACTGAATAATTTTGGAGAGGTGTTGCTGGATTCGTCATATAATTAATACATGACACATTACCACTATTAAGATTTATAGCAGTGCTGAGAGAACTTGCGTAATTTGCAGTAGTAAAACTAGTGCTTGCATTAGAACATATATTAGATGTTGAATTAACAATATATAATGTATCTGAAAATTCTGAAAAATATGTAGTTAACCCCACAATGGGTGTATTATAAAATGAAGCAGCAAAATTATAGAGGGCCCCCGTTTCTTCAATTAGTAATGAATTTTTTCTAAAACCAATAGAGGGTGTTGTAATAGGAATAGATTGTTCATATTGTGATTGACTTTGAGAATACGCTGCCTGTGGACCATATATTGATCTTGAAGGATTATTGTTTGAAATTGGCACTACATAACCAGACTGAGGGGCAGATCCAGGGGGGTTTATTGCAGTTTGATTCTGTAAAAACGTTGATTGAAAAGAAGGTATTTGTTCTAATGGATATGGTAATACACTTCCTGAAAGCACACTGTATGTTAAGATTGCACCATGTGCATCAAATGGAACCATATAAAAAAGAGAATCATAACTTAATAAATCACTTGCTCCAGGTGTATTCCCCATAATAGTCTTGTTATTAGAAAGAAATGAGCTATCGTTAATATATTGATACCAGGTGCCATAAGAAAACCCAGTAGCTATCGTATTTGGACCGTATGTAATTGCATTATCAAATTTAAGCACCGATGTTGCAGAGGATAATGTCAAAACTGTATTTACTAATGCTAAACCACTGAATACTCCTATATACTTAATTTGTAAATTAGGATCATTTGAACTAGGAACATTATCGATTAATGGATACAGACATGATTTAAATGCAAATGTATCAACATTGTATGCACCATCCTTTGGTAAGAATCCTATAGCATTAATACCTCTACCGAATACAATATTATTGTTTGTATCTTTTTGAAATGTCTGTAAAACATCACTTAGAGAACGTGTAGGTAATATACCAAGGTTAGATAAGCTATAAATCGCGTCATCATATTGTAGTGGAATAGAGTAACCTTCATACCATTGAACTATTTTTAATTGTGCTGTGGAAATTTCAGAAAATGAATAAACATTATTTTTTTGAGGATATAATACAATATTAGAAGAATTAGTTCCAAAATATGATTGCGAAAGTGTATTATATGGTGTAATTGCTTTGAATGTAAAATTATTCAGAGGATCTATTCTAAAAGTTGCAGTTGGATCTACGCTTTGCAGGGTTTTATTATATGCAATGTAATCTGTTAGATCATCAGATACACCATTTGTATCATACCCAATTGGTATTCCTTTAATTACTAGATTCTTATTAAATGTAGAATTGTTTGGATCTATATTCATTAATGTAGATGTTATTGGTAACCTTTGAAAATCTGGGTTGTAATTTATTACATAGTCATATGTAGAAAGATTTGTTGAGAGAAATGGATTTGCATTTGGATTAAATTTTACATAATCTCTAGATAAGGGTGTATATGATGAATCATTGTAGTAAACGAATGGCTTAATAGTAGTGTTTAATGCAGAAGTATTATTACTTCTTAAAATAGTATAATACGTATGACCACTAAATGTGCTTAATTTTAATGTTAAATCAGATGCACCTTGTATATTGCTTATATTAGCAATATAGTGTAATGGATTTTCAGAACGCTGATTACCAAGGTCTGCCATGAATGCACCGCGATCATGATAAACAAATGCAGTAAAATAATCTGTAAACATAGTGCTTATATTTAATTGATTTTGAATAATTGAAACAAATGATAAAGTTATATTATTTACACAAGGTATTTCTGTTAAACCTGGTGGAGATTGAGCAGTGAATTCAAAATAGTAGTAATTATTTATTGCATCCATAGTAATTATGCTGGCATTTTGAAAGGATGAGGTAAAAGAATCTCCGAAGTTAGCCTGTAAAATTGTAGGATTATAATTTGTTATATCCATATTATTATTAGTAATATCATATATATAAGAATATGATATGTCAAAATAATTCTGGGGAACATTCTGTTTATTAAGATCTAATACTCCTTTGTAGAGTCCCAGTTTATTAAAATCAGAGTAACGATAGTAGTAGGGTAGAGGTAATGTCTCAACCTGAAGAGTCTGTCTAACTGGAGACTTAAATTTTATAATAGTATACTGCGCTGGAAGAATATTTACTAATATATCAAGTGTATGTGTGGTCTTATTGATATTTAAATAATATGTATTAGGATCAATTGCTAGACTACCAAACTGAAAATTTTTACCAGCAACATTGTAGGGTATTAATGATTCGGATGAATTGATATTTGAAAGGCCAGTAGTAATATAACCATTTGCAGAAACAAGATTAGGCCAATATCCAGGAGAATCTGTATAAGTAATCTTAGAAGAACTAATTGCAGCTTGTCCCGAATTTAAATATGCAAGATCATAATTTGAACGAATGCCTACTGCATTTATACCATTCTGGAAAAATATACTATTTTCTAGGTTATTAAAGAAGTCTGGAGAATATGTTGCATATGAAATACCTAATAATGTGGCTAACTGTATCTGTAAAAAATTAAACATATCTGCGTAAATAACCGTAGCTTTACTCACTGTAGTTTGTAAAATAGAATATGTAGTAGCTGTCAATCCAAGATTATTAAATATACCAGATAATGTTGCAGAAGATGTATTGTTTATTAAGTTAACTAATGACGTATTTAATGTGATTGTGGTAAAATTCACATGTAAAGAATTTGTATCGTATGATACCTGATACCTATTTACTAGACTATACCTGAATGTGTGATTTAATCTATATATATCCAGTAGTGCTATATTATTATTAATTAAATAAAGAGCAGCTTGGTCATTAATACCACTCATGTTGAAAATAACATGTGATTCTACTGGTAAATTATCCGAAGCTGAATAGTTGGGGGGTGCAGAAAAATTTAGATATGGTCTGGCAGTTATATCATTTAAATCCAATAATAGTTCATATAATACTGGGTAGTAATATGCAACCTTTAGTTGATCTAGAGTGTAACTACTTAATCCAGCATATCTAGATCCCCAATAATAAGATACAATTGTTGCCATTGTTGGGTTAGTAATATACTTAGAATTAAGGGAGTCATAATATGTATCACCTGGTTGATTGAAATTTATACTTAAATCACCACTAACTGTAAATTTATTATTAAAATCTAGAAATCCATTAGGAAAATCATAGAATAGAGGAGTATAATTGAGTTCAGTTTGAATCTCGCTTAGCAAGTCATTTATATTATATGTTCCCTCGCGTATAGTAACAAATTTAGTTATTGGTATGTTATTAAATGTTGTAATAGATTCACGACCACGTTCAATTATAGGAAGATATATATTCGCCTTTGCTATACTAAAATAGTAAAAACTACATAAAAGTTTTACTTCAGTTAACTGGACAGATTTTACATTTTTATAGATTCTAGGTAATCTAAGGCTAAATGTAGTCGGTTGAGGAAAGGCAATTTTATCACGATTTACACTATCAATAAGAAATAAGGTAGTAATATCAGTTGTTTTCGGTAGTTCTTCTTTTGTAGTAATTGTGCTTGGAAAATTTACCATATCTTTAGGCTTATCTTCATATCCTTCAGTAGCTGACTGCATTCCCCGTTTATTGAAGCGTAACCTTTTAGCAAAATCTATAAAATCAGGAGCAGAATCATGTGTCTCGTCTGAACTTGAATCAGATGATTCTGTTAAAGAATCTGAATAATTTAGACCCTTCTTCTCCATGTCTATGATATCTGTGTATTTGACTATAGTCAAAGATTCCGGGTTTAGACGGGAATTTTAAAGTTATGGTAATCAGATATGGCAACAAATGCAAATCCATATGTGGTAAATATAGTCCCCCTACAGGGTATTGCCACGGGAATTACAAGCTCATCAGATACAGCAGGTCAAATAATTAATCTTCAAACTAATGTGGCTAATATTCAATCAATGGTTAATTATGATTCAAAGACAATTTCAACTGACTTTATTACGAGTTTTACTCCAGGGAATACAATACAGATTACCGAAAATATTAATTTGAGCAGTGCCTCCTTATATTCAAATGGCACATCTGTGTCATTAAATTCCAGTTCAAATCTACAATTTACAAATTCATCATATATTTCTGGAACCGCAAGCACCATATCATTTGTTAATGCCGGAAATGAGATTCTTAAGATAATGCCAAATGGATCCCTACAATATACAAGCCCGCCAACAAGTCTTAGCACAGGAATAAATGTATCTGGATTCATATATGTCAGTGAAAGTGCATATGTTAAGGCACTTTATCAGACATCAGATAGATCACAAAAAACTAATATAGCACCATTTTCAACTTGCCTAGATGATATACTAAAGTTAGAACCTTGCACATTTAATTGGCTAAACTCAAACGAACCTGATATAGGATTTATCGCACAAGATGTGCAGAAAGTATGGCCCTCCTTAACTAGTGAGGGAACAAGTATAGCATATTCTCGTTTTGTGCCACTTCTCCTTGAAGGCCTCAGGGAGCTTAATGAGCGTGTAAAGATTTTAGAAGGCCTAAGAAAAACAGAATCTAGATAAATAAATGAATGAATGTGAAGAAGGTCCATCCCATAGATGTAGATCATTAAAAGTCAACCTGGAAAATCTGTCTAAAAGAAAAATTATCTTATTAGCAACTGGAACCATACATAATGATACCCTATTTGTAAATGGTCTTTATCAGAATGTTGTTATCTTGTATAAGCTAATAGATGCATTAGGATATGCACCAATTCTTTTAGTAAATGAAAAACCAGATAATATTCATAATGTTCCTCAAATTTTAAAAAAAATGAGAATGATTACTGCCGAGGAAGTATTAAGCAATTCTGTTCTAATTTATATGCAAATTGAAATAGCTATGAGCATAGATCCAAATATGCGTAGCATTCTACGTAAATTTGGAACAAAAGTGGTTAAACTTTATTTAGGAAATATATTAAATATAGATATAGAAACTCCTATTTTTTACCCAGGATTGCACTTTTCCCATCATATAGCAGGAGAATTAGATGAAATATGGGTTTCTCCACATTATAAGCAACATCATGAATATGCTGGGTTCATTAATAATTGTCGATCTGCTAAGATTGCACCCTATGTGTGGGATCCATGTATTTTAACATTAGATAAGGCACGCTCATTCAAGTGGATACCTTGTCCTCAGAATCAGGCTCAGGTAATTGTAATTCTAGAACCTAATATTTGTTTCCAGAAATCTTCTTTAATTCCATTACTCATTGTAAACAAAATCTACAAGCAAACAAGGCGCGATTTTAAAATTATACTTGGTAATTCAGAAAAAATTCATGCAAACCCATTTTTTACTAAGACTATCTTACCCAATCTGAGTCTTTATAAGGATAAAAAAATAGAATTTACTGGTCGTAGGACTATTACAAGTATTATGAATGATTATCCTTCTGCAATTGCAATTGGGCACCAATGGAACAATCAATATAATTATATGACCCTTGAATATTTGTATGCAGGGTTCCCAATTATTCATAATTCTCCAGATTGGTCTGATGCTGGATATTATTATGAGGGCTCTGATATAGACAAGGGTGCAGCAGCTTTAAAGAAGGCATTGGAATTTCATGAGTTTAGTCAGGAAACATATGCATCTGGAGCAGCTGCACTTCAGTGGAGACATAGTCCATATAACCCAGAAGTCCAACAGGCCTGGAAAGAATTGTTGGTCTAAACACGATACTCTTTTAAAAAATAAATGAAGATTGGAATAACAGTGGATATCCGACACTCTATTTTTAGTGCGGGACATCCAAATTCCTGCATTGCTATCGCTGAAGCATTTCAAGTCGGTGGCCATGATGTAGTATTCTTAAAACGAGATCAAGAGAAATCATGGTGGGATGATGTTAAGGCTCTAGAAGCTGATGCACCAAAGTGCCTCGCGATAGATACACTTACAGGTATTGACCTAGTCATAGAAGTAGCATTCTTGCTAACGCCTGTAGAAAGATTGAGGTTTGGTAGGACTGTATGGTATTGCAGAAAACCTGTCATATTTGAGGATCTCGAGGCAACCGTATTTGCATGTAGAGAAGAAGGTCGTGATTTGGAGGGGCTAAGTGAAATATGGGTCGCAGATATCTTTAATAATACCGATGATCTAACGTATTTGAAGAATCTCTATTCTATTCCAGTAAGAGTTGTCCCGTGGCTCTGGTCGCCTACAATTGTAGAGGCACATCGCAAGGAAAAGCAGAGCCCTGTATGGAAACAAGTTAAGGATTTGATTTCTAAAGAAACAGATAAGAAAACAATGTGGTCATTGCACATTACTGAGACTAATACTTCTAACACATCTTCTTGCGTAATTCCTATTGTAATCCTTAAAGAATTTATTAATTCTTCTAAAGATTGTATTGAAAAAATAAGTATTCACAATACTGATCACATTGCAGAATCAAAATATTTCAAGGAAAACATTTTAGATAACTGTAAGATTGAAGCTAAGCTAGTCGGTAGACAAAGGATCATTGACTGGACACATGAACCATATTCTATTATCCTCAGCCATTCACGGTTTGTGCCATTAAAAATGGCAAATTTAGAGGCAGCCTGGGTAGGCCTTCCCCTAATCCATAATAATACTGTGCTGAGAGATTTTGGATGTGGTCTGGAAAAGACATATTATGAGAATAATAGTATAGAAAACGCAGTAGATGCAATAGGATCTATTATTAGATCAATTGAAACAATTCCATATTTAAACTCATTGGAATCACTAACTGAACTGCGAACCAAAATTTTATATCGTTTTTCTCCAGAAGCAAGGGCGAAGGAATGGTTAGCAATGCTTACATATAAACCTTCAGTGAGCCTTATAAATGAAGATAGCAAAGTAGATGAACAGCCGTCTTCTAGTAAGAGATATACTATATTGTTCACAGATATGTGGGACCAATTTAATCCAGCCTATAACATGTTTATCCTTGCATTCAGAGAAGCATTAGAAGGCATTGAAATAAATGGTTATTCTTTGAACACCTTGCCTCAAGGCTTGAAGCATGATATTCATATATTCGGACCATTTGGTGAATTATGGAAAAGAATAGAAGGCCCTAAAGTCCATTATACTGGCGAGAATACCGATCCAGTAACAGATAAATCGGTTATACTGAATATTGGATTCAACGATATAGATAACCCATCATATTTCCGCTTACCCATATGGATGCTAGGAATAAACTGGTTTAACTCTGATTCTAGTAAGCTAGCTGAGATGAAGAATCCACTGCCTCTACCATTAGAAGCATGCACAACAGTGAAACCATCTACAAGGAGTAAGTTCTGTGCATTTATTGTCTCAAATCCTAAAAATACAATTCGTAATCAGGCATTCCATGCATTGACAAACTATAAAAAGGTAGATTCGGCTGGGAAACTTTATAATAACGTTGGTAACGGCATATTCGCGGGTCTAGGTGGTGGTGGTGGCGAGCTCAAGAAATATGAGTTTCTGAAGGACTATAAATTCTGCCTGTGCTATGAAAATGAATCTTCAGACGGCTACGTCACAGAGAAACTGCTACATGCCAAGGCAGCTGGATGTATACCCATTTACTGGGGGGCCTCAGATGTTGCTAAAGATTTTGATGAACGAGGATTCATTAATCTGACTGAGTGCCCAGAAGATCTCGTAGCAAGGGTGAAAGAAATAGATGAATCTGATGAGCTCTATACGCAAATGGTATCTATTCCAGCAATAAAGCCAGAACGTATTGCTGAACTCAAGAGTAAATTTAGTGATTTAGTTCAACGAATCCTGGGGGGTCACTTGCTAGTAACATTTGCCACTCAAAAATTCTGGCCATCACTAATAAGATGGTTAGATGCAGTTAAACTTCGGATGACTAGTATTAGCGATATCAAGGTGCGAGTATATCTAGGCCATGATGTAATACCCGAAGTATTAGAGGCAACTAAGGAGAAATATAAGTTTGTTAGCTTTATTAAGATTCCTACTGAGACCCCCCCAGGCTTTGATGATTTTTGGGCACCTCAGCATTATGCATGGAAACTATGGATATTCAAAGATATTTGTGAAGATCCTAGATTAAAAGGGAGCATGGTTCTCTATACTGATTGCGGAAGTGTACTAATTCGCTGGCCTACTGAATGGATAAAGGAGACCAGAGAAAATAAAATATGCTTCTTAGAAGATTCAAGTCAAACGAATCAGCCATGGTGTCATTCAAGCTTTTGCTCGAGGCTACAAGTAACAGATACCGAATTACACTCAAATCAGATATGGGCTGGAGGAATTGCATTTATGCATTATAATACGGGAGTTACGGATTTTTTTGCAGAAGCATATAGGCTCGCTTGTATCCGCGATGTAATTGTTGGTGAAAAGTGGATTGTTGGATCAGATAATAATGTTTCAGGGCACCGTCATGACCAGAGTATATTAAGTATTCTAAGTTTAAGAAAAAGGATGAAACGTTTTCCTTTAGAAAAGGTATACAATCATGACTCTGCTAGGTCAACCTATTTTGGAGGACAATCTATTTACGTTCACCGTGGCGAGTATAAGTCGCATATACCCTATATGTCAGGTATAGATGAAGTATATATTATTAATTTGGATAGACGTCCAGATCGTAGATCATCATTTATAGAAAATCATCCATATTTCAAGGGTAAAGTAAAGAGACATATGGCATGCGATGGTTTATCATTGACGCTTACACCAGCTCTTGCTAAGCTATTCAAGCCAAATGATTTCTTCTGGAAGAAGGCTGTAATGGGCTGTGCAATTAGTCATTTGAAGTTATGGACAATGCTTCAAACAGATTCTCAAGAAATGAAAACATATCTAATTATGGAAGATGATGCGAGAATGAATCCTGAATGGACAAATGCATGGGCGAAGGTGCAAGGGAACCTTCCAGTGGGCTGGGAGTGCATATATCTCGGCGGCGTCCTTCCACCAAATAAACAGGGATTTGAATTAGTAAAGGAACCTGTAATAGATGGTCTCTGTAGAATAAAACCAAATACATTGTTTGGACAGGCAGAAGCCACGAGACAATTTCATTTCTGCACATATGCCTATATTTTGTCTAGGGCTGGAGCAAAAAAACTATTAGATACCATTGTAGAACATAATGGTATATGGACTAGCGCAGATCATGTTCTCTTTAATTCTCTAGATAAGATGAATGTTTATTGCCTTGATCCCCTAGTAGCTGGCGCATCTCAAGATGATGATCCAGCCTACATTAACTCAGATTTCAATGACTTTAGTCGAAAGGACAAGTTTGATAGTGACCTATGGAACAATGATGAGCGCTTTTCTTCAGATGAGGTCGCAGCATGTTTAAGTTTAGCCCTACCTTTACAATTAGCACCCCCCCTTCAGGAAATCTATGAACCCATTCAAAAAGCACAAGTCAGATTTCTTTCCCTAGATACTTGTAATCTAACAGATTCTACAATATATGAGGGTGAGTGGCTACAAGAGCTATTTGGGCAAACTAAATTTAGCCTTCAGTCAATTTCTTCAGATACACCCCTTGACCCTAATGATCAGCTAATCCTCTTTATGCAAAGGCCTCATTGGTCTAAGCAACTCGAGTGGGCTAAGAATCTCTTAAAACAAGGCCTAACATTCAAGATAATCCATTGCTCTGATGAATTTATGCAGGACCCAGTAGAAATCTATTCGCTACCTGGTGTAGAGGGTATTATACGATTTTATAAGAGGTCTAGCAATTTACCAAATACTCTAACTATACCCCTAGGATACCATTGGAGTTCTAAGGCAATAAAAGAAACCGCCATAGAAAATCGCCTTTATACATGGTCTTTTACAGGAACTGACTGGAAACAGCGGTCTACGCAACTAGAGCCTCTTCTTGCAATTGAGTGCAACTTTGTAAAATTCTTTCCAGACTGGAATGACCCAGGGCAATTAAATAAGGACCAGTATTTAGAATTGCTTCAGAATACAATATTTATTCCATGTCCAGAAGGCAATAACGTGGAAACCTACCGTCTCTATGAGGCCCTAGAATGCGGATGCATTCCAGTATTCACAATGCTACCTGCAGTCTTAGAAGATTCTGGTATCCCTTTTTTAAAGACAGAGACATGGGGCCAGGTGGCAGATTTAATAAGATATTTTTTAGAAAATCCAGAACAATTAAATACATATCGTGATACTATATTAGAATCATGGAAAACATATAAGGCTAAATTAAAGTTATCAATTAAAAAATGGCTATTATTATAAAAAAATTGATGATGGCTGGCTTTCATGTAGTAGCAACTAATCATGAGACAAAGTGAGCGCTGGCTCTTGGATCAAATTCTTAGTAATCCAAGAACAGTCAATCTGAAATATGCACATTTTGCCAGTATACATGTGGCGGTCTTGATGAAACGTGGACGAATAATAGCAGAAGCTACGAATGGATTTGGCTCTAGAAGTAGAGGCTCTGGATATTGTGCAAGCAGCATCCATGCAGAGCGAAATGTGGTGAAAGAAATTGGGAATATTCATGAACTAAAAGGTGCTGAGATGTATGTGGTGCGTATTTCAAGAAATAAGGATTTAGAATGTGAGGACCCGTTCGTTGGATCAAAACCTTGTTCTCAATGTCGCGTCTTTCTTGAAAAATGTATGAAAGAGTATGGACTAAAAAATGTATATTATACTCCTCCTGTTATACTTGATTAAATACGTTCCGCATACTATTATGATAAGGATTTGCTTGAACTTGAGCTGCAACCATCTTTCTTATTTTTTCATTTTTATAAGCATTATAATAATGAATAGAATACGATAAATTTATAATGAATATCACTAAAATTGCAGTAATAATACCATAAAATGCATTATCTGTTACAGTAGAAAGAATTGTTGGATCCTGAATAGAACTCTGAGGGAAGCTAGCACTCTTACTAAAAGTAGGACTTATAGTAAAGCTAACAGTAGGGCATTGTGCAAGACTAGGACACTGTGCAAAACTAGGGATTAGGCTAAGACTAGGGCTAGAGCTAAAGCTAGGACCTTGGGTAAAGCTAGGGCTTAGGGGAAAGCTAGGACCTTGGGTAAAGCTAGGGCTTAGGGTAAAGCTAGCGCTCTGGGAAAAGGTTGAACTTGAACTCTGGCTAATACTATTGCTTAGCATCTGGGTAGGAGTAACACTAAAACTAGGAAATTTAGTATATGTGGGTAGTTGGGTAGAAATAGACGTAGACGTAGACGTATTCATTTCAGAAGCTTTGATACATATATTAAGTATGTAACACTTTTCAATTTTATACAGTCAAGTAAAAATTGAACATTAAATTTCCCATAGATACAGCAATGGAAGCAATCCCTTGTTGTATTTGTGGCGAAGCCGGTCATCGTGTAGGAAGATGCGATGAGCTCTGGCAAAATAAAGTCCCTCCACCTCAAAGAGGCGAGCACGGCGATGACGAGGAAGATCATCTAAATATAACTATTTCTGGAAATGTAGTAGCGCAGGATTTGAGCCAGACAAGTGGATCCAAGGCAGGACATTGAAAGCCCCGTTCAGTAATTAAGATATAAATCCAGTCAGATGGATTTTTATTCATATTCATCATTTGTGCAAGACGATCAGTTGTTAGACGAAGAGACATTTTTAAAAAATCCAGGTGTTCATCTATTAAACTGTCCCTAACACTTTTTTGCCATAATAAGAAAACAAGAATCATAAATATATCACGGCCAACTTTTGGACATGCATCAAATGGAGGAAGAATACCATCACCAGATTGAATCCACGGTATTTTACCAGGTCCTAAACAAGAGAACCCATAGTCTACAAGTATAGCCGTATGGGAAGGAGCGATATGTATATCATATTCACCGCGCCATTTTAAATTCCGTGCCTTAAATGAATCTAGTTTCACCAGGATATTATCCGGTTTAAGATCCCTATGATTGAATCCAATCGTCCTTTCTAAGACAATACATGATAAAGCGATTTGAGCAATGATATTAATAAGCACATGGCCATTTTCTTTAGATTTTTTAGACCAGGTTGGCAATGACCGCAAATAAGTATCAAGAAGTGGGGCAGAGTATATGGGTTCCATTGAAAACCATGTTGATCCAGAAAATGAAAAAATATCAATTACTTTCGGACAATGTTCTCCTAGACCATTTTCTGAGAGTGACTTGTTAACTAACCATTGAATGACTGCTTCTTGTTTTGCATGTTTTTGAGAAACTGGTTTCTTTACTAGTAAATCCACAGAAGAGTCACGTATAAATCGCTTTACCCATACAAGCTTACCAAGAGTATTATCAGCAACAGTTTCTTCAAGAATCATTTTACATCGTTCTTTACCAGAACTATCTTTTAGTGAACCAGTTTCATCCAGGATGGAAGATTTAGACCTAGGAATAGTAGAAAGAGTTTCTAGAGAACCCTTCCAATCTAATCCTATTTCATTTGAATTAAACATTTTTTAAAAAGTTTCTATCTAACTATTACATGGATTAACTGAATTCCGCATGTATATATTGTTTTTTCTCTGAACCTGCAGAACCATCAATCCAGTGTGCGGCAATTTCATTTGGGTGTTCATCATTAAAACCAGAGCCAAACATCTCTTTCCAACCCGGAGGCTCTTCCCATGTCCATTGTGTCATCTTCAAATCCCAGAAGCCCCTTTTACAATATCGTAAATCTGGTTTAGTTTGATTAGTAAAAATGGATAAAGTAATATATCTATCTTTCCAAACCATATATGGTGAGCCTAGAGTATCAGGATTTATACGTCTTCTTGACCGCCACTTCAAAGGTATAGAGAGTAATTCTTTCTCAGTTGCATTACGAAACTGCCAGGCTTTTTCGTAAAAAGTCCACCATTTTTCTCTAAATTGTTTCTGAGATAAATGCACAAGCTCATGCTGCATAGTCTTATCATTCGGCTCCCAGAGCAAAAAAACTGGCATTGCTATTCCAGTCTTACCACGAGTATGAGGAAGACCTGAATCTGAAGAGTGATTCAAGTATACCAGATTAATTGGCCCATTTAATGGAAACTGGAAATCTACTTGATCCGTTTTGGCAATTGCCTCAGGTGTCTGAAGATAAGGATTTCCTCGTGCCTTCATATTTAATTCACCTGCAATAGATTTTTTAATGCCAGAATAATAAAAATCCTCTTGTTCCCATCTGGAAAGCACTGCTGACGCAGATTTTGGATCTATAGTCTGTATTTCAATCATCTTACTTCTTCCTAGGTTTTCTCTTTGCCTCATCAACGAGCATTTTATCCATAAAGAGTTGTTGAGCCCTTGTAACCATTGCAGACTTTGGTTTTGCCTTTGAAGAGATTGAAGTAGCCACGGGTGCCCTGACAATGACATCGGATAGACCCCAAGCCTTCATTAGAGTATTAGTGGCCTTGGCCTTGGCAGGCTTGAATAGATAATCACGAGCATAGAGCTCCCTCTCAGCTGCCTGCATATCTGGGTCGGAATTCCATCCCTGGGGTGGTGGTCTTACTCCAGGAAGTTGGTCAACCAGGATACTGAATAGCTGACCAACTGGATTCTCTAGCTGATGTTCAATATAGTATTCAGGATCAGGCTTGAGGCCATTTGCCTTCATGAAACCCGGAGTTTCAATGCGGTCACCCTGTGTCCCCCTGAATCCTGCCGGCGGCTTGAAATAGATGAAGGATAATCGGTCCCCTGAGGCCGGCGCATTACCAGGATCTCTGGCTGTAATACGGTCAGCCAAAATCTTATGGGCCGGCGGAGTTGCAGCCTTATATTCAGACCTGAGGCTCTTTGTAAGCATGAGCTGATTCAAACTTACCTTGTTATCCATGAGCTCATTTACCCACTTCTTCACAAAGGCAGCAGCTGCTGCTACGTCCTTGTTCGTTAGAAGAATTTTGATTGCCCCACCATAAATAGTCTTTACAATAGCCGCGTAATCACGACGCTTTGTTGCAATCCCCATAGATTTCTGGCAATAGTCGTCTGCATTCTCCTCATACATGTTACCAACATAACGCTTCTTGCTGAAGATAATGAAAGGATAAAATGCCTTATCAAACTCAAAGTCATGTGGCTTCTTCAGGGCCTTTGTAATGAACTCACCCGCTTCAGTAGTAATGTCAATAGTGGCCTGAATCGCCTCTCGGCCTTCAAGGCGCTCACCTGTGTTTGGATTTCTCGGGTTTATCTCAACAAAGAGTGAATCCGTGTCTCCGTAAACAACAAACGCCGAGCAGCGTGGGTCTTTTGCTTCTGGACCATAGAACTTCTCAATTGCCGCCTTGGCAAACATGATTTGCTTTCTGCCATATGCTGTGACAGAGGCTGCTAGATTCTGCAGCCTCACTTTGAAAACTCCAGAGCCTAATTGACCATAGAGAGAATTTGCTGTCAGCTTGTAAGCCAGTTGCTCTGCATCTAGCAAGGCCTTCCTGAATGGATCTGATTCCTTCTTAATTTCTGCACGCTTTGCTGCCCTCGCTGCCAAGAGACCCTGCACAATTCGTGGTAGAACTGCTTTCCTCGTGCCAGGATATTGTGCATATCTGCAAACCCTAGTGCCCATCTTCAGCTTCTTAGGATTCTTTCGGAAATCCTGAGGATCAGGCTTCCAGATATCAAAGGAAATATCAATCCACCTACAACCCATTGCCTCACCTGCTTTCTCATACTTAGCAACATCACCATACGATACCATTTTGACCTCCTGTCCATCTAGTCCATAATCCTTTGACCAGAGTAAGGAGTCATAGCTGATATTCTCAGACTCAATGGTTGATGGATACAGGGAAGCAAAGTCACATACACCAATAGGCGACTTAGTATAGAATCCAGGCGTAGGGTCTAGAACAATTGCACCCTCATAGGAATCCTGGGCTTCTGTAAGCTGGTCCTCAGGAGCCACATAATTGAATGGAGGAGAGGTCTGAGTCACGATCGTCATGTTCGCCGTATTACAGAACTTGAAGATAAGGGACTCAATCTTCACTCCCTGGCCTCTTGTGAAAATCATCGTCACAGGAACAGAGCAGACATTGGCCATACACATAGCATTATTGAAGGTCTCCAGCTTATTATAGAGGTCCATAGTCAAGTCACAATCCTGAATACAGTATGCTGCAATGGTTGCCCTGTCCTTTGACGTGCCCCTGTGAAGCCTGAAGATATCTGCAGGACTCACATCATCCTTTACGATAACCCACTTTACTGCCATGTCAGTATCAAGTTCCGCATCAGCACCTGCAGGTTGCACTCTGATAAATCCATCGCCCACATCCACAATAGGGAGCTTATCGGTGAGCTCATCGCCTGTTTCATCCAAGAGGACAATGGCACGACCAACTCGTGCATTACCTGTGCCACTCGTCTTAATTTGCCAAGAGCCATCCTCATTATGCGTTACTGCCTTTAGTTTTCCAGACATGAAGTATTTCGTGACCTCATCCAGCTTGTAAGAAGGTAGCTGGTATCCACGCTTCACCACGTGGAATAAATCAATCTGTAGACGCCCCTGAAGGGAAAGAGTATGCAAGAAGTTATCACCCATGGCAGAAGAAGCCAAACGCTTCTCCTGAAGGGAAACACGACCACCATGACCAAAGAGCCTGCTCATTTTTTGTAGATTCTCATCATTTATTATTTTAAGAACCTCAGCACGATGCCACAAGTATCGCTCATCAAAACCAAATATATTATAGCCTACCCAGACATCTGGATTTGTTTCAATGAGCCACTCAAACCAGGCAAGAAGCATTTCCTTTTCCGTCAAATAATGCTTTACCTCTGCGCCGTCAATATCATCACAAGTATCAAGAACAAAGATAGTCTTTTGAATTGAGCCATCGGAATCCTTGAGGACACAGCCAATTTGGATAATAGGGTCACCTGTTCCTCGGTCAGGCTTGGCTACAGGAAAGTCGCCTGATTTGGAATAACACTCCAAGTCCCAAAAGAGTGTCTTAAATGCTGCAGCTGGCTTCGGTGGCTTGGGCTCAGGACTTACTAAGTCCCATTGACATGTAATCACACGAATACCGGTCTCCTCATCATTGGTATCATTCTCAGGGTCCACGGTAACCCAACCACAGGGTGCAACATCCCTGAGGTGGAAGAACCTTAGAAGGGGGTCAAGACCTGACTCATACACGGGGAGTGGCTGGGAATTCTTACTCAAGGTAAATATAGGCTCCTGATGGTCATTAAGTAAGAGATTCTTCACTACTCGGAAATCTTTCATGTTTGCAACGGAAATCTTGAAGAATGTAAAATCTTCATCGGCAGTGAATCCATAGAGTTCCTTTCGCTTCACGCGCTCAACTGACATAGAAGCAGGGGCTTCTTGGCCAAGCTGGCTACGAAACTGCATAATGTCAAGGGATGGTGGGACTTTCAAATAGAGAAATGGCCGGAAGCCTTCCACATCACACCGTAAGCTCTCCCCGTCGGCAGTCATTCCGAAGAGATGAATTGTCATCATACATTGTTTCTTATTTGTATTAAGTTTAGCACATGAAATATCAGGATCCGTATTATCATCCCAGCTATACTGGATCTCTTGTTCGTCTTCAGTCTCTCGCGTGACCTCAATATATTGGTCACGTGAGAGGGCATCTAGGATATGAAATATTACAGACATCTTTTGTAATTTACAATGGAAAAACAAGTAAAGCAATTTTTAGCCTGGTTGTTAGTGATTTTTCCGAGTAGAAGACCTTAGCTTTAACATTGATTTTAATGAGGCAGTTTTATCATGAATAGCCTTGAGCATACCACCTTGAATTGATTTAGGAGTTGTTACAGCAGTTGGAAGAGTCTTTGTCTGAGAAGAAACTAAATCAGAACCAACATCTGGTGGATTAGAAGTTAGAATTTGCCTTGATGAAGAGTTACCCATTTTCTTATTAGTGGAATTCATTTTCATTGTAGAAACAGTTCTAGGGATATTAGAATTTCCTTCCATATTATTCAATGCCTCAAATGGAGATCTTGCTAGGCTTTTCTTTGTTACATTTGCCCTACGGGGGCTATTACTACGAATCAGTGAACTTATAGTGTTATCCGTGGAAGAGGTTCTAGAAGGAACCATAGAACGAGACGAAGAAGTATCCATAGAAGGGGTTAACGAGGTGCCAAGGGAAGATGCTAAGGGGGTGCCCAAGGAAGGGGCCAAGGAAGGGGCCAAGGAAGGGGCCAAGGAAGTGAGTAAAGAGGGTTTCACAGTAGGGTTAATAACAAGATTAGACAAAGCCTCTCTATCCTCAGAAAGTGTGCTATTACGGGGCATTGCATTTGTAGGTTTACCCTCTTCATCTTCAAATGTTGCAGGCTTCTTATCCTTGCCTACAAGCATTAGAGTTGGATAGAACTTGCGGGGCACATTCGCTAAGCTAGTCTTTCCTATCATTTCAGAATCAACAGATGCCAGATTCACAGACTTATTTTTTAACTTTGTAAGATGTCCCCATACCTCATCATTAAATCTATGGCAGGCTCCACACCATTTTGCATTTATGTAAACAAGCGTTAAAGGTCCCTTAGAAAGGATTTTTTCAAATGCCTTTACGGCCCCATGAGACCGGACATTCAATACTTTTCCACTCCGCTGTTTCTTCGTTACTCTTCCTTTTTGAGACACCATCTATTTATAGCCAACAAAGTTTTATAGGGAGAAGATAGTAATGGAGTTAACCATGCCAAAGTGGCTAAATATAAAAGTAATGTCTATTTTCGGACTTTGTATACTTGCTGCCCTTATAGCATCTGCAATTATTAATAAACCTCATGCTAATCAAGGTTTTGAGGATTCAAAGAACGTAGTTCTAGATACTTCTAAGAATACAATGTTTCCCTACACAACCGAGCCAATAAATGACCTGGATCAATATGAATTAGAAGCAGTATTTCAAAATGAAGGTGACCGAGAATTAAAGAAGCAGCAAATAAATAAACTTACACGGCAATACCCCCTTGACTGGACGAATTACCCTCCAAATTCCAGTAAATTCCAGTCAGAACAAGCTAAGTATATTGAAGGATTTTCGTCAGATTCATCTGCTGCAGATTTAAATAAACCATATAAAAATATCGGAGACGGGAATTTAACACCTCCCGACACGGCTGCAATTGAACGAGAGGAGAGGCAAATTCTGGCAACATATGAACCAAGAAAGTCTGGAGATATGAAATCATATGATGTTTATGATGCACAAAAGCTACTAGAGCAAATTTATAAACCAAAAGGATTGGTGCCAAGTGTAAATAAACGCGATGACAATGTATTTGAAGTAGTGAATACAAGAAGTCTAAAAGACAAAGTAGAATATGAAGATGATCTTCCAGACGCTCCTACTACCTCTGGCCATGGCCTTGGTCCAGGAGAGGCAACGATTGAAGTTCCACCAACCGCTGTTGAAATCGCCGCAGGTCGTGACCCCTTTTATGAACCAACAACGAGCACCCGCTCATCGCGCACAGACTACATGCGTTGGACCCCTGGCCTAGAGCGCATGTTTGCACCCACCTATCCTACAACTGATTGGGTTGGTAAAGCTACGTAGCTAGGCTGGTGACAAATAAAGACAAATACAGATTTAATAAATAATACTTAAGTCTACTAGGCTTATGTATTATAGATTCATAGTTAGAATATTATAAAAAGATAATTATATAACACTTAATTAATATCTAAGCAACCCAAATAAAAAGAATACGATCATTCTCCCATCCAGTTGAATAACGAAAGATATGTTCAGGTTGAACAAGCAATGCTTTTGAAACCTTATGTGAAACTAGACTCAAAGCTTCTTCAAACCTTGATGCTGGAATTTCACGAAAAATATCTTCAATAATCAATAGACCACCTGGATTTACATATTCAATTGCATCTGCAATAAATAATAATTGATGATCTAATCTGTGTGAAGCGTCTTCAAGTAATATATCAAATTTATTTCCACCAATACACTCTTTCTGTAGAACTGCAGCAAGGCCAATTGAAGCATCTATTAGGTGACCCGTTACACCAGGAATATCCTGGATTTTTTCAATAGAAGTATCAACAATATCAAATCCATGAATATATGCATTAGGAAAATAATCTCTCCACATGCGTATAGAGGCACCATTTAGAACACCAATTTCACCAAATTTAAGCTTATTATTAAATTTATAAGGGGTAAGAAATGTATCATAGACTGCAGTATATGGATGACGATGTGTGAATATATTAAATGGTGATTTATCCGTCATATACTTCATAGCAAGATAACAAAGAGGTGTATACACATTTGTAGTATCTATAATCATCTCCTGTAGATAATTCTTAGTATTACGAAAAATACCACGCTCGACTGCATTAATTATAGCTGGCGTAGTATCTGTATATGCGGCAATTTTACAAGTATTTACTGTATTACTTGCAATGCTATCTTTAGTTGCATATATAAGGGTGTGCTCTTTGCCTGCGGAGTCATAGAATGTGTAATTTGTATTTTCTTTTGCATTTTTAAGTATTGACCAGAATTCTGGATGAACAAGAAGATTATCCTGGAATTTATAAAAAAATACACCTTCCATTTCATTTGAAATAACGGTATTTATTGCGAATTTTTCATAATCATCAGTATTAGAGAAACTAATAAGGGGATGAATATTCATTTGTTGAACATTTTCAGAGTTTGCAAAATTAAAGAAAATATGATGCACATAATTTAATAGTATGCTTCTATAGACGCCAAAATTTAATTTTGACGATGATGTAACATCAGTAAACAAAAAAACCTTATTTATTTTATCTGATAATACCTTAGTATGAAATTCTGATGGAACTATTCCACCATGTTCTTCAAGAGGAGATGACATTGTATATGATAATAGAATTTATGGTTTAAATACTATTATATATATACTATATGCCCATTTGGTTAGACTACCGTGAAAGAGGTCTACAAGCCTTACCCCTAGGAAAAACCTTACAACTTATAACTCCTCCTGTCGGCGATATATGGATCGGTGAATTAGATGGATCTGGTAACTTACTGGAAGGCGGTGTTATCTTAGAGCGCAAGAGTCTATCTGACCTAGAAGCAAGTGTCATAGACGGGCGTTATGAAGAGCAACGTGGTCGTCTTCTAGCCTATGCAAATGAACACAAGGTTGCAATCGGTTACGTAATTGAAGGGGAAACTGCAGAATTCCAGGGTCGGCGCTTCACTGGTAATTCTGTGCTAAAAATAATCGCCAGAATCCAATTTCACCATCGTATTCCTGTATTCCAGACGAAGTCGCTCGAGGCGACGCTAGCCTTAGCAGCTCTGATTGAAGCCGAATGGCTAAAGGATAAGGCGCACTATTCGTGGCAATCAAGTGCAGGGAATTTAGCTACTCCAGTTGCGGCATCTTATACTAAGTCAAATTCAAGGGACTCTCCAGATTCCTTTTTATTAGGGGTTCTAACCCAATGTCGCGGGGTCAGTGAAGCTCTTGGGCGCCTGATATTAGAGAAAGCCAAGACCCTAGAAGGTCTTATGGCTCTAGGAGAACCTGATATTGCCGCAATATCAGATTCAACTGGTAAACGTAAGGTGGGTAAGGCAGTAGCTGCAAGGCTTCATGGACTTCTTCATAGTCTTGCAGCGAATCCTTCAGTGTCATCATAATCATTAAGGTCATTATCATAATAGGATATCTCAGAAGGACGTTCCATATAACGACCATATATCCTAGAATCCCTGTATGCTGCTCTCTTCCTTGCTAAATCTATCAATTCCTGGGCAGAAAAACGATTGTTTTTTAATTTGCTATATGCTTCCTCAGATGTATCATCATCGTCGTAATCATAACTAAAATTTCGTTCATTTATTAAATTGTCATAATCAACTTCAATCGTATCATATGGTTTATCTCCGTCACTTTCAGATATTGATTTAATATTATTATCTCTATATTGCGAATCTAGGAATGAACTGTCTGCACCTGGATGTGTTATATATGAATTAGTTTTAGAATCAGTTGCCCAATCTGAATATACGGTAGTTGCTGGATTTTTTAATACATCAGTCTTCACTGTATCTTTATCAATGCTACCTTGGGTGAAATTAGGCTTTGCATCATATGCTCCTGCAGAATGGCATTCGGTTTTACCATTCTCTAAGGTGGTGCAAACAAGGCATTGTTTAGCAGTAGAATCAAATGTTGTTCCATTAGGACAATCCGCCTGGCTTGTAGGATTTACTTGTCCAACTGAATCGTGACAACAAGGCCTACCACTTACTTTACTGTGACCAAACCCGGAGCATGTTGGATCACATGGTGTTCTACCAGCAAGAGGATCGCTATCAAACCCATCAATAATGTAAAAAAATCTATACAAAAGAACTAATACACCTATTGCAAATAATGTGAATATACAATATTTCCACATACTACTTATATCTTCCATAATTCATCTAGAACATTTCCCAAAGAATCTTTCGCATCGGAAAATCTAACTGACTGCCTCGGCTTTGCATAAGGTGACGGGCGCTCCATTGTTTCTACAAATCCGGCCGGTGGTGTGTAATCAGCTGCACGCAGAGCAGGCCCAGCATTCGGCGTAGAAGTCGCAGCTTGTTGTAATGAAACCTGTGATGCCCCACGCCTCTTCTCAGGTCCTGCCATTTTTGGTGGCATCATGGATTGAACAATTGGATTTTTCTCCATTAAATATTGGCGTTCATGATGAGCCCAGGAAATCCAGAGTAAATTAGGATATGTATATCTAACATCATAGCCTTGTGTGCGTAGCTGAAATACAATATATACAATGCAATCTTTCAAATCAAGACCAGGAAGACCTAGAACAAATGCTGGAACATTAAAATACACAAATGTAGGTTGATTTGGAGCTGTAGCAGAATGAGCCACTTTCTGCAATGCTTGTTCAAGAATTTGGTTATACGCACGTTGCCGGGCCTGGTCTTTTTTTAGCCTTACGTCAAAAAGTGTATTAGCAGGCAGTTGGGGAACCCCTGACATTTCTATAGATGTATTAGCCTTTGAGGATACATAAACTCCGCTAATGAATTACTAAGAAACTATCTAAAAACTTAGTCAGAGTATAAAGTAATGAAAAAAATACCACCAAGATTTTTAGTAATAAGTGGTGGTGGTATTAAAGTTATATCAATTGTAGGAACATTAAAGGCATTAGAAGGTCAAGGGGTTTTGAAAAATATAAAAGAGATTTCAGGTGTAAGTGCAGGTGCGTGGCTAGCATTTATGCTTTCTGCAGGCTTATCAATTGAAACAATTGAGGCACTTGTTCTTGGATTTGAATTTAGCGTTATACGTAATTTAAAACCAGAAACATTTATAGGATTCCCTGAAACATTTGGCTTGGATGATGGAACAAATTTAATAAAATTTGTAGAATCTATTTTCAAGGTTGCTATAAAAATAGATCCTTCAGTGACATTTCGTGAATTTAATGAGCTGAAGAGATCGAATATACAATTCCGTTGTTGGGCAACTGATCTTAAAGAAGAGACAACATGTGAATTTTCTTTTAAAAAAACTCCAGATGTGAAAATTCTAGATGCCCTTCGTGCATCAATGGCTCTACCTCTTTATTTTACACCTGTCACACATCCTATATCTGGAAACCTTCTTACAGACGGAGGAATACAAGGAAACCTACCACTTCACTTATTATCAGAAAGTGAGCGTAGAAATTGCCTAGGTATTGGATTTGAATATAGTGATTCTTCAAAAAATAATCCATCAGATTTAATGGGATTCGTATCATCATTGTTTGCATGCTTAATACATTCGCGTCACGAGAATGTATTAAAAAAGTTAGAGTCATCAATTATAAGAATTCCAATACATGATACAGTATCATGGGATTTTGAGATTAGCCGGGAACAACGAACTAAATTATTAAAGAATGGGTATGATTCTGGATTAAAATGGCTTTCAAATAAATTACCAAAACCAATAATTATTAGACGGCATTCTGTCCAATGAATTTCTTGATTGCATCAACCGAACGATCACCTTGATATTCAACAAACTTTCCATCAACGGTTGACAGGATAAAAGTAGGAAATCCCTTTACATTTCGTGCTTCTAGTTCAGGAGCAGCTGATGAATCACCTTGTTCTAGCATACGAATCTTAGTCTTTTTTCCATTTAATTCAATCTGACCAGCCGCCGCAAAATTCTTGTAATCAGGTAAAATGGATTCACAGTGAGGACATCCATTCATATAATACATTGTAAAGACATTGGATTTCTGACCTAAATCGGAAAATGCATCCAAACGAACTCCACCAACTGATACTACAGTTGATATATAGGCGAGGATCGCTATTACAATACCCACAATAAGGATTAGTCGCATGTTAGCCATTTATCTAAAAGAGTAAAAGAAAACCTAAACATAAAGCGTTCAATTTATCTAGATGAGTTGGGTTTCAGGATTACGTTCCAATATTATTTATACTATTGCAAAGAGACCTCTAGATCCAAGGTGGTCTCAGCAGGATCTACAGATATTTCTTGGCCATTGTGCAAATGGACAAGCCCTAGGATGGGAAGAATCTCGGGCAGTTAATACAGCAGAGGCACTTGTTATTAGAACAAAAAATCACGGAATTTATTGGTCTAATAGTGAATTAAATAAAGATATGGATAAATTACTGAGTATCACGTGGAAACAACATGAGGCCCAGTAAGACAAAAAAGAAAAGAACAGTGTGAAAAAAGAATCCCATTGGTGTAGGGCATCCGCCGTTTGCAATTGCAAACATGGAGCCAAAGAGTGATTGTGTTAATTTAAATGTTTCTGGGCATCCTATTAAGAAAAATACAAGGGCACTGTAAAGCGAATATTTTGCCTTAAGGCCAAGAGATAAATAGCCGGATGACATTCAACTAATACTAATAGGTAAAAATGTTTTCAAATGATATCTAATAAGTAATTTATCAAGATGTGATGGAATGAACTTAGGAATATTTATTGTGTCATTATCACTAATATTAACTTTATTACAAGTGTTTTTTATGCACTTGTAATATCGGTATTCTCGATTAGTTGGTGTTTCCTTTTCAGATTGTCCAGGCAAGCCTGAAGCTATATCAAAATATGAAGACATTCTTATTACAGTATTATAGTATTCTGATTAGGTGGGCGCGAATTAAATTGGGAATATACATATAGTCTATATTACGCATAGCATCACGATAAAAAGGGAGAATTCTATTTATCATATCATCATTGCCATTATAAAGTGCATCAATTACTTCTGGTCTCATTAAAGCAATATATCCATCTGCTTCTTCTAAGGCATCTGTATCTACAGATTCATCAATAAAATTATATAAGGGTTCTAATAATTGAAGTAATGGAGACTTTTCGGGCGATGGTAGAACTTGTTTAATTTCATCTTCTAAATTATTATATTCTTTAATAAGATCTTCCCATGCAAATTGTTCGGCTAATAAAGAAAAAAATCCTTGTTCATCAAGGTGTTTCTTAAAACCACCTCCCCTCCCAGGATATTTTTTTCCCTTTATTCCAAGGGCACTATAACCTTTTGTTACTGGATCATAGATATTACTACTTCCTTCTTCTGGAATAAGGTTCCATGCTGAAGACTTCCCTTTATATTGTTGTGTTGTTTGTGATGGAGGGATTCCTACTGCAGTGCTTCCAGTAGGTGCTGCAGTGCTTCCAGTAGGTGCTGCAGTGCTTCCAGTAGGTGCTGCAGTGCTTCCAGTAGGTGCTGCAGTGCTTCCAGTCGCTTCATCACCTGATATTTTTTTCTGGCCACGAAGTGGCGGTAAACCTTTTTCTATTCGTTGAGCCTTTGCCTCTTCAGCAGCCTTTTGGTATACTGTAGCCATTGTATCTTCAGCAGCCTTTACACCTTCAACAGGCTTTACACCTTCAGCACCTTCAGCAGCCTTTACACCTTCAACAGGCTTTACACCTTCAGCACCTTCAGCAGCCTTTACACCTTCAACAGGCTTTACACCTTCAGCAGCTTCAGCAGCCTTTACACCTTCAGCAGCTTCAGCAGCCTTTACACCTTCAGCAGCTTCAGCAGCCTTTACACCTTCATCGACCTTTGTATCTTTAGCTGTTACTGATTCTGTAACTGATATATCCTCGCCTTCCAATAATGTATTATCCGATGTATATATTTTTGGAAATAATTTCTTTAAAATATTATATAATAATTTTACACTATGACCAGTTCCACTAATACCATCTTTATTAGGAATTTCATCTATACTTTTAATTTTAGAGACTTCATTTTGTAAATCATCAATATAATGTTTACCATTCAAGTCCTTAAATTCTCTAACAAGTGTATCTATTTCAAGGGGATCACTATTAGGATTTTTTGCATGTTTGAGTAAAAGATGAAAAAACTTAGGCAGAATAGAAAAATATAAATCATTTAATTTGTTATTTTTATCGTGGGCATCAATATCACTATCGGTTATAAAATTTATTGGATTTCCTTCTCTCAATAATTTCAGATAACGTTCAATTTGTTCACGTAAATTTATTTTTACATTATATGTATCTGGTCCTTGGTCGCGCCCTTTGACTGGTCCTGGCGATGTAGTTTCAATGAGTTTATTAGTAAATTCCAGGTAATTAGTAAATGCACGTATTAATGTGTCTCTGTCGTCTTTTAGCTTTGGAATTTTATAGACTCCCTTTTTTGGTTCGGAAATAGTTGCGCTGTTAAAAACTGGATTCGATGTTCGCCAGTATTTTAACATTGCCTTTTTAATAGTTTCATCAGATGTAAACCGTTTAATAAATTCATCAATTCCACGAATGGTTAATGCACCAATTACACTTGTAGAATCGTGTATGTCAAGATTATATACATTTGATGTATTATAATCCTCTGGAGTATAACCGAAACTGACATAATTTAATACATTATTGCTTGAATACACTGATGGTTTTGAAAAAAATGAACTAAGTGCTTGTGTAACTTGAGGGGCTTGAGGGGCTTGAGGGGCTTGAGGGGCTTGAGGGGCTTGAGGGGCTTGAGGGGC